GATCTTCTGACTATAGCTGAGCGCCTCGAGCGCATCGTGAGTCTCAAGGGAACCCTCGGCTACGACTCAGCCGACGTCGTCGAGCTGGTCTCTGAGTACGCGAAGATGCTTCGTGAGCAGGCCGACGAGATTGAACGAAACTTTGTGCTGGATCAAGGAGTGCAAGATGGCTGACGACGTCTACACCGAAGATGAGATCATGGAGAACTACTTGAAGTATAGTTCGTCCAGCTACACGAAGAGACAGCGCATCAGGGACTACATGGACGTGCTGCACACAGAGATCTTACTCCTTCGCAGCCGCATCCAGCCCGAAGACACAGGTCACCTGCACACGACGGTCAACGTTCTTTGGGACAGGCTGTCTGAACTTGAGAAGATGTATGACCAAACGCCAGCCGAAGACTGAGATGATCCGACGAGTTCGCTACGTCTTTGGTGAGCTTCCGGCCCGATACGAGATGAAAGCCTACGCAAAGAAGTACGGCTTCATCATGGTGTCGGGTCCGACGCTCGTTACCGAAGGCCGGTGGGAGGGCATGTACAAGTATGAGTTCGACGAACCTAGACAAAGATGAAGACTTTGTTCGCGCGTTTTGGGACTGGTTCGACTCATTAAATAAAGAGGAGAAGAATCGGTTCTGGTACTACACCGCCGACATGTCGAAGATCTACTTTTATAATAAACATTATGCCAAAGTACGCGCGAATAAACTTGAGAGAGACACAGTACGAACGCCTGAATTCGGGCTGGAAGTTTCTCGGTAACATCGACACCAAGCTTCTAGATGAGATCTACGTAAAGTACTGTCGGTACAAGAAGTTCGAGAGCGTCATGCCGATCTTCTACGGTGAGTACAGCGACCTTCACAGCGACGTGATTGGGTACTACGACGAAGATCGCCTCATCGCCTTCAGCCTAATTAAAATACACGACCACGAGAACGTCGAGTGCGTTCAGTTCGCTTGGGACTATGAGAACCCTAAGCTTCGACTCGGCATCGAGAGCTTGAAGCACGAGTGCGCCTTGTACAGGGACAAAGGATTCAAGTACATGTACCTCGGCGAGGCCGATGAGTACAAGAGCCACATACAAGGCTATGAAGAGTTGGGACCGATATAATGGACATCTATCACGTATGGGCCAACAAAGCCGGAGAGATCTCCGATGACAAGTGGGTCGCAAGGATGCGATCGTTCCTCGATCACTTGGTCGAGGAGGGAAAGATGGTGTCTTATCGCATCACTCGATGTAAGATGGGCTTCCGCAGCTTAGACATTCCTGAGTGGCACATCATGATGGAGTTCACCGACATGGCGCAGATGGACAACGCTTTCAAGCGCGTCGCGAAGCGCGAAGGTGATCTCGAGAGGAAGCATGTTTCATTCAACCAGTTCGTAGGAGATGACATCCAACACGCCCTTTACAGGGACTGGCCGGATGAGGTCACGTAGCTCAGCAGGATAGAGCGGCGGTTTCCTAAACCGTAGGTCGGATGTTCGAGTCATCCCGTGATCGCCAAGCTGCCTTAGCTCAGTGGTAGAGCACTTCATTGGTAATGAAGAGGTCGACAGTTCAATCCTGTCAGGCAGCACCATTAAATACTCCGAACAAGGAGTGACTGCCATAGATATTGTACCTCAGACGTACAATATGGAATGGTCTCAATGCTACTGGCGAATGCACTACTTTTACCATGACGTTAAAGAGTATCATTGGACCCAGTGGGACGTTAAAGCTGACTACAGTCAGCAATCCGGAAAGAACGCTTGGGTCGAAGCCGTGAACAAGGGCGACCCAACGATACGCATACGCATGACCTGCCAAAATGGTAAGTACATCATACTAGATACGCGGGGTTAAATAGACGATCGACAACAGGGAGGATCCCATGAGATACCTTATACCCTTAGTAGCATTGATCTTAACGACGCCGGCCTTTGCGCAGCAACCCTGCGGAGACGCAAGCAAAGTACACAAGATGTTGTCTGAAGAATACGGCGAGAAGCCTCTGGCTGAGTTAGACGACAGCTTTGGAAGACACCTCGTGATATACGTAAGCCCGACTACGCTATCGTGGACCGTCGTTCATCTTGATAAAGAGAAGAAGATTAGCTGCGGTATTTCGGCTGGAACAAACTTCAAGCCCGCTAACCTTAAAGAATTCTTCGGTGATCCGAGCTGATGAAAAACATCTCACCCTCGTATGCTACAGAAGCGGCTACGGGGGTGATTTCCTATGCGCACTTATAGACGAAGCTCTAGGTAACTCAAGCTTTCAACTGAGGGACGGAAACAATCGCTACTGGTTCGACAACTACGTATTCTCCTCCTGCAGCAATCAGATAAAAAGCCTTCACCACATCTTCTCGTACTACTATGGCCAAGACAGCGTACAGGTCATAGATCAGTTGCTCGGCAAAGCCGAATGGGTCGACGAGATAAAAATGATCTACGACATGTGTTACGATGATAATGAACAGTTCTTCATTGATAACATAATCTATCACATAGCGTCGGGTTTGAGGTTACCCTATAAGTACAACGTTGGAAACCTACACTACATGGGTGAGTTTCCAGCTTTCGACGTAAGTAAGATACACCGGCCGATGAGCATCGTGACACTGAAGACTGAAAGCGACTTATACTTTCAATACTTCCACTCGTTCTCACAGATAAAGACCAACTTCAAAGTCCTCAAGCGCGCTCGAGTGATGAAGAAAGAAATCTTTGACTGTGAACCCATATCGAATTCTAAGATAGTCGACGCCGGCAAGCTCTTCTTTGAAGACTCGCTTGACGACACTATATCCGACACATTGTCTGAGATCGTTGGACGCGAGATAGAGATAAACATCGATGAGCTGAAGAGATACAGAAAAGATAATATACAAGTGCTCGCGAGATACTTTGGTGATGACTTTAGGACATTAGACGCCGTTTCTTTCAGGGAAAGAAAGCTCGAGCTTTTCAAAAGAGTAGCTGAGGGCCAAGAGCTTCAATGAAAAACAGACTAATCTTTGTTACTTATAAAGGCGGTAACTGCGGTGACTTCTTCTGTTCTCTCTTAGATCGAGCTTTCGGGAACGAAGATCCATCGTACCAAGACGAAACTAATCGCTGCGTATTTAAGAATCCCGCGTTCATCGATCATAGGGTCAAAGGTCTCGAAGAAATATTCAGGCGATACAATAAGCACGAATATATACTCGCGGTTGATCAGATGAAGAACAGGGACTGGCTCAACTATCTCGAGTGGACTAAGCAGGTATACGACTACTGCTATGATCCGGATAGAAATGAGTTCATAAGAAACGTTGTCGACTACATCGCGTCGAACATCGTCGTCGCTAATAAAAACACGGTCGCAAGCATTCACTACTACGACTATTTTGAGGGATTCAATCTTACAGACGTTTATCAACCTTCGGTCACCCTGCAGCTGATGACTGAAGATCCTTTGTGCCACAACTACTTCTTCTTTCTCGCTCGATACAAGCAAAGGTTTCATCTGATTAGAAACGCTCCTGATTGGTACACATTTATAGATGAACCTGCTATGGTCAAGCAGCTTCCCGGCCCAGTTACCCGCATCGACTCCGGAAGATTGTTCTTTGGAACAGGGTATGAAGATGAGCTCGACGCGACGCTTTCCAAAGCACTCGACATGGAAGTGAAAGTGGACAGGGACTACCTCAATCGCTACCGTGAAGGAAACGACAGGGTGTTGAGAAATTTCTTTGGCGAAGATTACAGAAGTATGTCTGCGGATGAGTTTAGAAAAGAGCGAAAGCGCTTATTCGCTAAGATTAGAGAGGAACTAGTCGTTGCAGTATGAAGACTTGACCGAGGAGCACCTAGGAACGAAGCGACACAGGCCGATGTACGTCTCTGAGTTCGTCAAGCTTCGCAGCTCTCTGTCGATGAAGGATTATCCACAGGACTTCAACGACTACACGCAGCTATTCTTAAGGGAGATCGACGAATGGATAAGATCACACCGATTCGTAGGGTACTATGGACTCGAGCATTTCCCAAGAAAAGACGTGATCCTTGGGACGACACACCAGCTCGACGAGATTCACTGGGCCCACAGGGGAAAGATCGCCGTGATGAACGGCGAGTACAAGTACCACCGAAGACTGACTGACTATAAAGTCAAACAAATCAATCACCACAGCGAACTCTTCGAAGGTGACGTATTCGTGGTGTCGATGCCGAGCTGCATAACAACGAACGGTCACGAAGGATTCGAAGACCTGTTGGATCACTGCCTCGCGAAGAAGATTCCCGTGCACATCGACGGCGCTTGGTTTGGTCAGTGCAGGAACTTTGAGCTCGACGTTTCACACCCAGCTATCCAATCAGTCAGCGTCAGTCTGTCAAAGGCGCTCGGCATGGGTAGCAACAGGATAGGGATACGGTACACTCGAGAGAAGGTGAACGGACCCATCGCCATTATGAACGACTTTGGATACGTCAACGTATCCGACATGTGGCTCGGTGTCGAAAGCATGCGGCGTTTTGGAACTGACTTCTGGTGGAGCAACTTCTCCGGTCACTATAAAAAAGTATGCAGCGACTTCAACCTTGAGGAGACCGACAGCATCCATCTTGCCAAGCGTGGCGGTAAATACTTCGGCATCCGAACACCGCTGAGAATGTTGATCGACGGAACGTTCGACGTCCGCGGCACAGATGCCGGTCTCAATGATATTGAAAAGAATGAAAGAAATGATTGAATTTGGAAGCTTCGACTTTGACTTAGACTTGAAACCGTTTCAAGATGAAGCGGAACAAGCTCTCAACGGTCCGAGCGCGAAAGTCACGGGATCAAAGGGACTCAATAAGTTCTACAACGTCGAGGGTGAAAGCAGGCGAAAACTTATAGAATACTTCGATGATCACTTTCTTAAAAAGCTGATATGGCACGTTGAGTACTTCAACTCAGGTGAACCCGCCGGCCTACACACCGACGGTGCTGTCTACAACGAGGGATGTAAGACTGTCGTCGGCGTCATAATTCCTCTCGCTTACAACACGTCTAAAGTCCCTTACACCGTCACATATGATCGCGTTCAGACTGAGTACAGGAAGCTCATGTTTAAGAACGGGGATATGAAGTATCTCGACACTGGCGAAGTCGTGAACTACCGCGATAAGTTTGAGTACGACCCATTAAGTCTAAAGCACAACCCAAAAGGTACACTCTACTATAAGCAGTATGCCGACCTCAAGGTCCATGAAGAATATGAGTGGAAGATCGGCACCATGCTTGTGTTTGATACTCAGCGCTGGCACAGCTCGTCTTGGTTCTTATCTACACCTGACCTTCCCAGCCAACTAGGTGAATTCAAAAGATCAATAATCGCGTTCGGCGACATCAAAGAATGACGACCGTTTTAGTCAACTATACCGGAGGATACTGTGGAAGCTTTTTCTGTGGGTTGATAGCACAGAACCTTGACGTCGGTCACAGATGGCTAAACGACGAAAGAAAGAACATATTCTACTTCCTAAGCGATGAGATCGACACGAAATACATCAAGATATTTGGTAAGCTTTTTGAAATAAGACGTGGGACTCTTAAGAAAGAAGACTTAAAGTACATCGCCGATAACAACCTCGACGACTACTACGCTCACGCCTTTCACCTCTATAAAATCGTGCACGATGAAGACGACCGCGAATTTATACAAAACATTAAGTCTCACTACCGTGAATTAATGAACGAGAAGAAGAACGAGTTTTTTATAACAACGATTCACTACGGCTATCAATATAAAGATCTCACCCTTCAAGACATCTTTGACAAAGCAGTGGTCTTACATATTGTGACCAAGAGTAAGAAGTACGCTCGATATTTTCACCTTCTGTTTCATTATAAAACGAAAGACGACGAAGCTGATAAAGTTCTACAGTCGAAAACTTTATCAGCCGATGAAATTTATAGCGACTTTATTGATCCATCTATGCCAAAGATATTTGATGAAAGCTCGATACCCGTAGATATGGGAAGAATCATATTTGAACGGGATGAAGATCACTTAGAGGAGATAGAAGCAGAGCTTACACGCCGGATTGGAAAAGTCATAAAGATAGATAGGATGAGGTTGAATGAATACGCCGATAAGAATGTTAAGATCTTAAAAAGCATCTTAGGTGAAGACTTCATGAATCAAAGCGAATCTGAACAAATTGAAAAGTCGCTTCAATACATCGAGAGAGAAGTTCGTGCCAAGCAATAGCGATAAAGTGTTGGTAGTAGTTAGCTATTATGGAGGGTACGGAGGAAATTTCTTTGCAGATATTCTTAGAAAAAGCATTACACAGAATCAACAAGATATAGTCTCCGTAAATGATAAGAATGAATACGCTTTTCAAACCGACGTTCTTGGATCTGAAAGAAACGCGATCGACGCTATAATGAAAGCCTATGATAAAGGATTTGAGACTTTATTCGATGTACATTTTTATGAGAAAATAGAAAATAAAAAATATAAGTGGGGTGATACTTTAAAAAAAATCTTTATTGATGTGTATGACAACGATAGATCTGTCTTCTGCAGCAATTTAACTGCTTACTTAAAAAAAAGACTTAGACTTAAAGATGGATTTAACGTTATCAATGCGCACTATTCAAAAAATTATGGTGGATTTAGTATACACGACATAAGCGATAAAGTTATATTTTTTCTTTTAAGCGCAGAAGATCATAGACATTGTGTACTTTTTGATATGTTACTAGATATTAAACATAATCATTTTATCTACCCTGAATTTATTAAAAGATTTTTAATGAATCTTAAAGATGTGCCCGATAAAGTAAAGCCGTTCGATTCCTGTCACCTCGTAGAAGTAGGAAAGTTGTTTCTACAGACTAAAGATAACGGCATAGATGAAGTGGAGAGGGTTTTATCGGAAGGGCTTGGAGTAAAAATAAGCCTTGACAAACGTTTGATTGAAGATTATAGTAAGTCAAATATAAAGCTTTTGAATGAGTTCTTAAGCATAGACGTTGAAGAAGCCAATTATAAAGACGTCTTAAGAGCCACCGAAAAGAAGCTAAAATCCCTACTATAAATAATCTACCTCGTCTTCTCTTGACGGGAGAAATGCGCCGCTGATGAAGCCGCGCATCAATGCTAAGGAGAAAAAATGAAGAAACTAATAGTGGCTCTGGCGACAGGGCTAAGTATTATCGTTTCTGCATCAACCACACAGGCGCAAGACACCGATAAGATACAAACGCTGATACAGAAATACGCCGCAGAATACAACGTTCCAATACACTTTGCAGACTCGATTATCTTTATAGAATCAAGATACAACCCAACGGTCAGAGGACAGAAGGGTGAGTATGGCTTAGGGCAGATACTCTGCTCAACCGCCAAGGGTCTTGGTCTAAAGAAAAAATGTGACTCATTGAAAGACCCTGAAGTAAACCTACAGTACACCATGATGTACTTGAGATGGGCGCTCGATGAGTCAAACAATGACCTGTGCCACGCCGCCGCGATTTACAGCAGCGGAAGCACCTATAAACCTAAGAAGCCTACACCATACTGTAGGTTGGTCATGGCACGGATGAATTGATGATTAAATTCAAAGAAGCGTTTGAAGCCACCGGTACGACCAAGAAGAATCACGGCTACCATGACTTCTACGCTCAAATGCTTGACGGGGTAGACATCGACTCAGTGCTTGAGATCGGTGTCTACCTCGGACAATCACTTAAAGCTTGGCGAATGATATGGCCTGAGGCCGTGATCGAAGCGGTCGACTACGACATGCGCTACAAAGATTCTATAGCCAAAGAATTCAACATCTACAACTTTGACTCGCGAAACGCCCGTTACGCGGACGTCAACATAGTTAGAAACTACGACCTCGTCATCGATGACGGCCTTCACCACTGGGCAGCACAGATAGAAACCTTCAACAGCTTCAGGAGGTTCACCAAGAAGTTCTACATCATCGAGGACATCATCGGTGAGTACTCAGAGAAGAAGCTTCTTGAGAATCTTCCAAAAGACGTTTTAGAACGCGCTACTTGGTTTGAAGCATACGGTCCGACAAGAACATTTAGACACGGTAAACACGTTGAAGAACACGCCCAGTACAGGGTATTGTTTATAGATTTTAGGAACTAACATGAGACTCACCGCCGCACTATTCTTACTGATGACCGGCTGCACCTTCGCGGCCGATCAAGCACCGCCTAAAAAAGTTGAGAGCTGCGCGGCCGAGATACCCTACGGCATGCCGAGCGTTCAAAAAGATCACACCGTGATCTGTCGCTCGGGCTACATACTCTCGCACGATCCCGAAGCAAAGATCCCAGCTTGGGTCGCATGGACTCTCGTGCAGCAAGACTCACTCAGCTGCCTTCCGCGAAACGACGCTTTCGCGACCGATCAGTCTCTACCCGAAGGCAAGCGCGCGACTCCTCAAGACTACGCCGGATCCGGATACGATCAGGGTCACTTGGCGCCCAACGCGGAGATGTCATACGATCCGCAGGTAGCGCGTGAATCGTTCCTCATGTCGAACATGTCTCCTCAGCTTCCTCAAGTGAACAGGGGAACATGGAAGACTCTTGAGTCCACCGAGCGCTCGTTCGTCTACAACACAGGTCACTCCGTGACGATCTACGCCGGCAACATCTACACGAAAGATTCGAAGACGATCGGTAAGAACAAAGTAGTGGTTCCCGATCAACTCTTCAAGATCATCATCGACGACACCGAAAAAGTGTCCTACGCGTTCATCTTTCCAAACGTAGTCAACATCGATCAAGACTATAATAAATACCAAGTCACGGTGGCCGAAGTCGAAAAAGCCACCTCAACAATCTTTCCAATACCCGACGACAAATCTAAAAAGAAGCCACTTCCAATCGTCGATCTAAACAAGATCGTCGTCGATAAGAAAGCGAAGTGCAAATAATGTTTTACATCTATCCGGAGAAAGAGAACAAAATGAACAACAGCACCTGGGGTTACCACCTTCTTCTCGACTGCACGGCTGGCGACAAAGAACTCATCGGATCCAAGCAAAACATTCGTGAATTCATCACCGAATTAGTTTGGGCAATCGACATGATCGCTTTCGGCGATCCATGGATCGAGAGGTTCGCCACCCACTCAGAGGACAAAGCAGGCATCAGCTTCTGCCAGATGATCGAGACCTCGAACATCACCGGTCACTTCTGTGATCGCGACGGCAACTTTTATATTGACATCTTCAGCTGCAAGCCGTATAATACAGATACGGTGATTGAATTGGTCAACAACTACTTCAAGCCCACGAAGATCCGTCAGCACTACATCTCTCGCGACGCCTGATTATAGAAAGATTCGTTATGAGCATTCCAGTGAATTATGGTCCAATGACCGAGATACAGATGCAGCCGGACGAAGTCCAGTACATCACCGGCTGCATCAAGAACATGCCCTCAGACGGGCTCATGGTCGAGTGGGGTTCCGGCGGTTCGTCGGTCAAGTGGCTCGAGACGATGACGGGCGATCAGAAGCTTGTGTCGATCGAACACAACCCAGCTTGGCACATGAAAGTCAGCGAATACATCAACACTCGCCCAGAACTAAACGCGAGATTCACGTATATGTTTAAGCCTGAGCTCTACGGCTACGAACATGGGTATGCACAAGTGATTGAAGAACACCCCTTCGGTCTCGACGAATACATGTGGCCTGCACACCCGCGCATCAAACTGTCAGAAGCAAGCATCTACTTGGTCGACGGTATCGCCCGAGCCACGACATCGCTTCTCGTGAAGATGCTTTCGTCGAAAGAAGATCCGGTGATCTTCATCCACGACTACTACGGTGGACGCGAGAACTGGTACGGTTGGGCCTCAAAGCACTTCTTCCGCGTTGAGAAGGTCGGACACACGCTCGCGAGACTCTACAAATGAAGGTGAACATCGGACGCTATCCTAAGACTCAGAGCAAGAAGCGCATGATCAAAGTGCAGATTGATCCATGGGACACATGGTCGATGGACTACACCCTTGCGCTCATCGTTCACCCGATGCTCGTTCAACTTCAGGATACGAAGCACGGGTCTCCTTTCGTAGACGACGAAGACGTTCCTGAAGAATTGAAGTCGACCTCAGCGCCTGCAAAAGAAAATGAGCACGACACAGACGACAACCACCATAAGAGGTGGGAATGGATTCTAGACGAGATGATATGGACGTTCGCCCAGCACATCGACGACGATGCAGACGCTCAGTTCCATTCTGGTAATAGTGACATTCGCTTCGAGAAAATTAAGACGCCAGACGGCATCGTGGCTTATGAAATGAAAGAGGGTCCAAACCACACTCACGTATTCGACAAGGAAGGCTGGGATAAGTGGAATGAAAGAAAACAAAATGGATTCAGGCTCTTCGGCAAATACTACCAAGCGCTCTGGGACTAACCACAACTACTCCGTCGACGTACTAAAGAAGACGCTCTTTCAAGACGAGCTCGCTCTGGCGATTTCGAGAAGCGAGCGCGATGAAGTAGTGTTCTACTTGACTAAAAGAATAAGAGAATTGACTGAATCTACGAGTCGATGAACTCGTGATGGTCTAAGTAGAACTGACCGACTAAGCTCTTGTCCTTCGGCATCATCGGGTCGTCGGGCCCATCCCACCTTGTCGACTTCTTAACCATGAAGTGGATGTTCTTTGAATGCGCGAGATCACGGGCCTTTTCTATATCTTGTTCATTGAACGAGAATGGAATGTACTGCCACCGAACTCTAACGTCGAATTCCTTCGAGCCCATCTCGAGAATCTCGATGACTTGCTCGAAGTCGCTCTCCGTAAAGTTGACCCGATAACCCCCAGCGCTACCATAGTATCCATCAACGGCGAAGCTTACTTGGTCGTCAATATCGAGCATTGTGAAGAGTTCGCGAAAGAATTCTTTAGATTTACCGGATCCATTGGTAGAGATCCAGACGCTTTTCCCAGCACCTTTGAGACGCTTGACTACCTCGAGAAAATTGGGGTGGTATATCGGGTCACCGTAAGAACCGGAGAGGATGATCTTGTCGAAGGAAGAATTGCAGTAGAAGTCGACGAGCTCCATAGTCATGTCGACGTTCGCGAGCTTCTCCTTCTTCTTCATGATCGTGCGCTCACACTTAGGGCATTCGAGGCGGCATCTAGTGGTAAGCTCGAGGGCGGCGGTCTTAACCATACTCGACCTCCTGTCCATTAGTTATCATGAACGGGTTGTCTTTGCCCGCGTCGACGACCTGCTTCGAGCACTTAAGCTTACAGAACTTTGGTGCTTCCGACGCGCCCGACTCTATGTCGCCGATCCACTTCAAGAAAGCTGGGTGTTTATGAAACTTTCCGATGTCGGACACAGACTTTATCTTAAAGTCTTCGCCCGAGAAGATCAACTCGTTGAACCTAGAGTCGTACTGGGGAACGTTGCAGCAGGGAACCCAGTGACCGGTCGCGGTGATCTGGTGCTCCTCGTCAGTCTTGCATTTTGGAATGATTTGTGTGTTTCGCATAATAACCATTGACATTTGCCACTGAACTATATATATTTAGACTATGGAGGTAGACCATGGCATACGTAACGACGACTATAGACGTAGAAGTGTATCTCGAAGAGTTCCACGACGACGATCTCATCGATGAGGTCAAAAGCCGCGGGTACGAGGTATACAATAAAGGTGAGGTGATAAAGGCGAGAGACGCCGACACAAAGTTCTATGATAAATCGATCAGCGACCTCTACAGCACTTACACAACATGCTCACCTGAGTTCTTTGACAAAGAGCTAAAGAAGTTCTTCCGCGAACACTTAGACGTGGTCCCATAGATCAACCGGATAGATTATCCGCCTTCTAAGCGGAGTGTTGCAGGTTCGAGTCCTGCTGGGATCGCCATTTGCCCGCGTAGGCCAACAGGTTAGAGTCATCGTGCTTAAACCACGTACAGTGTGGGTTCGAATCCCACCGCGGGTACCATTTGGAGAAGTGAATGAGAGCCAACATAGTAGCATACACAAAGTCTGACAGCGCGACGCTGGATGAGTTTATCGCATACGTCGCGAGGGTGTCAAACCCATCTAACCAGCACAACACCCAGACTTCAGCGAAGCTGATTAAATACCTGATCGATCACAAGCACTGGTCACCGTTCGAGATGGCACACATCACGATGGAGATAAACACTACCCGTGATATCGCGCGTCAAATCCTCAGGCACAGGTCGTTCTCGTTTCAAGAGTTCTCGCAAAGATACGCCGATCCCACCGAAGACCTCGGCTTCGAAACCAGAGAAGCGCGTCTCCAAGATACACGAAATCGCCAGAACTCAATACACACGGACGATGAATCTCTACAACTTCAGTGGCGGCTCATGCAGTCCGACGTCATCTCACGATGCGCAGACGTATACGACTGGGCGATTGAAAGTGGAATCGCTAAAGAACAAGCTCGATCCGTTCTTCCCGAGGGTCTCACAAAATCTCGGTTATATATGGCTGGCTCTCTGCGTTCTTGGATTCATTATTGCCAGCTTAGAATGAGTATAGAAACCCAGAAGGAACACCGCGAGGTGGCAACCGACTGTTGGTATGAATTGATTCGCATCTGTCCATCACTCAAGGAATTAGATTTAATCAAGCCATGATCACGTTTAAGAACACGAAGCTCGTTGATAAGCAGTCGGTTAAGTACTGTAGGTCTTTAGCCGAATACACCATGAATAAGTTCTTTACAAAGCAGAAGCAGTCGAGGATGAAGATCAACGTGAGCTTCGTCAAAGGACTGTACGAGAAAGAACAAAGCTACGCAGACTGCGTCTGGGAAGACGAGCACCGCTTTGGAAACGAATTCTCTATCCGGCTCGATCCGGATCAAAAAATTAACCTTCTGTTAAATAGCATTGCCCACGAGTTGGTACACGTTAAGCAGTGGGCTAAAGGCGAGTACTACGAGCTGGTACACGAGCCTAAGGTATATAAGTTCAACGGAAAGAAAGTCGACACAGGTAAAGTCGACTATTGGGATACGCCGTGGGAGATCGAAGCCCACGGTCGTGCAATCGGGTTGGTCGTACAGTGGAAGAGGGACAATAAGATTCCCGCTTCCAATCTTATCGTTGAAGACTGACCCACAACTAGGAGTAAAACATGAAGAAGTTCATCATCGTCGCGGCTATGTTCGCGACAACTGCTGCGTTCGCAACGGACCTTCCTAACAAGAACAAAGCACCCGCTGCGCCTGCAGCTAAAGTAAGCGCCGACAGCTTGACGGTAACTTACGGTCAAGACCTCGGTACAAACTTCGGTGCAAAGGTCGACGACGCATACGGTGTTTCGTATAAGCACAGCCTCGGCGCAGGCTTCAGCGTAGGTGCCGCGGCATCGACGACTCAAGCACCGGGTTCACAACTCAACCAGAACCTTGAAGCCCAAGCCGGCTACGCTCTCCCTGCAATCGCGGGTGTTACGCTTTCCGGTAAAGCCGGTGTTGGTCAGCGCTTCAGCACGACTAACTTCCCGTACTACGCTTTGTACGGCAACGCCGACTATAAGCTTGGTCCGATCACCATCAACGCCGTTCAATATCGCTACCGCTCGGCTATCGACTCCGCTGCCAACGGCTACCAGAGTCATCAGATCGGTACAGGCGTCACGTATGACATCAACGAGACTTACGCCGTTTCCGCTAAGGTTACTCGCTCGTATGACACATCTTTCAATGCAACCGGCGACGCGGTCACCGGCGGCTTGACGATTAAGTTCTAAGTGAAGCCCCTTTGCTACGCACCATTCATCGGTCTGTACGCATCAAATAAAGATGGGTATGCACCTTGCTGCGTATCAAAAAAGTTCGACAGCGCCGGACCGGAGCAATTCTGGTCCGGCGAAGTCATGTCTAGGATAAGAAAATCCCTGCTGCTCGGAGAGTTTCCGAACAGCTGCAAGCTATGCGCCAGTAAAGTCGCTAACGGTTTAAGAAGCGACGTAGACTTCTGGGCGCATGAGTATAAACTCGCGGGTGAGCCTGACATATCTTATCCAACGAAGCCCATCATACTCGACTACCGACCATCCAACCAGTGCAACCTCAAGTGTAGGATGTGTGGATCGGCTGCGTCGAGCTCGATTGAGAATGAAGTCAAAGCCAACCCTGAGCTTGCTAAGTGGTATGGCACGCCTCGGTCTGAACTCAACATCAGCGATAAGATGATCGAGTACGTACATTCTCTCGATCTTCTAAAGGTGAAGATCTTAGGAGGCGAGCCGTCGATCGATCCAGGTGTCTGGGACTTTATGTCGGCGATGGCGAATCAAAAGCGCAAGCCGACTCTCAAGATCACCACGAACGGCACGAGCATGAACCCAAAGTTCATAGAGCTTCTTAGTAAGTTCGATAAACTTGAAGTGACGTTCAGTGTCGACGCGATCGGTGAAACATACGACTACATAAGGACAAACGCACGCTGGAAGAACACGGAACGAAACATACTTCAATTCATGTCAACCAGTAGCTGCTCGCTGTTCTTCAACGTTGTGTTGACACCGTTCAACATCTTTTCTTTGAATCCATTGATCGATTGGTTCTACGATCTTTGGTTCAGAGGATATAAATTCGGTGTAAACTTCAGCGACTCGGATGACGACATCACCGGTCTTTCGGCGATCTTGATTGTGCACGTCGACGATGCCATCAACGCCTTAAATATAAACAAGCTTCGGGCCATAGGATCGCTCGAACTCATAAGCATCCTTGAGAAGTCTGAATTCGATGAGTCCGCCCATGAATCTTTCAAGCGATTCGCGACCGCTCTCGATAGAGTTAGAAAAACAAGATTGACAGATCTAGATTATAGGTTCCATGAGTATATTGAAGAAGCTCCCGTCTGATACTTTCTGCATCCTTCCATGGATACACTTGAGCACTCGACCCGACGGCTCGATGAGAGTATGCTGCACTGCAAACGCGTCGTCGGTGGGTCCTACGAACGATAAAGTTTACGGTGGGCAAGTGGGAATCCTTAAGACCGAAGACGGTAAGCCCAACAACTTAAACGTCTCCGACTTCTTGTCTAGCTGGAACTCCAGCTACATGAAGAACGTACGCCTGCAGATGCTTGATGGTGAGAAGCCTCCATCGTGCTTGAAGTGCTTCAAGGAAGAAGCGGCCGGCTACGTAAGCAAGCGCAAGTGGGAGACCGAGTATTGGTCAAAGCGCGTCGACATCGAGCGACTCATCGACAACACAGAGTGGGACGGATCGGTTCCTCCCGAGCTGGTGTACATCGACCTTCGCTTCGGAACTAAGTGTCAACTGGCATGCGTCATGTGCAGCCCGCACGACAGCTCGGGTTGGATCAAAGATCACCAAGCAATGTTTCCACAGGTGAAGAACCCCGCCCTCAAGCAGAACATGACGTGGAACAACAAGGGATCATTCAATGGATCATCCTACAACTGGCACAAGAACAATCCAAAGTTCTGGGATCAATTCTACGAGCAGATACCAAACATGCAGCAGATCTACTTCGCTGGAGGTGAGAGCACCATCATCGAGGAACACTATGATATATTGGAGAAGTGCATCGAGCTCGGTCACGCCAAAAATCTCGAGATCAGATATAACTCGAACGCCGTTGAGTGGAGAGAAGATCTATTTGATCTATGGAGACAATTCAAGCTCGTACGGTTTCACTACTCGGTGGATGACATCTTTGCGAGAAATGAGTACATCCGCTATCCGTCAAAGTGGGAGCGCACTCAAGAAGTTTTTCACATTCTTGACACGCAGACGCCCGACAACACCGAGGTGACGATCGCCTGCTCCGTACAGTTTCTCAACGCCTACTACATCCCTGAGTTCATCAAATGGAAGCTTGAGCAGAACTTCCAGAAGATAAACGTCTGGCCTCAGACGGGCGGAGGCGTCAACTTCCACTTCGTCTACCATCCGGCGCACCTCAACGTCAAGGTGCTGCCGAAGTGGTTCAAGGCCGAGATAAGGAAGAAGTACGAGGAGTTCATCCCTTGGTGGGAGGCGAACTGGAAGCTCGGCGTCAGGAACGATATAACGTTCGACGAGTGGCGCAACAATAAGTACGGGATCAAGACGCTGTACAGCATCCTCGACTTCATGGAAGCGGAAGACTGGAGCGTGCGCCTGCCTGAAACCAAAGAGTTCCTTCAGCTCTGCGACAAGCAGCGCGGCATAAGCTTCGCTGAAACGTTTCCAGAGATGCGCGATGTCTTTAATTAAAGACGCGATAAGGCAGTACAACGAGTTTTGGACTGGAGACGTCGACCCCGAATTCTATGAGTTTGGCGGGCTTCCCATACCATTATCATTCTCATGGAAAAGAATATGCGTCAACCTGTCGGGAGGCGCTGACAGCGCGCTTCTTATGTCTGCGCTGTGTAAAGTCATACGCGACAACGGATTGAGCACGAAAGTCGACGCGATAAGCTTCATCAGGTGCTGGAACAATAGACCATGGCAGCCGTTCATAGGCGAGGCCGTGTTTGAGAAGATCAAGTCGATGTTTCCAGACGTCGTCGGAACTCAGCACAAACCCTTCATAGCACCTGAGCTCGAGCACGCGGCCATAGGCTTCTTGACGGAAGACAACAAGAGCGCGTCGTCGATAACCACGAGAAGCTTCAACGACTTTCACTGCTTCTACAACGAAGACGTCGGCGCGGTGTTTCACGGCAGGACCAAGAACGCGAGGGACCTGCAAGACCATCCATGGAGGATGCAGGTCAGGGATGATCCTCGAGAAGAAGACATGGTCGAGCGACTGGAGTACTCGGAGAAGTATGTGTTCAGGCCACTTCTGTTGGTCGAGAAAGACTGGGTCGTGGATCAGTACATACAAAATGACTGGCTCGACTTGTTCGACACGACTCGAAGCTGCGAGACGAACATCGAAGAGTTTAAGAAGGGATGGCGATACAAGGCCGACGAGCCCATCGCCGAGTGTGGTGTCTGCTACTGGTGCGTGGAAAGAAAGTGGTCTCTAAAGAAGACTTTTGGGTCTACCCTTACTTTTGAGGAAGTTATAAATAAAGAATAAAAAGAAACTGGGGACCCAGATATGCTTACATTCTTTGACTTCATGCTCGAAAGAGCTTCCTACGACGACGCCAAACACAACACCGCCTATGGGGCAGCCTACGAAACGGGCACCGTACTTCACGTCCACAACAACACGGCGGCGAAAGACAACAAAGATCCTGAGTATCAGGCAAAGATCCAAAAAGTCAAGGACGACCATGAGAAGGCGATGGCGTCTATACCAGAGCACCTTAGGCACAGAGCAAAGGCCGCGGCCGAAGCGTCCGGAAGCGCCTACATGAAGAGCCTTAAAGACAACCACGGGTACGACGCTGAACACATACATGAAGTCCATCACACTGCGGCCGGCATCGGTGAGCACTTGGGCAAGAAGGTAGACAGGGCGGCCAACCCACACGACCTAGTCATCAAGGGTTCTAAAGGCGGTAAGAAATTCATACACGGCGCTTCTCTTAAAGCTAGGGCCGGCACCGCGTCTAATAATCCCGTCGGTTCTTTCGATAGAAATTCTGGCTTGAATACAAACGTCGCCGGTGTTTGGGCTCAACACAAGAAGATGAGCAACCTGCACACTAAGTCAAACAAAGAGATAAAGACTGTAAGGCATGAGCCTGAAGTCGTAAAGGCGAACAAAGAAGCTCAGAACGCGTCCGCGGCCCACCACATCGAAGCTTTCGGTAAAGCTTCACTCGACGCACAGAAGCATCACCTCAAGCACATGCTCAAGCTTAATAAGCCTGATCTAGAATACGACTACGTCAAGGGCGAGGGCAAGGGCTCAGCGGTACCAAGGGAAAAGATGCCTCACGCGAAAGCCATCGACAGCGCAAAGAGCTTCAAGGTCACTCCGGCGGGCAATCGCTTTCACGTGCACGATGAGAAGGGTAACCACATAGCTACGTTTGAGCACAGGCCGACACACGGATCGTTCGTGAGCCCACAAGTAAACGCCAAGTTCGGTGCGATGAAATGAAGACATTCTCAGACTTTCTCACCGAACAGGCCGGCGCCAAGCTCAAGCACCTCGAGCATCCTGAAGACAACGCCGTCACCTCGGCAGCTGGGTTCACACACGCTTTCCACGCGCTTCACGACGTTCACAAGGCGTTGAAGGGTCAGAAGAGCACGTCGCACGTTACTACAAAGCTCGACGGTTCTCCATCGATTGTCTTTGGTCGCCATCCGCAGAGCGGCAAGTTCTTTGTAGCGTCGAAGTCGGCGTTCAATAAGAACCCAAAGATCAACTACAGCCACGAAGACATCGATCGCAACCACGGTCACTCTCCGGGACTCGCGCACAAGCTGAAGCAGGCTTTGGATCACCTTCCTAAGGTCACTCCTAAAAAGGGCGTCTATCAGGGCGACTTCATGCACTCACACGACGATAGGCACGAGACCGACACACACGTTCACTTTAAGCCAAACACCATCAGTTACTCGATTAAGAAGAGCTCGCCCGAGGGTCAGAAGGCGGTTAAGTCAAAGATCGGCGTCGCGGTTCACACGAAGTACGAGGGAAGCAGCCTCGAGGATATGCACGCGACTCCGCACGTTGACCATGAAAACTTCAAGCAGCACAAAGACGTACATATGATCTCGCCGGAGGCTAAGCTGAAATGAGTCTATCAAAGCAAGAGAGCACCGAGTTTGAGCATCACATGGCGGCGGCCAAGGAGCTGCACGACAAGCAGCCCCACAACTTTCACGACGTCGTCGGTAAACACGCCGAGCACGTGACGACCTACATCAATCAGACCGTGCGCAACGGTACGAAGCCTACGACCAAGGGTCTCAGGGCTCACATCGCGGCTAGACACCAGAAGAACATCGACGCCGTCAGCACTCCGGCGGCGAAGGCGAAGAAGACCGAGTCGATGAACGCCGACCTCAAGCACCACGACGACAACGAGCATCACTTCGCGAACGCCCTGAAGATTCATCACCACATCGCGGCTGCTAAAGACATCTTGGTTCATGGGTTGAACAAAGCCTCGAAGCAGCACAATCCTTTGGAACACCACATCGACGGGAAAGAGACACATCCCGAAGGCTACGTCGCACATCATAATGGACAGTCAATCAAACTAGTGAACAGGGGCGAGTTCTCGAGAGCGAACTTTGCTGCGACTAAAGCATGGAAGACTGGTCAAAGCTGATCACCATCAACTACCCACACGGGTACCACGGTGACTTTATAGCCTGCCTCATAACTAAGACGGATCCCGAGATCACCGAGGGTCTTACGGCGACCTACACGACACCGGGAATAACTTCGGCGTTTGGCGTAAAGAATCTCGACGTCATAGTTGGGATGCATCTCGATCAGAAGAACAGGGACTTCTTCGTCGGCGAAGACACTGAATTCGCAAGAAGACAGCGCAACTACTACAGTCAGGTGCGAGGGAGTCACTTCATCCAAAACCTCATAGATGATCTCAGGTGGCAGTTCAATCACCTTCGCGGCGTAAAGACGGTGTTCAACACACACTACTGCAGGTACCAAAGCTATCTTCCTTTGAAAGATATATTTCCTCGATCATTGAACGTACGCCTTACCCTTGAGAACATGCGAAACAAACCGATATACGACTTCTTGTTTGAGCATAAGATACTAAATCACTACGGCAACACCTCGGCTTATAAATTCTATAGAGGCAACCCGCACGATAGACCACACATGAGCGCGACTGAGACTCCCGTCTACGTTGATAGGCTTATGGCCGAGAATGGGTTTGAGTACGCCAAAGAACTAGAGAAGCTGTTCGACTGCGACTTCGACACTAGGTTGCTAAACATATACAAGATCATGAACGAGCGCCTGCTCACTAACAATGGATATAAGTATGAAGCTCTTGATCACTGGTAATCCACAGTTTGGTTTAGCCGCAGCACTGTTCAAGATATATCCCGACGCCGATTTCATAAGCAGGCAGACCGGTCACGACCTATGTAAGAAGGAGAACAGGCGCTGGGTAGCCATCGAGTGCATAGGCTACGACGTCATAATAAACAACTCCGCACTTCACGAGTTCAATCAGACCCTCTTGCTCGAAGAAGTGTACACGTCAGCTTTGAAATACAACCACAACCTGCACATCATAAACATCGGCAGCACCACGGACAAGACAAACTCGTCGCGCGTCTGGATGTATAACGCCGAGAAGAAGGCTCTCAGAGATGTCAACAACACGATGGGACTTGCGGCGAACTGGAGAAAAGACGAGGGACCGAAGGTAACCTACGTAAGCTTCGGCACACTGTCGAACAACCAGCACAAACACCCAGACCGTCTGTGCATTGACATCGACGAAGCCGCACAGTATATAAAATGGATAGTCGATCAACCAAAGCACATATCAATAAATGAGTTGAGCATCGACAGGATGCAGAGTGAAACATGGACCAACTGAACTGGAGCAACTACGACTTCACCAAGATTCCCTTCGACAGGATAGTCAAGGTGGGTCAGCGGACAATGCTGTATCGCGACATGTTCGTCGTCAGCTGGATCTTGGGTAGGTTCTGCAACTACAACTGTTCGTACTGCTGGCCGTACGCCAATAGCCGCACTAAGGATCACCGTTCTACGGAGCTTTGCCTCAAGACGATAGATGAGATCAAGCGTCAGTCGCGAAGGAACGGGTTCAACAGCTATCACTTCAGTCTATCTGGAGGCGAACCGACGTTCCATCCGGGATACCTAGACATACTCCAGCACTTAGCCGACGACGTACCGAACTGCAACTACACTTCGGTTCACATGACGTCGAACTGCTCGCAAAACATGAAGTTCTTTGAGAAATACGTTCGCATCGCCGCGAACTTCAACCGAGCCTCGGTCACAGCGAGCTTCCACAAGGAGCACCTCAATACGCCTGAGAAGGTAGCTGAGTTCGCCGATAAGCTTGAGTTCTTTCAGAGCTGGGACATACAGGTCACGATCAACATGGTCATGGTTCCGCAGTGGTTCTATGAGCTATACGACGAGGCGATGTACTTCCACGATCGCGGGATCAACGTTACCCTTAAGCCGCAGAGCGACCCTAAGGCTTCCGTCGTCGTTCCCGGATACACGGATCACATGCTCGAGATCCTATGGAACGGTATGCCTCAAAGGTTCTTCACCGACACAAAGAAGAAGTTCGTCAGGCCGAAGCCAAAGAAGCCGTTGGAAGACATAGCGATCGAGAACGACAACAAAGTGCCGCAGGACTTTCAAGTCGAGCTGACCGATGAGCTCGGAAACAAGTGGTACATGGATCAGTCGGAGAGGTTCAACGCCTTCAACTTCAATAAGTTTGAGGGATGGATGTGCAACTCGGGTTACCAGTCATGCATCATCCGCGAGCCCGATGGATCGATCAAGAGAAGCTACAGCTGCCACGATAAGCCGCTCGGAAACATTGAGACTGGGTTCGAGCTCTTTCCAAAACCCGTGATCTGCACGACCAAAACATGCGTGTCGAGCGCCGACAGTAAGATACCAAAGAGGCTGATGAATGTCTAACCAACAGTTTACAGTAAAGCAAGTTCCCGGATATGAAGCTAGGGTAAGACGCGATAATATCGACGGCGTCGACGAATGGCTCTGGCCTTGGGACGACGAAGGACTGTGGCTCGGCCCAAGTCAAGAGTGGGCGCCGATCAAGGAGCTCATCCTCGAGCACTGCCCGTCGCGCCACACGGTGATTCAAGCGGGAGGAGCCTGCGGTATGTATCCAAGGCTGCTGTCGAACATATTCGAGAGAGTAGTTACATTTGAGCCGGATCCCATCAACTTCTTCTTTTTATCACACAACTGTAAAGACAAGAGGATCACCAAGTTCAACGCCGTGCTTGGCAACGAGAACAGGTGGTCGACCTTCTGCTACCCAGCTGAAAACAACAGGGGCACAGGATCGATCCAATTCAACGAGCACGATCCATTGGTCGGCGACACCGTCATGTTCAGGGGAGACACTTTTGTTTTCAAAAAATTAGACCTGATCTACCTCGATATTGAGGGCGGGGAGTACAATGCAATCACAGGATTGATAAATAACATTAGACTACATAAACCCGTAATCATATGTGAAAACGCGCACGCTGGACCAATTGACTACTTAGCTAAGTTTGGATACTCAGTCGTTGCTCGTTCCCACTCAGATACCCTAATGAAGATCATAGAATGAGCACGAACGATACCGGAACGTCAAACTCCCCGAAGGGTCAGAAGAAGCTTCAGTCCCGAAAGGTCAACGACGACATCGAGAAGAAGGGTGCCACGATCAGCGGCGGCAAACCCAACCCGATCAACATCAATCCGGTAAGCGAACAGGCAGAACACACCGCCGTGACCAACCTGAACATGAGGGCTCAACCCCCGCACAAGGGTCACGCCAAAGTCATCAAAGCAGTCGAAGACGAAGCTAAGAAAGTCGGCGGCTCGGCCCACATCGTCACCTCACACTCAGAGGGCGACGCAAAGAACCCGATTCCAACCGCGAAGAAAGTCGGCTACCTCAAGAAGATGGCGTCACCGGGAACCCACGTCTCAGCTACTTCAAGGGAAGCACCCAGCATATTCCATACGGCCGTTAGGCTCAATCGCCATGCCCATCACTTAGTTGTGGTAGCGGGTTCAGACCGCGCCAAAGAATACGAGGGTCTCCTCAATAAGTACAATGGCAAAGAGGGTCCACATGGAATGTATAACTTTAAGTCGATCACAGTAAAGTCGATCGGCCGTGATCCGGACGCCGAGGGAACAGAGGGCGTCTCAGGCACGAAGATGCGCGAACACGCTAAGAACGGTAACATAGCCGGATTCAAAGCCGGTCTTCATCCCGACCTTCACCAACACGCGGAAGAGATGATGAATGACATCAATAAAGCAAACAAGAAGAAGATGAAAGAAAGCGTCGACGAGCTTTTCGGCGAAACATTCATTGACACCGACGACACACTCGCGGTTCTTGAAGCCATCGACGCAGCCCACAGGGAAGCCCTTCCCCGATCAGGCGACAGGAAGAAGCTTCAGTACGTAGCAAGAAAAGACCAAGATCGCAAGAAGAGCCCAGTGCCTTATAGACAAGACATGATTCAAACGAATGTCACAGAAGCTAAGAAGAAGCCTAAGTCAGGCTGGGATAAGATCTGGGATCCAAAGACCATCTCCGGTCGCAAGATGATCGCGGCTTCCGATGAAGCTCAGAAAGCAGCTGAAGCACTCAGGGCCGCTGCTAAGAAGAACGAAGAAGTAGAGCGCGTCGATGAAGTGTCAAAAGAACTCATTGGCCAAGTGAACAAAAAGAGGACACTCATGAAGATTCCATCAAAGACTAGGAAAGCGTCCGACGTGCTTCAGCGCGCAGTCGACAGAGCTCGCGGCGTCAATCCTCCCAAAGAATACAAAGAACCAAAGATCGTAGAAGAAAAAAAGCGCGGTCTCTGGGACAACATCTGGGCGAAGCGCAAGAGAATCAAGGCCGGATCTGGCGAACACATGAGGCGTCCCGGTGAAAAGGGTCGTCCCACGGCGCAAGACTTTAAGGACTCACAGAAATGAAAACGTTTAAGCAATTTAAGAAAGAAGGCTGCGGCGACGACTGCCCATGCATGAAGGAGTCGATCGAAGAAGCTGCAGTTGATTCCAAGGGTCACAAGAGCTCGACCGGTGGTTTGACTCAGAAGGGTCGCGACTATTACAATCGCAAGACCGGTGGACACCTTCAAGCTCCGGTCACCACTAAGCCGTCGAAGCTCAAGAAGGGTTCTAAGGCAGCCAATCGCCGCAAGTCTTTCTGTGCCCGCATGGGTGGGATGAAGAAGAGGCTGACTTCAGCTAAGACCGCGCGTGATCCTGACTCAAGGATCAACAAGGCGCTTAGAAAGTGGAACTGCTGATGAAGACCTTTAAACAATACGTGTCGGAGCTATCTGTTCCGGCGGGAACTACTGGACAAAGAAAAGATTGGAATCCTCCGATGGTGGGGATTCGCATGGCCGACGGTAAGATCAAGAAGCTCCCTCCTGGAAAAAGTGGAAGCTCGGGCGGCGGCGATGGAGGCGGCAACGGGGGTGAATAATGGCGCAGTTTAGGAAAGACACGCACCAATACTTAGCCGACGGCACCACTATCTTTGAGGTAATGATGCTTGCTGATCAGTACGGTAATCTGGTTGGTCCTGCTAATCCATCGGGAATGGCAGTTGATGCGTTTGGCCGTGCTCGTATGTCTACACCTATGACTCTATTTGATTCATCTCACCGTTATAGAGATAATAATCTTTGGGTTACTTCTAATACTGCTACTGCAACTTATGCTTTCTCTACCAATGAAGGCTTAGTAAACTTAAACGTAGACACAACGTTGAATGCTGAGATCATAAGAGAGACTACAAAGGTATTCTCTTATCAGCCTGGTAAGTCTTTGCAAAGTATGAATACCTTTGTTATGGGTGCAGCAAAGGCTGGTCTCAGACAAAGAGTAGGATATTTTGGTGCAAATAACGGTTATTACTTAGAAAGAGACGGCACGTCTATTAGCTTTGTAGAAAGAAGCTACGTCACCGGATCTCCTCAAGAAACACGTGTATTACAGAGTGACTGGTCACTTGATAAACTAGACGGTAATGGCCCTTCAGGCTTAACATTAAATCTTGCTAATGCGCAGATATTGTTTACTGATATTGAATGGCTTGGTGTTGGTACAGTCAGAATGGGATTCGTCATTAACGGTCAATTTATTCATTGTCACTCATTCCATCACGCCAATCTTCTTACGTCTACATATATAACAACCGGATCTTTACCTCTACGCTATGAGATAAAGAATACAACAGCGACCGCTTCTTCTAGCACTTTGAAGCAGATATGTTCTACTGTTATCTCAGAAGGTGGGTATCAATTAGCAGGTCTACAGCAGGCAGTAGGAACTCCAATTGGGTCTCCTCGAGATTTGACTACGGTCAATACCTACTACCCTCTCATTTCACTGAGGTTAAAGACCTCACCGAATCGTTTGGATGCCATCGCTATTCTAACTGCTATATCACTAATTGGTATAACTAACAATGCGAACTATAACTGGCAGGTGGTAGCTACAGGAACGACGACTGGTGGAACATGGGTCAGTGCAGGAACCGACTCTGCCGTCGAATATAACATCACAGGAACTAGCTTCACCGGTGGAAGAATACTTGCATCCGGATGGACAAACGGATCCAACCAAGGATCAACACCAGTTGATATTCTTAAGGAAGCACTATTTGCATTCCAATTGGAAAGAAATTCATTAACATCAACACCATTTGAACTTTCATTAATCGCTGCAGCTGATTCAGCAGGCGCCGATATGTATGCTTCAATGGACTGGGAAGAAGTATCAAGGTAAAAAACATGCTCATAGATCAAATGAAAGTCGTGCACGCGACCAACTTCTCATTCTACCTCAAAGCCCACTTCTTTCATTGGAACGTCGAGGGTCCATTCTTCCCGCAGCTTCATGGGTTGTTTGGTAGCATCTACGAAGACGCTCAAGGCGCGATCGACGACATCGCCGAGCACATCCGCGCGATCAAAGGATACGCGCCGGGATCATTCACACGATTCGCGCAAGATACAAAAGTCAAGGATCAAGTCGATGTTGTTCCCGCGATGGACATGGTCAAGACCCTGCTCGCTGACAACGATACGATGATCACCGAGCTCCTCAAAGCTCAAAAGATGGCTGAAGTCGACAACGAGATGGGTCTTGCCAACTACCTTCAAGACCGCATCGACATACATAAGAAGCACGGTTGGATGCTTAGGGCCACTTCTAAATGAACGAATCCACTAAAAATGAGTCTCCTAAGGCCAAAGAAGATCGATCTATAAATATAGCTATGATTAAACCAAAAAATGTTAAAGACAAAAGCATTGCTTATAAGTCTTCAAACTATGTTCGAGATCTATTAGGAGAAGGAAAATAAAAAATGGCACTATGGGGCAACAATGATTCCAAGACGGCTTCAGGCACCGTTCAGATTTACGCGAACGGCCTCGTCTCTGGAACATCTACTGTATTTCAAACACAGGCGCGCGTAGGCGACTTCATTCAAGTCGCTAACGTCGATTACATGATCACCTCGATTTCTACAAACACCGCTTGTCAGGTTGTCGGTCCGGCACAAAGCGCAACGGTCACTGCGCAGAATTCAGGCAGCTCATACAACCTTAATGAGAAGCCAAGGTACGCGCTCCTCGACGACGGTCACCACAACTATAGCTACCCAGCTGGTACGACCAACACGATCTTCGGTATGGACACGACTGAAACGTCCGTAACTAACGGCGCGATTCGCGAAGTCGTTTTCATCAGCCGTGGTTCGGGCTATCAGGCAAACGCCACCGTCACCATCACAGGCGGCGTGGGTAACACTGTCGCAGCAGCAGCAAACGCTCAGTCTAACTCATCGGGCCGCATCGCAGCGATCAACTTCTCGAACAACGGCGTTGGTTACACGATTGCTCCGACGATGACTGTATCGGCACCCGGTCCGATCTACTTCAACGGCAACGTCACCCTCGGCTCGGTCGTTCTCGGCAACGCGACTTCTGACTCAACGACTCAGAAGCTCGACAACGGTTGGATCGCGCTCGGCAGCACCAACACCGCTTTCTTGGCGAACGGCGACGTAGTCACCTACCTCGTGCAGGCAGGCAACACGGCGATCGGTGGTCTCACCAACGGTCAGTCTTACTCGGTGTACACGATCAACTCAACAGCTATTCAGTTGTACTTGAACGTTGGCGGCACGCAGAACACCTTCATCAACCTCTCGTCGGTATCAGCCACCGCACAGGCGAATCACTCGCTTACCGGTGCAACTGCTCAGGTCGCTCCGATCCTCTCGGGCGTTCATGAGTCGGATCACGCCGGTTGGGTTCGCCGCATCGTCGGCACCGGTGGTCGTGCGGGTCGCGTGACACACGAGACTCTCGTGGCAATGGGCTCGATCGCAGGCGACGCGTCTGACGACAACGTAATGCCTGACGCTTAATTAGTAACATAGGGTGAACCAGCATGACGGATACTAAGATCTCAGAACTCACTGCCGCCACGACGATGGCGTCCGGTGACTTGATACCGATAGTGTCCGACCCAGCCGGTTCACCCGCTACTAAAAAGATAACCTTCGCCAACTTCTACGCCAACGTAGTCGTCACGGCAAAGTTCGCCAACACCGTTACGCTGACGGCTGCCGTTACTTCTAACAGCTCACTCACGGCGAACAACCTATACATCACCTATAGAACTACTCCTGCTTCTTCAGGTGACACCGTCACGAACGGTAAACTGTGGTTTGACAACAACTATCTCTATGTTTCGACAAATACCAATGTGATCAAGCGAGTCACGTTGGATACATTCTAATGACATGCAGGACAGATTAGACGCGTCTAACTTTCTTCTCTACGCCGCGAAGCACTATGACAATCCACAGTGTTTTGACACGCTGGAATTCTACGAAGATCTCAAAAGATTCAAGTACATAAAGCGCCTCCTGAACAGGTACGTCGAAGACGGCGACCTCAAGGAACGTCTGATACTGAACCACATCGTCGTCTTGTTCAACCTATTCGGTACGAACGCGGCGATAAGGATGCTGTTCTTTAAGTGCGAGGGATTCGAGTCGCAACTCATTCCATTCTTAGTCTCTCTCAACAACCTTCCTCCTAGGGTCGAGAACATAGGTCTGAGCTGCAGGACTATAAATACATCAGACATCCCTTTGGATAAAAACGTAGTCGAAGCGCTCAGGAGAATATAATGGCCGTCATGGACGTCTACATGATATACCAGTTCATCAGGAGACTGGTCACGCCGTTCACCGAGATGCCGGCTTACAGGGCTGGGATCATCGACAATCAGGGCAAGTTCTTGAAGCAGAGGGCTCAGTTCACACCGTCCGACGCCCAAGCCTGCACCTACTTCGACATCCTCGTAATCAACCTCAAGCGACTCATCGCTAAGATTCCCGGCGGGAAATCTAAGCTCGCTTCTTACGCGGCCGCTCTCCTTCTGACTAGGACCTATGAGTCTTATAAAAAGAACCCGACCGACGCCCTCTTCAACCTCGAAGAAGAGTTCTATAAAACATACGCCGAAGTTCAGAATCTCCATGAAGACGCGCCTATGAACTCAACAGCAGTGATTCCCGATAAGACGGTAGTCAGGCCGGCAGCTGTGCGTAGGTACAAGCTCGCGAATATGCTGGCTCAGAGGAAGCAGAAAAAAAAACTGAAGGAGGAGTCGACCCTTCAGTATCACTCGGAACTCAACCCGAAGCTATGGCAAGACGGTAAGCTAAAGGAAGAGGTTCGCGGCAAGCTCCTGCAGATCGCGGAGACTTGGATGAAGTTCGCGAACATACCCGCCGAAGCGGTAGTCGACACGATCATCACGGGTGGAAACGTCAACTACAACTACACTCCTCTCTCAGACGTCGACCTTCATCTTGTCATATCTCGCGACTCGCTCAATCCAAACAGGGCGCTGATCGACGACTACCTACAAGACAAGAAGATCCTTTGGACTCTGTCGCACCAAGACATCAACATCTATGGGTATCCGGTCGAGCTGTACGCACAGGACGTAAATGAGCAGCCGCACGAGAACCAAGGCGTCTACTCGATTCAAAAGAATGAGTGGATCGCCATGCCTAGGAACTTAGGTATCGACTTTGAATCGGATCACCACCTTCAAAAGAAGGTGCAGTTCTATAAAGACCTCATCGATAAGATGATCGCGCAGCAGGCGACCGACGGCACGTTCGACATGCTCAAGCAGCGTATAAAGAGGATGCGCGGCGACTCGATCGCGAAGTCGGGTGAGTTCGCATTCGGCAACCTCGTGTTCAAGGAGCTTAGGAATCAGGGCTACTTGGATAAGATGGATATGTATCAGAAGTCAAACTTAGATAAGGCGCTGTCGCTGTCATGATTAGATTAGTTCTAGGACTATTCACGGGAGGATCATCGCTTCCATGGATCATAGGCGGTGTAGTCGCTCTCGTCGTAGCTTTCGGCGGGTGGCTCGCTTATCACGATCACACGATCTGGAACAAGGCGATGGAGACTTTCAACCAGAAGCAGGAAGCTCTGGTCGAAGAGAAGAAGCAAGAATTCGAGAAAAAGACTGGTCAGATAAACGACACGGCCGAGAGGATTCGCGCGGCGATCGCCGAGCAGCAGAAGAATGAGAGCGCCACGGCTGCGACTATAATCAAGAACACCGAGGGCGGAACCGGTCAGGCGTCTCCCTACTTAAAGAACATCGTCAAGCAGCTGCAACAGACTTATGGAGAGAACAAGTGAAGAAGTTACTGTTGCTTTCGTGTTTTCTTCTGGCCGGCTGCGCGTCTGAGCTCAAGCTCATAGCACCCGAATACAAGATAGTCAAAGCACCGGATGAGCTTTACAGCTGTCCGGTCGAGAAGAAGTTTCCAAAGCCGGATACTTTGACAGAAAGACAGGTCGGTGTACTTTTGTTGAAACTTCAGCGAAACAACCTGACCTGCAAGAACTCCATAGAAGCCGTTAAAAAGTTCTACGACGAAGCCGAAAAGACAGTAAACGAAAAATAACGGTTGACATTTGCGTCAGCCGTTGTATAATAGTCTTACTGTTCAATAAAAGGTTTAGTCAATGAATTCACTTTGGATCGATCAAAAGTACGCTTCTCTTATTGGACTACAGCTTGAGCAGTTCAAAGTAGTTAAGAGTAAGCCGTACAACGCCAAGTTCAGGTGCAACGTCTGCGGCGATAGCCAGACAAACAAGCACAAGACCCGAGGTCACTTCTACGAGAAGAACGACCACATCAACTTCAAGTGCTTCAACTGCGGGTTCAGCACCTCCCTCTCCAAGTACATAAAGACCTACAACCCGTCGCTCTACTCCGAGTACAGGATGGAGATGATGCGGGAAAGCGGGCAGGAACCCGTAAAGTTCGAGCCGGATATATCGAAGTTCTCCCAGCGTCGCGTAGATAAGTTCGACCCCATGAAGGAGCTGAAGAAAGTATCACAGCTCTCCCCGAACCACCCCGCAAAAAAATACGTTGTGAACAGGAATATACCTTCGAGTCAGCACTTTAGAATCTACTACGCTGATATATACTACACGTGGGTAAACTCGATAGTTCCCGATAAGTTCAGTGAGAAGGCGATCAAAGCGGATGAGCCTAGGATCGTTCTTCCTTTCATTGACTTCAACGGGTATGTGTTTGGGTTTACCGGCCGTGCATTAAATCCCAATTCAAAAGTCAGGTACGCGACCATAATGCTGGACGACAGCAGGCCGAAGCTATTCGGTATGGATGCCGTTGATAAGACGAAGAGGGTATACGTCGTGGAGGGTCCGATCGACAGTATGTTTCTAACAAACTGCGCTGCGATGGCCGGCTCCGACGCCGACCTCACTCCGCTTGGCGACCCTAGGAACGTGACCGTGGTCTACGACAACGAGCCGCGGAGCAAAGAAATAGTGAAGAAGATGCACCGAGCCATAGACCAAGGATACGGAGTCTGCTTCTGGCCCGATCACATAGATCAGAAAGACGTGAACGACATGGTCAACCGCATGGGTCTCGACGGTCCATCGATACAGGCGATCATTGACCAAAACACCCTAAGCGGTCTCTCCGCAAAGATGAGACTCTCGACATGGAGCAGGGCATGATACCACGCGACAAGGCAGTTTCCGAAAGGTACTTCACGAACTACTACACAACATACGTAAAGTATGACTCTGAAGTGGATGAATACTACTTAGAAGTTCCATCGACGGCGCTCTTCCACCTAGGTTGGCAAGAGGGCGATGAGATTGAATTCACTATCAACGAGCACTCAAAGAATATAATTGTATCAAAGAAAGAGAAAAAGAATGTCTAACTTCCTTCCAACCCTTTACCAAGAATTCATCTACAAGAGCCGCTACGCCAAGTTCCTCGATAAAGAGGGTCGCCGCGAGAACTGGAACGAGACGGTCGGTCGCTACTTCGACTATATGGAGAAGCACCTTAAGGACAACAACGGATACACCTTGGCGAAGGAAGACAGGAAAGAACTCGAAGACGCCGTTCTTGACCTTGAGATCATGCCGTCGATGCGTGCGTTGATGACCGCGGGTCCGGCACTGGATCGCGACAACACCTGCGCGTACAACTGCTCATACGTCGCGGTCGATGATCCAAAGGCTTTCGACGAGGCTCTTCTCATCCTCATGAACGGCACCGGAGTAGGCTTCTCGGTCGAGCGTCAGTACGTCAACAAGCTTCCTGAGATCCCTGAGAAGATGTTCGACTCAGACACCACCATCATCGTCAAGGACTCAAAAGAGGGTTGGGCGAAGGGCTATCGCCAGTTGGTGGCGCTTCTCTATACCGGTGAAGTTCCTAAGTGGGACCTCTCGATGCTTCGTCCAGCCGGCGCTCGGTTGAAGACATTTGGCGGCCGCTCATCCGGTCCCGGTCCGCTCGACGACTTGTTCAAGTTCACAGTGAAGATGTTCCGTCAGGCTGCAGGTCGCAAGCTCAACTCACTCGAGTGCCACGACATCATGTGTAAGATCGGTGAAGTCGTTGTCGTCGGCGGCGTTCGTCGCTCGGCCATGATCTCGCTCTCGAACCTAACCGACGAGCGCATGCGCGGTGCGAAGAATGGTTCGTGGTGGGAGAACAACCCACAGCGCGCTTTGTCTAACAACTCGGCCGCTTACACCGAGAAGCCTGAGATGGGTACTTTCATGCGTGAGTGGCTTTCGCTCTATGACTCAAAGTCGGGTGAGCGCGGCATCTTCTCACGCGTCGCGTCTAAGAACCAAGCGGCTAAGAACGGCCGTCGCGACCCCAACTTCGACTTCGGCACAAACCCATGCTCAGAGATCATCCTTCGTCCAAACCAGTTCTGCAACCTAACCGAAGTCGTGGTTCGCTCGACCGACGATGCCAAGAGTCTCGCTCGTAAAGTCAGGCTCGCGGCTCGACTCGGCACAATCCAATCGACGTTGACGAAGTTCCCGTACCTCCGCAAGTCGTGGGCCACCAACACCGAGGAAGAGCGTTTGCTCGGTGTATCGCTAACTGGCATCATGGACAGCACACTCATGAATGGTCGTCAGGGTGAAGACAAGCTCGTGGCCACCCTCGGTTCACTCCGTGAAGCTGCGGTTGAAGCGAACAAGGAGCTATCTGCACTCATTGGAATCCAGCAGTCGACCGCAGTGACATGCGTCAAGCCGTCGGGCACCGTGTCTCAGCTCGTCGACTCCGCTTCAGGCATCCATGCCCGTCACTCACAGTACTACATCCGTACGGTGCGCGGCGACAACAAAGACCCGCTGACGAAGCTCATGAAGGACATGGGATTCCCGAATGAACCCGACGTCATGAAGCCCGACTCGACCACTGTGTTCTCATTCCCACAGAAGTCGCCGGAAGGTGCGGTGACTCGTGAAGAGATGTCGGCCATCGACCAGCTCAACATGTGGATGATCTATCAGGATCACTGGTGCGAGCACAAGCCGTCGGTCACCATCTCCGTGCGTGAAGACGAGTGGATGGAAGTTGGTGCTTTCGTCTACGAACACTTCGATAAGATCTCCGGCATCTCATTCTTGCCGCATAGCGATCACGTCTATCGCCAAGCTCCGTACCAAGACTGTGGTAAGTCTGACTATGACATGCTCGCTTCGGTCATGCCGAAGGAGATTGACTGGTCAGAATTGTCTAAATACGAGCAAGAAGACAATACGAAGGGTTCACAGACGTTGGCCTGCGCGGCAGATGGATGTGAGATCGTCGACTTAAACTAAGGAAAAAAAGATGGCTTCTTATGAAAACATGACGATCGTCCAGTATGATCGCGGAAACATGGGTGAGTTCGTTTGTCTCGCCATGCATAAAAAGATCTTTGGCGAAGACATGTTTACTGAGAAGCGGCAGAGTGACTTGGGTTGGTACTTCATGAACATAGACGGGTCGCTCGACTGCCTGCTCTATGACTATCATCGGCCTTTTGTTGAGTCTGTAAAACTTCAGAAGATAGTGCTTGGGTCCTGCGCGTATGAATCAATTCTCGACGGAGACTTCGAAGAAGCGCGCAGGAACATGCACGCGATGATCAACTATAGAAAGATCAATCCAAATACTCCACCAGAAAAAATTGACATCGTAGAACTACCTGCCCCAGATTATTCATATGATCCAACACAGAAAGTTTTGACCAGAATCCACAACTTCGACAACATCGACATCGCGTCCGTTTTTCCTGGCGCTGAGATCATCAACATCTACTGTCCTCCTGAAAAACGTTGGATATTCAAGTTCTTATACTTATATAAGAAACATCAAGATTCAACTAGAACAATAAATGAAAGATTCAATCTTGGTATAGAAGAATTTTGGAACTTCAACTGGATAAGAAATCTCGAGCCGAAAGACGGACTAACAAACGTCAACTGCTACGAAGTCTTTCTTGGAAACTCAATCGGCTTTGGATCTGAGTACACAGCGATCTTTGGTGAGAATTTTGAAAACAACAAATCTATGCTCGATAGATATAATTTAGATTATACGAGAAACAATGTTTCAAGTGATGAGCTTCTTTCTGTAGTTAGAAGCGTTTATGGTGAATAGTAAATCAAAGGAACACTTCAATGGACATCAACAACATCGTCACGATCCTTTCCGAGCTCATCAAGGATGAGGGAACGCGCAAAGAGATCTACACCAGAATCTTAGAAGAATCCGATGAGTATGACCTCGAAGACGTTGAGCTTGGCATCGACGACGCTTTCGATGAAGTGTATGAAGAGTACGCCGAGGAAGAAGAGGAAGACGAGTTCGAAGAAGACGAAGACTACGAGGACGACGACGAAGACGAGTCGTCTGAGTGGGACGACTTCGACAGCTCCGATGAATCTGGGGACGAATGAGAGTAGTAGGCATCGACTACAGCCTGAGTTCGCCCTGCGTATGTGTGTTCGACGGTGACGAGTTTTCTTACGACAACTGCAGGTTCTACTACCTGACGAATAATAAGAAGCACGACGTAGACAGAGATAATATACAGGGCGACCTGCACGAAGACTACCTGTCGAACGAGCAGAGGTACTTCAATATAACTGATTGGGTATTGACAAAGCTCGATGAGTGTGATACTGTATACATTGAGGGATACTCAATGGGATCTACGGGAATGGTGTTCAACATCGCTGAGAACGCCGGACTATTGAAGCACTACCTATGGAAAGAAAACCATTCTTATCACGTCGTCCCACCGACCGTGATAAAGAAGTTCGCCACCGGCAAGGGCAACGCGAACAAAGAGAGACTCCAAGAATGCTTTATAGCAGAGACTGGGGTCGACATAAAGAAGATGCTGGACATGACTGAGAAGCAGTGGAACCCATCATCCGACATCATAGACGCCTACTACATCTGTAAATATGGTTATACACAGGAGACTGAAAATGTGGAATGCAGTTAAGAACTTCTTTGCTTTCTTCTTCTCGCCGGAAGAAATAAACAAGGTTGAGGCTAAAGTCGAAGAAGAAGTAAAGACAGTTAAGCGCAAAGTAAAAGAGAAGCTCGACGTAAACAAAGATGGAAACATCAACGTTGAAGACGTTAAAGAAGTTGTCAAGAAAGCTACGCGGAAGAAGAAGTGACAACCAAGAGCGGCATACAGGTATTCCTCGACGGCAACCTTCCGGTGATCGTCGGGGAGTGCCCGAATTGCAGGAACGGCGACAGGGGCTTGGTGCTCGTCGACTACGTTCACAACCCAGTCAATGAACACAGAAGCACAGTCTACATGAAGTGTATCGCGTGCTTATCCGTGTATCAAACAAACATAGACGATGTTGCAGAGGAATAAATCATGGGTAAGAAGGCGAAAAGAAAGGCGTACACATCGAGGGGTGGTCCGCCGAGTGTCAATAAAAAAACACTGAAGGCGATGCGCTCCGACAGGACCGAAGCCGACGCGATGATCGATAAGCTTAAAGTCTGGTCGCGCGGAAAGAAAGTCATGGTGACGATTCCCAATCCAAACAAGAATGAAACCAACAAGAGGTTCATTCGCGTCGAGGGAACACACAGCGCGGCGTTCGGGCCGTGGAAGCGCGAAGAGAGAGACAAGAGACCGACAAATGATTGACGTCTACGGAAGGGAGGGCTGCAGCTACTGCACCCTCGCACAGAAGCTTCTCGAAGAGAGAAAGATCCCATACAACTACATCCAGCTCGGCGTTGACATAACGGTGCCGGAGTTTCAAGAGAAGTTTCCTGGTCAGAAGACCGTGCCGGTAGTAGTAGCACATGGAATGAAGGTCGGTGGATACACGGATTTAGTTGGTTACCTTGAAGAAACAAGCGGTGGATACGCAGATGACATCTAAGCAAGAGATTATGCAGGCTCTCAACGAGCGCGTGGTGACGGTAAAGTTTAAGAAGGTAAACGGTGAGGAGAGAGTCATGAAGTGCACGCTCCTCAGCTCAATCGTTCCTCAGATACACAATACACAGGACAGGATTGAGAAAGAACGCAAGGAGAACCCCGACGTAGTGGCGGCTTGGGACGTAGAGAAGAACGGCTGGCGATCTTTCAGGGTCGACTCGATTTTAGAAATAAATAAATAATCTGTAATGGAATTGACAGTCGCGTAGCACTGTATGTCAATATATTGACAATAGAAAAAAAACTTTTTTTGATATATAAAACAAGAACAAAAAAAGAGAGTGCGATGCCCGACTTCATTTCAACGCCCCTGATGGCGAAACTATTATCAGGTCTCGGTGGTCTAATTGGTGGAGCAGCTTTCATGGCTTTCTACAGACCGAGAAATGTATGGGACGCGGCCATACGCTCCGGATTAAGCGTGACATCGGCCATTGTTTTTTCTCCTCTGATCATCGATCACTTTCAAATCACAAACACCATGGATAACCAAGTCGCCCTGTCAGTGGGCCTTGGCTTCGCTTCTTGGAGCGTGCTCTCGCTGGTGGCTAGATTCTTGATCAAGATCCAAGACGAGAAAGTCAACATAAAGCTTCCCAGCATTCTCGAACAAACAAAGTAGCAAATACAGGATTTTATTATGAAAGAAGTGAATGAGTTAAACGTGAACGCTAGGGGTGGTACGGAGCTCATGCAGGAACGCCTGCATGGCACTTTGTCGGCTGAGCTCCTCAGCAAGTTTCAGATCATCCCTTCACGTGTTCGTGAGATCGATCCAGACAAGAAAGCCATCCTCTGGCTTCACGACCTACCCAACGATCCTGAGTCCCAGCACCTCAAAGACCCTGAGTCAAGGAAGCGATTCTCAAAGATCGTCGCGGTATCCAACTGGCAGATGCAGTTGTACAACCTGATCCTAGGCGTTCCATACAGCGAGTGCACCGTCATCAGGAACGGCATCACACCGATAGACATCGAGGAGAAAGAATTCGATGGCACTGTGCGGCTCATCTATCACACCACACCTCACCGAGGACTTGAGATCCTCGTTCCAGTTTTTGAGAAGCTGTGCGAAATCCATGACAACATCGTACTGGACGTGTTCTCAAGCTTTAGCATATACGGCTGGAGCCAGCGTGATGCTCCCTATGAACACCTTTTTGAACGCTGTAGAAATCACCCAAAGATTAACTACCATGGAGCCGTCTCTAATGAACGCATTAGAGAGGAGCTCAAGCGATCTCACATCTTCGCTTATCCAAGCATTTGGCCCGAAACATCCTGTCTCGCAGCTATTGAGGCGATGAGCGCGAAGAACTTGGTGGTCTGCCCGAACTACGCGGCCCTGCCTGAGACGACCGCCGCGATCTCACCCATGTACCAATGGAACGAGAATCCGAACGACCACGCGCAGATGTTCTTCAACGTGCTCGACAATACCATCAACAACATAAAACAAAACGGCCCAGACGAGAACCGTCTGGGCTTTCAGAAAGCTTATGTAGACAGCACGTTCAACTGGGAACACAATGTCTCGAAGCAGTGGGAGCACATGCTCAGGCAGCTTGCCTGAGCCACTCCTTGTGGTACTTAACCAGTGTGTCGACCACTTTAGGCTCAAGCGGACCGTTGCTCACGAGCCCCTCGACGTAGAGGTCGAGCTCTAGACTACGAGAATCACAGAACTCGACCACCAGCGACCCGAGCCTCTCGGGGATTTAGCCTACCAAGTTAGCGGCGCGCTTAGCGGCAACCGACTTGATGACTTCGAGGTTCTTAGCCTTGATCGCCTGAATGCGGGCAGCTGCCGCCTTGACGTCGGCAGAAGCTTGAACCTTACGCTCAGCCTTGGGCTTAGCGACCTTGTCGGCCTTAGCCTTAGCCATCGGGGCGACCGAAGTCACTGCACCGAAGACGCGACGGAAGTCAGCAGGCGAAGCTTCGAAGACGGTGTACGACTTGTTGCGCTTAGCGAGCTGGAGGCTGAGCTTGTCAAAGATCGCGGACACGATAGCCTCGTGCATTTTAGCCGAAGCGCCTGAGCCCACGATAACGCGGCCAGACTTGTAGTTGAACTCGATCTTGCCCCAGTTCTGGGTCTTGATGAAGAGGACTGAGTTGCCCTGCTTCTGGATGTCACCGAGGTCCGAGTTGGACTTGATGAAAGCTGCTGTATCGAACGTCACTTTTGAATTAGCCATGATAAACTCCTTTGATTGGCTTACTTTTAGATACTATAACAACCAGAAAAAATTGTCAACCGTTTTTTTCTAGTAATTTTAAGATATGCTGGAACTCCTGAATCGTCTCACGATAGATGGAGGCCTGCACTTGGTCCACATCGACCCGTCCTGAGCCTACCCCAGGATACTGTTCGATGATGCTTTCGAGAGCGTTGACCCGCTCCTTATAGATCCCGATCCGGTCCATCAGGAACAGTTTCGGGTCGTTTCTTATAAAGTCCGTAGGTGTCATATTTCTGTTTCCATTGCCATTATCTAGATCTTATACCGGTCTGGAGAAAATGTCAACCAGAAAGTGCACTTTTTTCAAAAAAAAAATTAGTCAATAGAATCAATGGGTTATGCCGTGGCCGGAAAAAACCCTTATATTTCAATGGGTTAGCCCGAAGCCCAGAAAAACCCTTATATCTCAATGGCTTAATTTTTTTTCAAAAAAATGCATTTTTCTGGTTGACATTTCCCTAGAACTGTTATAAGATCTAGATAATGGCAATAGGGAATAAAGACATGAACGAATACGTATCGAGCTTCGTAGAAGCAATCCTTGAGAACGACACTAATCAAGAACTCAACGCCGTGGTGGTCGCCACGATCGTAGAAAAGCACCACGTAGGCAACGGGTACTTCTCGTTTGACGGGATCCTTGACGACCTTACGGACATCTTGGGCTACGAGCCTGCAAGTGAAATTCTTGGAAATTGCTAAAAATAACGGTTGACATTTCTTTCAAAATAATATAAGATCTAGATAATGGCAATAGGAAATCAGACAATGACAGATCAAGAATTTCAAATGTTCGGGATGTCTAAGGGGCAGATCGAGCAGGAGTACATCAAGAGCTTCACCACGATGATGTCCGGCATCGAGATGACAGTCATCTCCATCCTGTCGGACGCTCAGCACCTCATGGAATTCGGTCAGAACGATCGCGCCCGTAAGCTCATGAACGTCGCGAAGTACATCCTCTCCGAGCAACTTGACGCGAAACTCGCAGCAAAGAAGGCAGCTTAATATGACGAACTTAGAATTAGCAAACTCTATGCAACATAAACTCTTCGCCGATCGCGAAACGGTCAAGGAAGCTTGGGACTACGCATTTGAGACCATGGGACGTCTCCCTCATCGCGATCAGCCCGCGGCCATTACCGCACTTATGGTTCTTATGAATACGATCTCAAAACAAATCATTGAAAATGAAAAGAAAGCTAACTAATATGAATACGTACACCTTCACGAGCAAGAGTCGCAGCTACATCAGCAAGCGTCTCGACTCACTCTGTGCCAGCGGCTGGAAAGTCAAGTCTCAGCACGCTCACCCAGACGGTGGCATCACGACGACTCTAGTGAGGTAACCATGCAGCTCAGCTACGAACTGACACTAAAGAACGGTAAGAAGGTAGGCGTCTGGGACGAGCGCACCAGCGGAGGCATCATCGACAAGTACGTCGGCCCGTTCGCGGATACTGTAGAAGCCAACAACTACGCCAACGACTTCACGGAAGCGTACCGTATGGGCTACAACGGACGAGCCCGTCTCACGATCATGGAAGATGCAATCTACGTTGCATGCACCCGCTGGACATCTTGCGACTAAGGAGAAAGTCATGAAAGTTATGAATATGAACGTCGAACTGAAGATGTCACCGGCTATCGAGAAGATGCACGCACATCTCCTGTATGCTTACGACGACTACTACGAGCTCGAGCTCAACGACAGGATCTATGAGCTTCTGGTCTCAAACATCGGAGACATCGTTCGCCAGCTCGATCGAGACTTCAGACAGGGCATCCTCGATCCGGATCAGTATCCGATCGAGGGTTGACAAATAAATCAAACCATGGTAGTATCAACTATGAAGATCAGGTTAGAATATCTCCCGCCGCTTAGAGACACCTACGGCTCATTCGATGATCGCGACTGGGAAGTCACGGCAGCCGTCTCATACTACGGCAGGCTGGACGACGACGTCATCCCATCGTCTTCGTTCCAGATCTATTGGCCCCTGAACCCTTGGGATGAACTTGAAAAAGTGGAAAAGAAATGGCTAAGTCGCTCCTAAAAGTACGCAAGATTAAGAAGCCTAAGGTTACCAAGTCCGAGACTTATCTCGTCAACTTGAAGTATCTCGGCGAAGAACCCGACTCAACCAAGCTGTTTACGCAGGCGGATTGGGCTAAAGCGTTCAACTGGTACCACAGCATGTGTACCCGCGAAGATGCGCGTCAGTACCTCAAAGACTACTTCGCCGACAACAAGTCTATGCTGAAGAAGATCGCAAAGATCCCCGACTCCCACATGCCGTACACGGCCGCTTGGCAGTGCCGCATCTGGAAGCGAATGGGAAAGACGATCGATTATGGGTCGCTCGAGCGGGTTCAGCGTTGGATCGATGAGGCCTCGTCGTTCGCCCGCGAGGAGAAGCCGAAGGAAGACAAGCCCGAGCGACCGACGATCCAAGACCGCATGAAGGAGAAGATCTCCGAGCTCATCGGCGACATCGAGGTGCTGTACGACGCGGACATGCCTGTCGACCTGTACTCATATCTCCAGAAGAAGGAGATCCCCGCGATGTACACCGGTCGAATCGTTGAGTACTACAAGCCGATCCTCGAGGAGATGCAGCTCGCCGCAGCCGGTGAGATCGAGGGCTATGAGTCGTACACCAAGAAGTGGCTTCGCGACCGAGTGGCCATGCTTGAGAAGATGATCGACGACGCGAAGCGCTACGGTGGCAACGTCAAGAAAGCCCGCGCGCCTCGCAAGAAGAAAGCACCCACCGCTGAGAAGCTCCTGAAGCACTTCGTCTATCAGAAAGAAAGCAATGAGTATAAACTACAATCGTGTGACCCCGCAAAGATTATCGGCGCTCAAGAACTGTGGACCTTTAACACTAAGTATAAAACTCTTAGCGTGTTTAGGGCTCGCGGCCCTGCTGGTCTCAGTGTACGGCGCACTACTATTGATGGCTTTGATAGCGATTCTTCCGTGACGAAGACCCTGCGTAAGCCCGACGAGGTATTGAAGAAGGTGCTTACCGGCGGCAAGCTGGTGCTCCGCAAGCTGATGGATGACCTCAAGACCAAGCCCATGAAGCTGGCCGAGCGCATCAACGAGAACGTGATCCTCGTCAAGGTTTCATAATCACCTGAACGAAACTACTTCATTGAGAGGACCAAGATTTAAGTCTCTTGGAAAATCTGACACTAACTGACCCGCAACCAGAATCTTTTTCTGGTTGTGTTGTCTTATCTTCTCGTCCCACCATTCTTGAGTCTTCAAACACACGTGCATCGGGCTTCCATCGCTGAAGTTCTTTTTATCCACTTCACCGTCGATGACCATATAGACAAACTTCTCAGCCCTAGAGAATATCTCTTCTAAGACTCGATCAACTTCTTCTTCAGGCACATGTTCCATAACGTATATGCAGACGACGCCGTCGTACTTTTTATCAGGCAAGACTGAATATTCTTTGACGCCGGGATCATACAAATCTACTTCTACGCCCCAGTATATGTCGTAGCGATCTTTTTTGTATTGACGGGCCTTGCCGCACCCATAGTCTAAAACCGTATCACTTTCAGTAAGACTTATAAGATTCGCTATCCTGTCTTTATGTTCATACGTACAAGTTCCGGTGAAGATGTCCGGATTATCCCTGTGAAGATCTATGTATTCTTGCCTGTACTTCATTTCTGCCTCTTATAAATATATTTAAGCGGCAGTGAGAAAGCGCTATGACAAACATCATCCAATTCCCAAAGAACAATACGAATCCACACGGCCTCGAGCTGAACTCCCCCGATCTTCTAGTCGAAGTGAGGAAGGACTTCTGTGACGAAGTCGTGTCAGACGCGTTGGACGCGATAGTGGCGGTGTTCGCCAGCTACGGCATAGTCTCCCGTGGAGACGTCGCCTCGATAAAAGACATTGTGTTTCTAGAAGAATCCTTGAAAGCTTTGACCTATCGTCATAAGAACTTAGAACATAGCCTTCATGAGATAATCGATCACACGATCACGATCTCGCCAGAACTAGAGAAGCAGATCGAAGAGAAGTACACACAAAAAGATTTGACATAATCAGTTTACCGTTATATAATCTATATAGTATAGATTGAATGGAAACCCAACATCATGATTATCGTAGACTTTCATCAGGTCATGATTGCCAACCTGATGACACAGCTCGGCAACCACACAAACACCCCGATCGAAGAGGGCCTGTTTCGACACATGGTCCTCAACTCCCTTCGCTCATTTCGCCAGAAGTTCAAAGACTACGGCGAGATGGTGATCGCCTGCGACGACAAGAACTTCTGGCGCAAGCAGGTGTTTCCCTACTACAAGGCGAATCGCAAGAAAGCGCGCGACAAGTCTGAGATTGATTGGAACACGATCTTTGAGTACTTCGGTAAGATCAAGACTGAGATCCGTGAGAACTTTCCCTACCGTATGATACAGGTCGACACAGCCGAGGCCGACGACATCATCGCGACTCTCGTCTATCGTTTTCAAGCCGAGGAGCAGATCCTCATCCTTTCGGGCGACAAAGACTTCGTTCAGCTTCACATGCTGGCGAACGTCAAGCAGTACGATCCAGTTCGCAAGAAGTTCATCACGCACAACGACCCGTTTAAGTTTCGCTTTGAGCACATCATGAAGGGCGACGCCGGCGACGGAGTTCCCAACGTGCTTTCAGACGACGACACCTTCGTCACCGACAAGCGTCAGAAGCCTATGACTCAGAAGCGAATCGACGAGGCGTTCAACTCCGGAATGGGAGCGATGGTCGACCCATCGATCGAGCGCAACTTCCTTCGCAACAAGCAGCTCATCGACTTGAACTGTATCCCTGATCACATCACGAAGGAGATACTAAATAAATATGAACAGGAATCCGGCAAAGACAGAAGCAAACTGTTCAACTACTTCATATCATACAAGCTTAAAGGCATGATGGATTCTATCGGAGATTTTTAATATGGCTAGGTTCAGTGTATCTGAGATTCTAAAGAAGTGCAGTGAGTTCAAAAAGAAAGAGGAGCGAGTCGAAGCTCTTCGAGTAAACTGCAACGAGGCGTGTAAGATCGTCCTTCAGTATATGTTTCACCCTGACGTAAAGTTCGCGCTGCCCGAGGGTAAACCTCCCTTCAGGTACTCACAGTTCGACGAACAGAACATGCTTCACAGCGAAGCGCGTCGACTCTACCTCTTCCTCGAGGGAACCAATCCCGACATGAAGCCGCTTAAGAGGGAGACGCTCTTCCTCGAGATCCTTCAGTCGGTGACGCCCGACGACGCCGATCTTCTGGTCGCGATGAAGGATAAGAAGAGTCCGTACAAGGGACTCACGCAGGACGTAGTCGTGGCTGCGTTTCCGGAGCTTTTTCCCAAATGAATCGCTATGGTAACCTTAAAAAGTTATCTACTAAGGGTAAAAAGAAAGACCCTCGCCTTTACGAAGAGGCCCCAGTCTCCTTCAAAGAAGTAAAGCGCGAACAGTACGAGAGATACTATAGGAACTACGACAACGCGCTCAGGTCGAAGAACCTAGATCGCCTCCTGTCATACGACGAGGAATAAATGGAAAACTTCTACTTCGCCGCGGGATACACCCTCCTTCTTATGATCGTCGCGGCGTACTACTACTTTCACGGAAAGAAGGTAGGTATCGAGGAAGCCTGCTCAGTCTTCAAGGAGAAGGAGCCCAAGGCCTTCGCAAACATGAAAGCCAAACTACTGGAAGATCTAAATGTCAGAGCAGAAGAATAAATCGGTCGCGAGCTTCATCGATGAAGCCTACCGACTCGATCCACAGAAAGAAAATAAAATTATTTTGCCTGAGTATGTGGTCAAAGATATGGTCGCTCAGGGTTTGAATCCGTTAAATAAAGACGACATCCAAACTTACTGGATGTCCAAAGGCATAAGCGAATAAGTGTACTGATGGCAAACTATACATTCTTAGACACAAGAAATAATAAAGAATTCGATATTGATATGCCTATATCTGAGCTTGACACGTATAAAGCTCAAAATCCCCATCTAGAACAAATGATCAAAAGAGCGCCGGCACTCGCCGACCCATCCCGATTAGGCATTAGAAAGCCTGATGGGGGTTTTCGTGATGTTCTAAAGAGGATCAAAAAGGCTAGTGGGAGGAGTAACAAGATCAATACGTGGTGACAACACCACCGAACAGGGGCCCACATGGAAAAGCTAACTCGCGCTGAAAAAAGATTACAAAAAGCACAGAGGCGACAGGAGCAGCAAGAAAAGAAGAACAACCTCCAACTAAAAGACATAACCCCAAAGACTAAGAATCAAGACGTATTCTTTAGAGAGTTCTACAACGGAAAGAACCTATTGGTTCACGGGCTTCCCGGAACCGGAAAATCATTCCTCTCGATGTACTTGGCTCTGAATGAGCTCGAGAGATACAAAGACTATAAGAAGATAGTCGTCATCAGGTCCGTCGTCCCATCGCGCGACATGGGATTCCTTCCCGGATCGATCAAAGAAAAATCAGCAGTGTACGAAGCGCCCTACGCAGGGATATGCCAAGAGCTATATGGACGAGGCGACGCGTACGAGGTGCTCAAAGCCAAGGGCGTGATTGAGTTCACCACATCTTCGTTCCTTCGCGGAACAACAATCGACAACTCCATAGTCATAGTCGACGAGTGTCAGAACATGACCTACCACGAGCTCTGCACCGTAGTGACGCGCTTGGGTAAACACTCAAAGGTTCTCTTCTGCGGAGACTATAGGCAGACCGACCTCAAGTACGACGATGAGAGGGAGGGAATCATACACTTTATGAAGATCATCTCGAGCATGAAGAGATACTTCTCAACCATTGAAATGGAAGCAGATGACATCGTCAGGTCCGGGCTCGTTAAAGAGTTCATCATTCGAAGAGATGCGTACGAGAACCCAAGGGTCGTTGTCGTTCCATCCTCTTACGCGGATTCTCGAGAACCGAAAGTCGTTCACTAAGACGTCTCTCGAGCTCCTCGCCGTCGAGCTCGAGCAAGTCAACACCGAGGCCGGCAGGTTCTATAAGACACCCGCCGGTCTCCTCTACCCATCGGTCACGACCGTAACCGGACTCCTCGGCCGCGCGAGCATCCAAGCGTGGCGCAAGAAGGTGGGCGAGGATAAAGCGAACGAGATCTCACAGCAGGCCGCGAACCGTGGGACGCGAATCCATCAGCTCGCTGAAGACTACATCAACGGCGACGAGATCGACGTCAGCAAGTATACGCACTACGACGCCGAGATGTTTGAGGACCTCAAGCAAGTTCTAGATGAGTCCGTCAACAACATCTTCATGCAAGAAACGAGGATGTACTCGGACTACGTCCGCATGGCGGGCACCGTCGACATGGTCGCGGAGTTCGAAGGCAAGCGCTGCGTAGTCGACTTCAAGACTTCAAGAAAGCTGAAGCGTTCCGAGGACATCCTCAACTACTACTGCCAAGCAACTGCGTACGCGATCATGTTCGAGGAGATGACGGGTGTTCCGGTCTCTAGGTTCGCCATCATCATAGCGGTCGACGGCGAGGGAATCCAGATCTTTCGCGGAAAGAGGGACGACTACGTAGACACCCTGATGATGCTTAGAAAACAGTACGACGACGAAAATGGCTATTGACAAATTATTCTACATGTGGTATAAATAATAATGCTGATGTCGTTGACGGAAGTAGAATAGACATTCTGGACGCGGGGGCAGTACCCGCCGCCTCCACCAAAATTAAAGCGCGCTGCGCGTCTAAAGCTAAAGTTAAAGCATACTTTAATTTTTATAAAAGACGCTTAAATTAAAGTATGCTTTAATTTTGATGGGGGCGAAACAGGATCGACAGGTGTGGTAAAGACTGGCCTGAGACTGAAGCGACAAAACTAAATGCAAACGATAACTTTGCACCTAGCTTAGCACTCGCTGCCTAAGCATGAGCCCGAGGGGAGCTTGGAAACAGAATCCCCTCACTTTCTTTTTGGAATCACATGAAAACATTCTGCCCACTACCTTGGAACGGTGTATCCGTACGGAACAACGGCGACCTGCGAGTCTGCTGCAACGCGAATTCATATACTAAGAACCAAGGCATCCTTCGCAAGAAGGACGGCAAACCCTACAACGTAGGACGCGACGACATAGGTGAGTCGCGCAACTCAGACGTTCTCAAGGACATCCGCGTCTCGATGCTGCACGGAGAGTGGCACGAGGAGTGCACGAGGTGTAGGCTCGAGGAAGAAGCCGGCATCAAGTCGCGCCGCGAGTATGAGAACGAGATCTGGCCGGACGTCAAGCACGAGGTTCTCAATAAGACCGACGACGACGGGACGATCGACACCGACGACATCAACCTCGACTACTTCGACCTTCGCTACGGAAACTTCTGCAACCTCAAGTGCAGGATGTGCGGACCAACCGACTCACACATGTGGTACGGCGATCACGTAGCGACGACTGGATACACGGGATTCACAGACTCACACGGCCGCGTTCAACTCACAAAGAACGCAAAGGGCAAGTGGTCGACCAACGACTACGACTGGTTTCAGGGATCCAACTTCTACTGGGATCAGTTTGAGAAGCACACGAAGAACGCCACGAAGTTCTACATCGTGGGCGGTGAGCCGCTCATCATCGAGGAGCACATTCAGTCTCTCGAGCGGCTCATAGCCTCAGGCAGGGCGCATGAGGTTGAGATAGAGTACAACACAAACCTAACGAACGTCACCGACAGGATCATCGAGCTTTGGAAGCACTTCAAGGAGATTCGAGTCGGCGCGTCGATCGACGGCTTCGGTGAAGTGTTTGAGTACCAAAGGTTCCCAGCCAATTGGGACCAAGTATATAAGAATATGCAGAAGCTCGATTCGACGCCGGGACTCAATGTTGTAGCTTGGTTCGCGTACACCGTGACGCCTTTCAACATACTTCACCTTCCTGAGTTCATGAAGTGGAAGCTGACCGACTCTGGACTGAAGAGCTTCAACTCAATAAAGCAGGCTCGCAAGATCGTCAGCCACCACATGTGTCACAGACCTAAGCACTACAACGTCAAGTGTCTGCCCGACGACTTCAAGCGCGTAGTCGATAAGAAGTTCGCTGAGTACAAAGACTGGGCTATTCGCAACCAACCCGAGTTTATATCCGCACAGTTCATCAAGCTCCTCGACGGGGTTTCGAGCTTCATGAACGCCGAGAGCTACTACGACGAGCACTTCGACAAGTTCGTCGGTCTTACTAAGAAGCTTGATGAGCTGCGCGGTCAAAGCATTCTAGACGTCGTCCCAGAGTTCGAGGAGTATTTCAAGTGAAGATCAATAAACTCAAAGTTCCGATCGAGATGATTCAGGAGATCGAAGCTCTCGTCAAGAAGAGAAACCTTGAGTACATCGACGCGGTGATCTACTACTGCGAGAAGAACGACCTCGAGGTTGAGACTATGGCGGAGATCATCAAGCAGAACTCCGCGATCAAGTCAAAGATCCAGTTCGAGGCAGAGAACTTAAAGATGGTAAAGAGGACGTCGGCCCGCCTTCCAATATGACACAGTTTGAAGCTTTTCAACTATACAATGCACTCCACCTGCACTTCACGCAGGACAGCTACGACTACCACAAGTACCGCGGCAAGACTCGAGTGACCGAGCACTCGCTTGATGTTCGACCCGATAAGTACATGTTCTATAAGCTGTCGAAGCACGAGGATCCCCTGATCTACCTCGTGTCAAACTTCTCTGAGAACTCTAAGTTCTACTCTCGCGATATGTTCAGCGTCGCGTCCGACCTCAACTACAATGAGTTCTTGAGGCGACAACAATCCTTGACATATCAGTTCGAGTGTGATATAGATAATCTATTGGAAGACTTCGACAAGAACTTCGAGGTGCCGGCTGGAGACTATCCCCACCTTCTCAAGCTGCTTACCCGCAAGAAGATCACCAAAGAAACTTTCATCATCATCCAAGACTGCGTACGCTTCTTCGGTGCATGGAACAAACGGATCACCGACCCGGTGCTCTGGCCTAAGATCGCGATGAATTGCAAGAAGCTTTACCCCTTCTTGAGTTATGATCTCGATAAATACCGTGGGATCTTGAAGAACAAGTTCTCACACACATCGTATACACCGCAACACAACGGAGAATAAAATGGCAACATCATTCGACTCACTCAAACAGAATCGTAAGTCTGCATTCGATAAACTTACGAGCGAGCTCAACAAGCTCAGCACCAACCAGCAAGACTCCTCAGACGACAGCTATTGGAAGCCCGAGGTCGACAAGGCCGGCAACGGCTACGCGGTCATCCGCTTCCTCCCGCCCCCGCAGGGCGAGGACGTTCCATTCGTTCGCATCTGGGATCATGGCTTCCAAGGCGACGGTGGTTGGTACATTGAGAAGTCGCTGACGACTATCGGCAAGCCCGATCCCGTCGGTGAGCTCAACAGCAAGCTTTGGAATTCTGGCGTCGAAGCCGACAAAGAAATCGCGCGCAAGCAGAAGCGCCGCCTCGCTTATCACTCGAACATCTACGTCGTCAAGGATTCTGCGAATCCCGCGAACGAGGGCAAGGTGTTCCTGTATAAGTACGGCAAGAAGATCTTCGACAAGATCAACGAAGCCATGCACCCACAGTTCGAGGGTGAAGTGGCGATCAACCCGTTCGATCTTTGGGAAGGTGCGAACTTCAAGCTGAAGATTCGCAACGTCGAGGGCTATCGCAACTACGATAAGTCCGAGTTCGACGATCCGGCACCGCTGCTGAACGACGACGATAAGCTTGAAGCGATTTGGAAGTCTGAGCACTCGCTTAGCGAACTCATCGATCCTAAGAACTTCAAGTCTTACGATGAGCTCAAAGCGCGCTTGTCTCGTGCACTCGGTGTCGGTGTTGAAGCTGCACGCGCAGCGGCACCCCGCATCGATGAAGACGAAGCCTTCCCAGTCCCGCAGAAAGCGGCGGCTGCACCTAAGGTTGAGTCCGCCGCTCCTTCATGGAACAACTCCATGGATGACGACGACGATGACTTGAGCTTCTTTAAGAAGATGGCGAACGACTAATAAGCGTTTCGCCTCAACGAACTTCCGTACAGTCTCTCATCGTAGGGACCCGGAGGGCCACTAGGACTACCGACGCCGGCGGAGACTTGGTTTCCACCGGCGTTTCCGTTTGAAACGTTGTTGTTGACGGTGTCGCCTTGATTGATCACGGTCACGTTGGCGGCTGAGTTGGCTGGACCGTTGCTGACTTTAGCTATGCTGTCGTTCTTGAGCTTCTGCTCAGCGGCTATCTTTTTTTCTAAGTCGCTTTCGCGCTTCTTCCTAGCGGCTTCGGTCTCAGCCATAACTTTTTTATAGTTCTTTTGAGCCTCTTCGAACTGAGGAGTCACCGGTGTGAAAGCTGCCGTCTCAGGCCCATACATGGAGCGCTCGCGCAGATCGGCGTCGGCTGCTTCATCGTACATCTTTTTAGCTTCTGCCCTGCGAGCTTCTTCTTCTTTCGTAAACCTAGCGCTCAATATATCCTGCTTACGTACTTCGGCGGCTGAACTTACGGTTCCCGGAAGAAGTGGACTCAATTCGTCGCGAGCGCGATTGATGAATCTCTGTGTATATTCACCGCCGACTTCACCGACTTTTTGGAGAACACCTTTAGCTCCGGTCTTTTCAGCGGCGTATTCTAAACCTTCACTGGTCGCCATGCCAACGCCTGTACCGATCGCGAATCCACCGACTGGAGTGGCCACTGGAGATGAAGCGACACCCGCAAAAGTACCGACCGCGCCGGCGATACCTTCTTTAACGCCGGTGTAAGTTACGGCTTCACCTCGAGCGCGCGCCGCGATCATATCGAGCTCTTCAAAAGCTTTAGACGCCTGCGCAAAAGTTATCTTACCGCTGGCGAGCTGCTCTTGCACCTTTGATTTTGCTTTTTCAACTTCTTCGAGCTTTGGGTTAGAAGATAAATCGGTGATGATACCCAACGCAGCTCCGAGCAGAGCGCCGCCCTTGATTCCATATCCAGCCTTGGGTGATACCTTAGGCTCAGGTCTACCAAAGAAACCACCCTCCACACCCGGCTTTATATCACCGATGCTTGGAGTCACGGTTCCCGGTTTAGTCAAACCTAATTCCGCAGCGACCTTGTTTGAAACAAATTTATTCTTATTATTAAGATCCTGCCACCTGCCAGTTTTCTCATTCCAAACTATATTCGGCTCAGCCGCTTGAGGAGTGATCGCAGGTGCTTCCGGCGCAGCGCCCAGTGTAGGTTCGATGCGCTGCTTAACGCCAGAGATTTCTCGAGAAGCGGGTTTGGGTTCCGGCGTCGGCTTAACTTCAGGTTCGGCCGAGACGGTAGGTTCAACCCTTCCTTTGCCTTTGGCTTCTTCAGCCATCTGCTCAAAGGTAGTCTTTTGACGCTCTTTCGTTTTACCCGAACTAGCTTTGTCGACTTCTTCTGTTTTGATTTTTGATGAAGCTTTATCGACTTCTTCTGTTTTGATTTTTGAAGAAGCTTTATCTGGAGCCTCTTCCGCTTTGGCCTTTGAAGAAGCTTTATCTTCTCTACCGGTGGTCAGCTTCTTAGCAATCTCGGCAAGAGCGGCCGCGCCTAATACGTCACCGATTACACTTGGCGATGGGGCTTCGTCTTTCTTGACCGTGGCGTTGGTCGTGGCGCCCTTCTGCTTGCTAAAGATGTCCTGCAGCTTGTCGTTGAGCTTGTCGCTGTGAAGCGAGTTCTTCAGCAGGAGATTCTGCAGGAGCTCGTTGTTTGACTCATAGTACTTGCTGCTGGCCGTCAGAAGGTTGTTGAGCAGTCCATTGGTCTGCTTCGCCAGAGTCACGAGCTCCTTCTGACCCTCTTTGATGTCTTTGATGTTTTGATTGGCGACCTTTGAGATCTCGACGCTCTCTTTCGAGGAGTCAGCGGACTGCTTTGAGATCTTACCCGTAGCTTTAGTAGTCTCAAGAGTATCCTTCATCGTCTTCGACAGCTCAGTCTTGAGCTCCTCGATGGCTTTCGCCGCGGGACCCCCGCGCAAACCACCTTCGCGCATAAGCTGCTCAAGAATCTGTTCGCCTGTCTGTTTAGCCATTATTGATTCTTCTGGTTTTGTTCTTCTATGTAGTTGGCCAGCATATCGATGAAGAGATCCCGCTCGTAGGGATACATGTCGTTCCAATCGGACATACTGTATTTATGGTGCTGCATCATAGAAAACATAGTCTTATAATAGACCGGAATGCTGCTATATCCGGTCAAAATATAAAAAAATCCTTGAGACCCTTCATAACTACGGTTCTTTTGACACCGTTCGGTAGTACCACTTCGATCTCATGCTCGAGCGACGGGAGGGTGTCAAAGAACTTACGGATTTGGACCATGATGTCCGCTGGCAGGGATGAGATGAACTTGTCAAGCTCCTCTTTGGTGAACTCCGACCGACCGTACATCTTCTCGGCGTCGTAGACTGCATCGACACAGTCGAGGAACATGTCATAGATGTACTCGTCGACTTTCGTGCTGGTAAACTCTTCTTTCTGTATCATGTCCTCGAGCTTCAAGATGTGGCCCACGTTCGGGTAGTTCATCTTGATGACCATGTCGTCGTTGATCTTGATCGTGCTTGAGTGCTCGGGATTGAACTTGACTTTGACCTGCTCGAGGTCGACCGTGAACGGGACGCGAACTGACTTACCTTCGACTTCTTCCGTGTAGTTCAACTCAACCACGTTGCTGACCGACACCTTGCGGATGTTTAAGAATAGGTACTCGATGTCGAACATCGCGAGCTTATCGACGTTGATGTCGTCGAAGACGCAGTTCTTGATGATCTGCTTGATCGTTCCGATGATCTCGTCGACGTCGGTCGACATCTTCATGATGAGAAGAAGCTTCTCCTCCTGCACCGTATATGGTCTGTATGAAACGGTCGTGCCTGTCGACGGCACGGTGATCTTGAATACCGGATGCTTAATCACGGGTAAGGGCATAATCTACTCCATTATCTAAGTGTTGATGCGAACGCGGTGACCCCTGAAATGAGTGCGGCTGGGTTTCGCCTGCCGTTCTGAAGAAGGTTGAGGCCAAAAGCATAAGCCCCACCTATGTTGAACCTATTCTGTGCGTAGTAAGAAGCTTGAAGCCTCTGCGACTCTGAGTAGTCCATCACCGACGCAGGGATCGCTTTCGTGTCCCAGTTGTTGTAGGCGAAAGCCACGGGAAGTCTAGTGAGTGAGTCGTTCTGTTCCCAGCCAACGTTGACGTTGCCGAGCGTCATAGGAAACGCTTTGGTCAGTGTGTACTTCATGATCTCCCTGCCGGCTCTTCCGGCGTTTGGATCTAAGAAGTGAATCTCGATGACGCCTTCGTATTCTTCTGGGTAGGCATACTCACCATACGCTAGGTTTGAACCCTGCATCACGCCGTTCTGATCGACGCTGAAGTTGTAGACCATCGCTATCCACTTCTGAAAGAAGTCGAGCACTTTACCGTCTGAGTCGACCAAGAACGACATCTCGACGGGATTAAACGATGTGTCGTTCGGCCTGTTCTCACTCGTGCCGTAGCCGAGAGGCTTGACTGGTTGAGTTGAGAACGTAAATCCGGGAAGGACCGCGGTGTCGCAGAAGAAGTGCGCTTCCCTCGGGTAGCTCATTCCCTGAAGAGCTTTAGGCACCTTTGAGACCATAACATAGAAGTGCGACGGCTTGGCAAGACCGCCTCTCCGGTTGATAGCCGACGTCATGTCTGATATGTTGAATGCCATTATAGTTTTCTCATTATGCTTTGAGAGTCGTTAAAGACCGTTCTTTTATTTACATTGAATCTCTCGAGCGGCAGGAACAGAGCGATGTCCCACTCGTTCGAGGGAACCAAAAGAAACCTAGTCTTGAGGTGTGAGTATAAGTACCGCTTGACGCACGGGGCGATCAGCCTGTGCCTAGAAACGCTGTTGAGAATATCGTAGGACATCCTCAGCTTGGTCTTCTCGTCGAACTTATTGTTGGTCACCAAGCTGTACAGGGAATCCATCAGCCTCGCGCGAAGAAGGTGGGGAAGGTAGTGCATGTTGATGCCGGTGAACCCATCGTTCTGAACCGAGAATGGAAACACGAGCGGGAACCTATCGTAGTAAGGGAGCGTGTCTTTATGCTTCGCGTCGTACACGAACATGTACATGTATCCCGGCATAGGGATTCGCCTCTGAAGCTCGGCGTTGCTGTTCATCAGCTTCGTCTCGTTCATTCTCGCGACCGACCTAGCCTTCTCGCGAAACCAATCGCGTGAGTCCACGAATCCCGGTCTGACAAAGTTTTGTCTACCCTGCTCGAGAATATCTGTAAACAGCTGAGCCATTACTTGATACCGATCTCTTTCTCAGTCATGATCTTAAACTTCCAGTTCCTGTCTTTACAGAACTCATTCGCCGCTTTCCACTTTGCCTGATTAACGCCGTATTGAAACACTTCTTTGAGGTACCTGCGCGGGTGGGCAGGATTCTTCTTAGGCTCTATCGTCTGGCTGTAGGGCTTGACCTCGATCATCAGTGTCGATAGGTCGCCACTCGCCTCGCGCATCTTCACGATGAAGTCAGGAAAATACCTGTGAATCCTGTTGTCCACGGGAGATACGTACGGGATCGCGAGCTCCTCTGAGCCCCAGTTCAATACGTTGGGATGCTGATCGAAGTACCTCATCAACCTAAGCTCCCAGAGACTCCTGTAGATTATGTTTGTTGGATCACCGACGTATTTCTGTGGATACTTGGGCTTGAATCTTCCCTTGTACGACATGCATTTTCTCTATAAATATCTATGAACTATTTATAAGGAAAGTCAAGATGCCCGAAGGCAGAGATACTCCGTCGACTCCAACAAATGGTGGTACCGTTACAAGCGGAGCGTACAACCTAACGAACGCCGACTATTTCACCAAGATATACGCGTTCGACTACAAGAGGACTCGTCCGTCGGATCCATTGAAGATCGATCCCGTCTTTACTTTAAACATGCCTCTTCCAATACAATTTCCCGCCGATCACTACTCGGCTTCGACGAATCCTATAGATCTTGGGATCGTGGGAAACACATATGAAACACTTACAAACTTCGGTGACTCTGACTACAGGGATAAAATGATTGCCGGAACGATTGCAGGCGGCGCAGCCATTGCAGGTGTCATGGGAGCTATTTCCGCTTTGACGAAAAAAAGAACTGCAGCCGACGTAGGCGTTCAGGCCGGCGGCTTGGCTTTAGGCGCTTTAAACCAAGCGTCGCCATACATAGGAGCTTATAGCGGCATAGTTAAGAATCCAAAGACGGCGCTACTTTTCAACGGCATGAACCTTAGACAAATCACGTATGTTTTTAGATTGACTCCAAGAAATGAAGACGAAAGTATGGATATTCAATCCGTGTTAACTGTTACCAGAAACGCGATGCATCCGACTTACAATAAAACTTTCAATTCTTTTGCTCTCGACTATCCTAGATTATTCACCGTATCATATGATGATAAAACAAGTAAAGTTATGGGTTATCCAAAGATGGCGCCGTCATTCTTGATCGATATGCAGATAAACAATGCAAGTGCAGGCAACGCTTTCTTTAAGAACGGGCTTCCGGCTATTGTTGATCTAAGCTTAACATTCGCTGAAATAGACATGAAGACTCGCGAAAGCTTCAATGGACGCTACAGAAAAGAATCAGCACCTGCGGGGGAAGATCAACCCGATCTTACGCTCTATGGTGTCTCTGGATTATCGGGTGCGTAATGGCTTACTTCTCCAACTTCCCCAGTGTAGTATACAACGGTGTCACGGCTAGGAACATAATCCTTAAGTCTGCCATCCTCTCTTCAGTCTTCAAAAAGAAGTCCGCCTTTTATACATACATCGTGAACGAAGGTATGCGGCCAGACATGGTGGCGCACAGCGTATACGGTGATCCAACCTATGACTGGGTAGTGTACTTCAGCAACTACGTTGTCGATCCATACTACGATTGGCCTCTCGACACCGACGACTTCAATAAGTACTTAGAGAAGAAGTACTCTCAGTCGATCTATCAGCTGCAGGGAACCACGAGTCACTACAAGTACACCGGTCTCACCAGTCAGTCCGACGCCGACATCGCGCGCGTGAGCTGGAAGATGACGACGAACACCTACAACAACCTCTCGGCGGAAGAGAGATCGGGTTGGACCGCGGTCAGCGTATACGACTATGAGAATGAGTTGAACGACGCCAAGAGGTCTATCCAGCTTTTAAGCTCGAACTACCTCGCCCAGATCGAAAATGAACTCGCCGAAATCTTTAGCAAATGATTGAGAACAACAATCCATTCAGCGTCGGGATGTATGATATCTCGATGGCTAAGCACGACGGCTCAGACCCTATGAGCATCGCTGAGCAGGTGGTTGAATTCTCTCTCTTTCAATCCATCTTCTCTCCGGTACTCAAGGGCAACTTAGTTGTCGACGACTACGTTGGTCTCATCAACAACTATCCTATGATAGGAGAGGAGATCATAACTGTCTTCTTAAAACAGATGACAGACGAGGGCGAGAATAAGTACAAGGTTGAATTCGTCATAACGGCGATCAAAGATGTTCTTATCTCAGAAGACAATCGCCACACCGTATACAACATCGAGCTCGCTTCAAAAGAAGCCTATCTCAACTCACTCGAGCTTGTGTCGAAGGCGTACGTCTGGCCGGTAGAGCGAATCATAACCGACATCGTCGACTTAAACTTAAAGTCAAAGAAGAAAGTTAAGTTCGTCAATCAGACGAAGAAGACGCGCAAGCTAGTGATCCCCAACATGTCTCCGCTGGCAGCGATCGACTGGCTGTGCAACTACGCCGTGTCAGAAGACGACAAGAAGTACTACACCTACGCCTTCTATGAGACTCTAGGAGCGTCGAACGCGTCCGATTTCAAAGCCACGCCTATGATCGAGCCGGAGTTCATATTTAAGGCGATCCAGAGACCCACGTGGAGAACGTCGGTCGACGACGAAGCCCTGACGCTTGCCAAGAAGAACCCGTACTACTACATATCAAACATCGAGATGATGAACCGCGACTCAGTCTTCTATAAGTCGATGATCAATCAGGGGTTCGACGTCAACAGGGTCGCAAAGAACTTTAAGTTCAACAAGCGCTTGACTATGTTCGAGAAGATCGTCGGCGGATACTTTGAGAACGAGTACGTTGAGATCAACCTTCAGCAGAAAGATCACAAGGTAACGAAGTTCAACATACGCGACGATGAGTACAGCGCCCTCAACTTCCATCAACTCAACAGCAACAAGTACGTCGACGCGGTCATCTCACATGAGACTAGAAACGAGAAGAGTCCCAAGACTAAGTACGTCATCAACAGCTATGACGACCAGAGTCAACCGTCGCTCAGGACTAAGTGGGGCAGGGACGCCTCGTCGTTCTTAGCTTTCGCGCAGGTCGATATATCACTCGTAGTCTACACCGACCTCAAGCTCAGGGCGGGCGACGTCATCTGGTTAAATATCCCAGAGTTTCACGGCTTCGACGCGGCGCTCGTCGATCAGAAGCTTTCAGGCTACTTCATCATATCAGAGATAAAGAACGTAGTGAGGAACGACGGGTTCACCTATACTACGTTGAGACTCAATAAAGACTCTTACAACGCACCTGTAAATCACGCGTCGTACTTCAGGGAGCGAGGAAACCGGTGAGCTTCGATTTTTACGGTGACAACTTCAAGTGGTTCGTCGGTGTAGTCAAGGGAAGCTACTACGACAACACGCGCGTTCGCGTCAGGATCTTCGGCATTCACAGGATGGACGACACGATCGACGTGTCGGACGACGACCTTCAGCCCGCGATCGTATTGTTTCCAACCACAGGCGGACAGACGTCGGGTGGAAACTTATCGCACGGATTGAAGACCGGATCATGGGTGTTTGGTTTCTTCGCGGACGGCGACAACTGTCAGCAGCCCGTGGTCGTCGGCGTCTTCAACGGCGGCATCGCTTCTTCAAGCAACCTCGGCAGCGCTTCGCTTGCGGGCGGATCCGCCGGTGACGCCAGAGACACGGGCGGTGGAAGCAACGACACCAGCGTTCCATTGTCGACGCTGGGAATCAGCGGAAAGAACAACGCCGAGCAAGCATACAACATGATCTATGAACTCATTGAAAAGAGCGGTAGGTCGGGCGGCAACATACACGTTCAAGTCTCAGGCATCATGGGGAACATCCTTGCCGAGAGCAACTGCAACCCAAACACCGGATTCGACAAGCCGGTAGTCGACACCAACGGTGGAAAGATCTACGGCATCTGCTCATGGAACACGGCCGGCGGACGGCCACAGATAATGTTCAGGAAGTACGGCCAAAGACCGACGCTCGACCAACAGATCTCGTTCATGTGGGACGAGTTTCACAGCACGTATGAGCGCGCTTTCATGAAGATCATGGCGTCTGGCACCGTCGACGAAGCTACGCAGGCGATGTGCTTCTATGAGCAGCCCGCCTGCTTGAAGCGAAACAGCTACGTAGACGTCAATGACTCAACGTATAAGCCTAGGATAAAGTACGCGAACCAAGTGTACTCATCGTTCAAGTATACGCCTAGAGACACTTCGGCCGCGAGGGGCAGGTGATGAGTATAGTTGGACCCAAAGCAGTCGCACAGTACGACTACCTCTACATCACCACGACGCGCACTTACAGGGATGAAGACGTCGACGTATCGAGCTTAGGTGCAGACTTCGTCATCGACCAGCGCGGGTCGGTGTATCAAAACAGGACGCCGACGCCGGGACAGGCACACGTGGTTCTGGTAGGTGGGATAGATACTTATACTCACGCCAAAGATCCTATGGCGCCGATCTTCTACATGACTGAGAGACAGAAGATCACTCTGTACGCTATAATGAGGGAGCTCTCGATCAGGACCGACGCCGCGCAGATAACCAGCAGCGACCAAGTTCTCGAGCAGATCGCCAAGTCAACATACATTAACTACGTGGGATGATATGTCTAGGGAAGACGTTTTCAACGACCAAAAGAACACAACGAAGAACGAAACCAATCGAGAAGGCGACGGCCTGTCGGTTGGATCGGGCTGGCACACCCTCGCCGCGAACCCATATCCGGGATTCGAAGTATCGGTAAAGACCGGCGGCAAGGCGTCTGACACAACGAAGGTGTTCACCGGTCCGGGTGCCGGCATCGCGACAGGCGTTGGTAACCCAGAAGATAGCATGGGTTGGGTGACGTCTACCGGAAATAAGATCGCGATTCACGCGACACCGGGATCCGAAACAATCGAGCTCGTTCACCACTCCGGCGCGGCTATAATGATAGACGCCGACGGATCGATCTTTCTTATGCCGACCAGTAAGAAGGGCTTCGGCATGCACTCAAACAAGGGCGACGGTGTAGTCTCTGCGCAGGGAAGACTCGTGCTCAAGGGTCACTCGGACATAACGATCGAGACCGAGGGCAGCCTGACGATGAACGTCGGTCAGAATATGTTTATGAACGTTGGCGGAGACATGGTCGTCGACGTCGGTGGATCCTACTCAGAGTCGATCGACGGTGCAAAGACTACTGAAGTTGTTAAAGACTACTCGGAGACGGTCGGCGGCGTTTCACGCGAGACTGTTGCAGGTGATAAGAGAACGCAGGTCGCGGGTGAGATTCGTTTGGACGCGGGTAAATCCATCGAGTCGAGGGCTGATCACGACATCAAGCAGTACGCCTCGAAGAGCATGCTCGTCAACAGCATCGAGGATTCATTCTTTGAAGTAAGTTCAGGCAAGCTTTCACTCATATCAAACGACGACACGACACTCGCCTCAAAAGGCGCTTTGTATGTAACCGGTCTTCACGACGTATCCGTCGAAGCCACACAGACACTCGCGCTTCGCTCGGCCAATGCAGTATTGTCGGCAACCGACACCACATACATCGACGCTTCAAACCTCGTCGACGTTAGGTCTACCGCGACCAAGCTAAGCGCGACCGGAGAGATGAACTTCGTGTCAGGATCCATGAAGCAGAGTTCAACGAGCACGATCGACGTCAATGCGTCGGGCGCCATCGACATGAGGGGATCGACGATCGACTTCAACAAAGCCGCCGCGTCTGCACAGGCCGTTAGGTCCGTCGAAGTCACGACGCCTAAGTCGGTGCCTGATCCTGAGACTCCGCCGGCAGCTGAGTGGCCTCCGTCTGAGACGATCATCGACAACATGACGACGGAGCGAGTGGCTCCAGGATTCTTCAAGAACGCGAAGAAGATGTCGCAGAACGAGATGTCGATCTATGAGAACGAGGGCGACACTCCAGACCCGAACGCTAAGGGCGCGGCGTCTATGAACTCAGCAGGCGGATCGCCCTACAGCAGCGGCGACGGCGCGGGTGAGATCGGCGACAGCGGAAACGTTGGATTCGACGGATCAAACAACAACTCAAAAGCCGCGAAGAGCTCGATCCCTCTTCCTGTGTCGATATACAACGGAAGCGATAAGCTCTCGAGGAACTTGAGCGTCGGCGGGTTTCCTGGACTCGGCAGCCTTCCACTCACGCAGATGGGATACAGCCGCAAGGAGATCCTTGAGAACGTTCAGCACTTGGCCTACAACATCATCGATCCGGTGCTTGAGAAGTTTGGTGGTTCCGTTACGCTTCTTCACGGAATCAGGCTTGGACAGGGTGGATCGCGACACTACATCGGAAAGGCGATCGACATGCGCGCGTCCAGCAGGAATCACGCACAGACGGCTGAGATCGCCAAGTGGATCGTCGAGAACCTTCCCTACGATAGGTGCTTCCTTGAAGCCAACGCTCAAGGAACGATTCACATTCACGTAGAAGCTGCACCAGCGGGCTCGAGCGGCGCTAGAACCGTTCGCACCTGTGCGGATCCAAAGTGTCAGTCGGCGGTCGGCGGACTTCAGTTGTCGTACGCACAGCAGGGTCTTAGAAAGATGGGATTCGCTTAATGTCTATAGATCCAAACACTTTAAAGAACAACAGCGACCTGCAGACTTTAAACTCATCGGTCGCGATTCCCACCGTCGAACCGACGAACGTATCTCCATCGACGCTCGTTCAGAACTTGAATACGACCACGGCCGCGTCGACGACCACGATCCAAGAGTTCTTGAGCGACGGCAACCTTGAGCCGCCGGCACTCACCGACGCACAGAGGGCCGCGAATAATAACAAGATAGTCGAGGGCAACCCAGCCGCACGTGAACCTCCGGTAAATTCTTCGGGCGCAACTACGATAACGAAAGACACCGCCGCGTTGAAGCAGAAGGGCGACCTACACGAAGACGGCGCTTCAGGCGATCAAGACTTAAAGAAAGCCGGTGAAGCGTTTAAGTCGGCCGTCAACACGGCGGCTGGTCTCAACGTTGCTGGTCTCGCGCTCAAAGCACTTCAACCGAACAGCCGTCCGCGCGATCCGGTAAACAACTACTACCTGACGAACTCAGAGAAGAGCTTACTTGAAAAGAGGGCAGGAGAGCTCGCGGCTCCGGGAATAGTTCCGTACGACGCGCTTGAAGAATTCTTATACGTACTCTGCACGATCAGCGAATACGAAGACCTGCGCTACATATCAAACGTAGTGGGGATTCCTGAGCTTGACGACAGGAACATGGTTAGGAATCCATCAAAGATTCTAAACATGCGCGAACTGTATAAGATAGGCTACTTGGCGAACGGCGTCTGCGCGCTTACCAAGCAGTTTAGCACGAGCTACTACAACGCGTCTTATGCCGGTGATACTTCTTCAAGCTCGTTTGGATCACTGCTCTCCGTAGCTTCTTTCTCAAGCTCACCGCTGGGTTCACTGTCAAACGTCATAGGAATCGCCGCGGCGGTTGAATCACTGGGATTGAGTGGAACCGAAGCTACCGCGGCCGCTGCGGCGTTGACTGCGGCCTCTTCTATCCAACAGTATCCCGGTGTCAATACAGTCAGCGGATTCATGGATTCAATACTGAGTCAGCTCAGCTTAACACAGTCTTTGGTCGCACCGTTTGGAACTCCATCTGGCTACGGCGGGGCGAGCGGACAGATCGCGCAGCTTCCGACGGTTGAGTCTCAGTTGACTTCAGTCGCGACTGAGGCTGAGAACACGAGCATGGAGATCGCGAGGCAGAACATAGCTTCGCTCGCGCCGGTCGCAGCTTCACTGCTGACTCTGTCTAAGAAGACTAAGAACGGATTGAACTACGTCAATCAACTCTCACCGGTCGGATCCGTGGCTTCGACTTCGGCAAAAGCCGGCGACATCTTGGGTCAGCTTGGAAACGTTAAAGACATCGTCGACGCTCTGGTGAACGACGCTTCTGGCATCGCGTCGACACTCGGCGGTATAAGCGGTCCCGGAAATATATCGGGCCCAGCGTCTATCCTTCAGAAAGTAGGCGGCTTCGCGACTTCGGGCGTACTAGCAAACTTGGTTCTCGGTCAACAGCTTCCAACTTCTGTGATCTGCAGGAATCCTATGATGCAACCGCCTTCGTACGCCGGAAGGGCGTTCTTTGGCGAGGGCATGACTCCGAGGATGTCTGTCGACCAGATGTTCTGCAGGCGCATCGCCACGTTCCCAACCAACCCAGCGGGTTCCGGATTGATGTCGTTTCAGATGCAGAACTTTGGGTCTTACGGCGGTGGCATGAGCATCACAAACATGCTGTCGCTGGCGACTCTAGGCGTCGCGACCGCTCCCACTTCAGGCGCCTTAGGTACGCAGATCGCGACGATGGCGGCTTCCGTAGCAAGCATCATGGGCGGATCACCGACCTCGATCGTCGACGCAAGAAGAAGCGACAACGCGATCCCGTTCATGATCGCCTCTTCATCTGCGATGGTCAACGACACGAAGTGTCCGTTCTCAACATCGGTGTTCTCATCGGGCTGGAGACACGCGTGCTCGGTCGGAAACGAAGTCCAGAAATACAATCCCCTATTCTTAGCGACGGCCATCAGTAGTCTATAAATACATCTATGACCATACAGACCACCCGCACAGAGTCAAGATACACCGACATCTACACTAACTTGGACGCGCATCCGGTTAGAAAGGACATCTTTGTACTCAGCGACGCCGACGCGGTAAAGACTTCCATAAAGAACATACTGTTCACCGATAGGTTCGAGCGATTCTTTAATCCCCTCTTTGGGTCGAACATAAAGAGATCGCTTTTTGAGAACATGACGCCCAGCACCGAGATGGACGTTCGCATGTTCGTCGAGACGGCCATAAGAAACTTTGAGCCTAGGGTCGACTACTTAGAAGTATACGTCAACGCGATTCCCGACGAGAACGGATACTACTTGAAAGTCATATTCTCGATAGTCAATAATCCACAGCTGGAAACTTTAAACTTAATTCTTAACAGAGTAAGATAATGGCAAACAACTTCCTCACCACTACCGAGCTGGACTTTGCCAGCCTTAAGAATAGTTTGAAGGCCTATCTGTCCGGTCAGACGAGATTCTCAGACTACGACTTCGACGGCTCAAACATGAGCGTCCTTCTCGACCTGTTGACGTACAACACATACCTCAACAACTTCTACCTGAACATGGTCGGAAGCGAGATGTTCCTCGACAGCGCGCAGCTTCGTGAGTCGATCGTCTCACACTCGAAAGAACTCAACTACATCCCTAGGTCAAAGACCTCGGCGAAAGCGATAGTCAACATAACGATCGTCCCGACCGGAACACCTACGTTTGTAACCATCCCTAAGTTCTATAAGATGTCGACTTCGATCGACAACACGACGTTCACGTTCTCGACCGACTCAGACCACATCGTCTATCCGGGAACCAACGGGTACGTCGCATCGAACGTAGAAATCTACGAGGGATCCGTGGTGACCGAGTACTTCACCGCGTCGAACACCGCTAAGTACGTGCTGCAGTCTGAGAACGTCGATACTAACTCAATCGACGTCACCGTGATCAATTCACAGTATGACAGCGCGAACTCAACTTGGCTCAAGGCAGACAACCTCTATGGTCTGACTTCAACGTCGAACGTGTACTTCGTTCAGGGCTACGGTTCAAATCAATACGAGCTCGCTTTTGGCAACGACGTCACGGGCAAAGCTTTGGTCGCGGGCAACATCGTCAAGGTGAGGTACAGGGACACCCTCGGTGAGCTCGGCAACGGTGCATATAGGTTCTCTAAGGGAACGGCGATCGACGGTTACTCAAACATCACGATCAGCACGGTGACGACTGCGACAGAGGGATCCGAGAGGGAGTCGAACGACTCAATCAAGTTCAATGCGACTAGGTTCTTCACGACGCAGGAGAGGGCGGTCACCTCTCTCGACTACGCGAACTTGGCTAAGGCGCGCTTCCCACAGCTTCAGTCGGTCATAGCATACGGTGGCGAGGACATGACTCCTCCACAGTACGGTAAAGTCGCGGTGTCAGTCAAGCCGTTCGGCACGTCGGGATCCATATCACAAAGCTTGAAGACGAGCATCATCAACTACTTGAATACGAAGAACATCACGACTCAGGCAGTCATCGTAGATCCCGAGTACTTCTACGTAAAGGTAGACGCCACCGTCAACTACAACACCTCGGCGACCAACATAAGCAGCGGTCAAGTTTCTTCGCTCGTCAGAAGCGCGATCATAAACTTCGCGAACACGAACCTTGTTGACTTCGGCGACGACCTGCGCTACTCAAAGCTCGTTGGAGTCATCGACGCCAGCGAGGGTTCGATCATATCGAACGAGACTGAGCTCAAGATCATCAAGCGCTGGAGCCCGACGGCCGGAGCCGACAGCACCCTCACTTTCAACTTCGACAACCAGCTCTACTCTGAGACTGTGTTGTATGAGCTTCCGCAGGGTCACGAGCAGATCGTATATTCGAGCAGCTTCACGTACACCCACACCGACGGAGACGACTACGACGCGTACATCGGCGACAACGGTCTAGGCGTTCTCAACATCTATACGAATCAAAACACCTCCAGCGGTCTGGTTCGAACCATCCTTTCTGCGGCGATAGGCACGGTTGACTACGCGACCGGTGAAGTCAACTTCACGACGAACATAAAGTCTTACACCGGCAACTACATCTCGATCTACGGTAAACCTAAGAACAAAGACATCTACGCCGTACAGAATAAGTTTCTCTTGATCGAGTCGTCGGACGTCACGGTCTCGCTCGTTCCATTCGTCGGTAACAACTAATGCTTCCTACCATTGAGAACATATCGAATCTAGTCGAGAATCAGTTCCCAAGCTTCTACAAAGAAGAGGGACCGAAGTTCATCGCGTTCGTCAAAGCCTACTACGAGTGGCTCGAAGAGACTGGAAAGACGAATGATCTCGGCAGGAACCTGTTCTCATTGAGAGACGTCGACTCAACGACGACGCAGTTCTTAGATGAATTCCGGAAGAAGTACCAGTACGTAATTCCAAAGAACATTCCCGGTGATACGCGATTCTTACAGAAGCACATCCTCGACCTCTACAGGGCGAAGGGATCGATCGACGGACTCAAGCTCTTCTTCAGGCTCCTCTACAACGAAGACATCGACGTCTACATCCCATCATACGACATCCTCAAGCCGTCCGACGGTAAGTGGATCGAGCGGAAGTACATCGAGGGATCGTACAGCGACTACAACCAATTCTTTGAAAACAAAGCGATAACGGGTTCTCAGTCGGGCGCGACCGCTTACGTTGAAGCTTACGTCAAGAACTTCATCAACGGTCGCGTGATCCACTTGTTCTTCTTGAGCGATATTCGCGGATCATTCGTCGTCGGTGAAAGGATAGCCTACGACGGTCTCGACTTCAACTTGGCTCCTAAGATTCAAGGATCGCCGGTTACCATCGACGTAACCGGCACTACTCCGAACAACGCGACGGGCGACACCCTGCTTCCGTCGGCCGCTAACGGATCCGGCGTTGGACTCAAGACGCTCGCGTCTTCCGTGCGAATCGCGGGCTCGGCAAACGCCACGATCGACTTTAAGATCGTCGATGGGGGTTCTGGATACACTACTTCACCAAGCATCACGATCTCCACTGGATCCAACACGACTGGTACGGGCGCAACGTTCTCAGGCGTCATACTGAGCAACGTCTCAAGCTTCTCGTACTCCTTGAGCTACATAAACAACCTAATCAACAGGATCGCCAACCAGTCGTTCAACGCTTTAACTTCTGTCGCGAATACGACTGAATACATCTCATTCGCGAACAACACCTACGCCAACGGTGACTACGTTCAATACACGGCTGCGGCTGGAAACACCGCGCTCTCGGGATTATCGAACGGAAGCTACTACTTCGTCCGCGGCGCGAACTCAACCGCTCTCCAGCTCGCGGCCGGCAACACGATAACCTACAACACAAGTCCATTGAACTTGACGGCCGGTGCCAGTGAAACCGGTCACTACCTTTCTTTGGTCCCCATCACCAATCTTGCGATCAACGCGGTCACCTACGGTTCGACGCTCAACAACGCCTCGCTCAGCACCGTTCTCGACACCGCCTTGACGAGCCAAACCATATCCATCGGTAAGATCTCTCAGTTGACCGGAATCAACTTAGGTTCTGGATACGACGGGTACGTAAACATTCAGGTCACCGAGCCTAAGCTAGCGGGCTACGGGATACCTGATGGTTCGGGCGGTGTGGTCGGCAACAACGCCGTCGTCACAGGCAACGTCGTCTTGGGCACGGGTCTCGTGCAAAACGTCGTCGTTAAAAACTCAGGCTACGGCTACCATACGCTCGGTGAACCAATACAGCTCTTCAACTCCACGCAGTCGAACACGAATCAGATCACTCAGGGAACCATCAACCTAGGTGCGGTCGGCTTCAGTGAGGGTTTCTGGCAAGGAACACAGAGCTTCCTCGACAGCAATAAATACATTCAGGACAGTCACTTCTATCAAGAATACTCTTACGAAATCAAATTCGTAAAGTCGATCCATAAATACATTGATATTCTAAGAGAACTGGTGCATCCTACAGGAAACAAAGTATTTGGTAAAACCCTAATAACGGCAAAGAACGATGAACAGCAGGTCGACATTGACAACACCTTCAGTCTGTACAGGATTCTCGGCTCCGCTCTATCACCAACCACGAACACGTCAGTCGATGTGTTTACTCTCAACGTTTCAAGGCTAGTGTAATATGCCATCGACTTATACATTTACCGCGGGCCAGATCCTCACCGCCGCTGACTTAAACGCTAAGTTCGCACAGACCGCAGTCGACGCGGCGAACTCTTCAGTGGCAAACACCGGCACACTCGCCGAAGCAAGGCTTCCGTACCGGATGAACCAGAACGTCCGAACGACCGACAGCGTTCAGTTCGTCGATGGTGTGTTCACAGGCAACCTTACGATCTCCGGCACCACAACTTACGTAAACACCAGCGTTCTTGACATCAAAGACAAGAACATTACTCTCGCCAAGGGATCGGCGAACAGCTCAGCCGCAAACGGTGCCGGATTCAACATCGAGGGTGCTAGCGTAAACTTCACCTACGACGACAGCAGCAACATGATGATCCTTGATCACCTGTTGAGCATAGGCAATAGCACAGTCAACGCGGTCTTTGGATACAACGCATCGCAGCTTTCAGGCGGTCAGTTCATAGGTAACGTCAACAACTACTTCCAAGTCATCGCGACGAACGCGAATAATGGCACCAGCGCTTCTGGCGACTACGTTGTTGCGGATGACCAAGGTGTAGGTAGCAATAGCTACGTTGATATGGGCATCAACAGCACCCAATGGTCGAACACACAATGGACCATCAACGGGCCGTCGGACTCATACCTCTACTCGCATGGCGGCGCGCTGGCCATAGGTACGGCTGAGAACTACCACACAAACTTCTTCGCGAATGGTACCCTCGCCAACAACGAGGCGATGAGGATCGATTCAGGCGCGAACGTCAACATCGGCAATACGAAAGCCGGCGCGACTTCTTTGACGATCGGTAACACGACTGTCAACACCGTCATCAACTCATCTTCTTTCAACATAAACACGGTCTTTACGGCGAACTCAACGGTAGTCAACGCGGTGTCTTATCGCGTAAACACTCAGTTCATAGCCAACTCAACCGGTGTCTATTCTACCGGAACGGTCAACGCCAACGCATTCATGACCACGACGGTCACTGTAAACACTTTGGCGATCGCGGTCGGCTCGAACGTAACGATCAACACTACTTCTTACAAAGTAGGCAACTCGACGGTATATGCAAACGTCGTTGCCGGTGAGTTGACCCTCTCGTCGAACAGCACGAACTCAGCTCTCATCAATTCAACTTCATTTACCGGAACTGCAAACAACGCTTCGTACCTCGCGAACGTAGCAGCAGCGGTCTACGTGCAGAACACCGACTCAAGGACCCTCTCCGGAAACTTAGCTTTCTCGGGTGCGAACGTCTACTACAGCTCGGGATTGTTCGTAGGAACTAAGCTCGTCGTAAACACCAGCACGTTCTTCGTGGGTAACTCAACGGTCAACACGATCACTACGGAAGGTCAGATCTCACTCTCCGGCCAAACGATCAACTCGACGGCGTACACCGGTCTTTCTTATACTGCGAACAACTCATCTTACTTAGGTGGAATCGCCGCGGCGAACTACGTTGCAAACACCGGCTCCGGCTTGATTGCAAACAGCACGGGTACATTCATCAACCCGAACACCGGCATCGTGGCGAACAGCACCGGCGTGTTCGTGAACTCCTCGTACATCGCGACGATCTCATCGAACAACGCCTCTTACTTAGGTGGCGTCGCGGCAGCGAGCTACGTCAACACCACTGGAGCCTACACCATCTCCGGCGTGCACACCCACTCCGCGAACATGGTCTTCAGCAACGGCAACGTGATCATAGCGAACGGTGGGTTCGGTACCAATACACAGGTCTTGATCTCCAACGGAACCTCGATGTACTGGGGAACGTTCTCTGCGAACGACGCAGTCTCGCTGGGAGGTGTCAACGCCGCCGCCTACGTGGTCAACACAGATTCTAGAACTCTGTCGGGCAACTTAGTTCTTTCCGGCGCGAACGTCACAGTAACCGGAAACATGAGATTCGCCAATGGGTCGCAGCTCATCGCTAACAACGGGTTCGGTACGGCCGGTCAAGTTCTCGTATCCAACGGAACGAGCATGTATTGGGGTGCCGGCGGCATCACTGTCTACTACGCTAACGGAACGCAGGCGTATCCATAATGTCTAATATAACTACAAAGTACTTCAGCGAAAAAATCGGCGAGTCGATCAAGCGCGAGATAGCGAACGGCGTCTACTACTTCGCCGTCGGTAGGTACACTCCTTGGCCGGATGAAGACAATCCAAACACCGCCTACGACACCACCGACTCGATCAACGAGTTCTCAAGGCACTTGGTCGCCGGCAAGCGCGTTAAGAGTGAAGACGTCACGAACTTGATCCGCAGGTACTTCTGGGGCAGCGGCAACACCTACGCCATGTATGACGACACCGACACCGAGCTGTACAACAAGCAGTTCTATGTGATCAACTCATCCGAAGCAGTGTATAAGTGTTTGTTCAACAACGGCAACACCGCTTCTACTTCAGAGCCTACTCTCGTTCAGAATAATATATTTCAGACCGCCGACGGCTACATGTGGAAATACATGTACTCGATTAGCTCATCGAACAATACGAAGTTTTCGACCGGATCATACATACCCGTCGAACCCAACACAACCATCACCGCCGCGGCGGTTAACGGCGCGATCGATGTCGTTATACTCACGAATCCAGGCGTCGGCTACACCGGATACATCACGGGCTCAGTCGCGCAGGTCATCTCCAATACGCTGTTCAGGTTGACTTCAACCTCGGCTCTCTCGGTCGACAGCTTCTACTACAACTCATCGGCGTTCTACATCTATAACGGTACGGGCGAAGGCCAGCTGACGAACATCTCAAACTACGTCGTCAATGGTTCTGGTTACTACGTCTATACCGAAGACGCGTTGAACAGCCCAGCGCTCGACGCCACGTCTGAGTTCCGTATAGCTCCACAGATTCGCATCACAGGTGATGGATCGGGCGCGAAAGCCATCTGCACCGTCAATACCTCGACAGACGCTTTGATGGGCATCGACGTCATCAGTCCAGGAAACAACTACTCCTACGCGAATGTACAGATCATATCGAACCCGTCATACGGTTCAAACGCGACTGCGAGGGCAATCATCCCTCCCTTCGGTGGACACGGCTACGACGCCCACGCCGAACTGGGATCTAAGCTTCTCGGCTTCTCCGTCTTCTTCAACAACAACGAGAGCGGATCGATCTCTACCGAAGTCTCGATTCGTCAGGGCGGACTCATCAGCTCACCGCAGAAGTACACAAAGCCCGCATACGCGAACGTAGCTTTCAACGCCTTGACTGCCGTATCAAACACCGACGACACCATTGCGATCACAAACGCAAACACCTACTTCAACTACGGCGACAGGGTGATCTATAGGACCGACACCGGAAACAACGCGATCGGCGGTCTGGCGAACGGTACACACTACTACGTGTCTTCGGCGAACTCAACGAAGATCAAGTTGGCAGCGACTCTCGATGGAACATCCATCAACCTAACCGCAGGATCTTCTGAGACCGGTCACAGGCTCTTCACGACCAATACGTTCTCGACGAACACTTTCAACGCGCTGACGACACTCTCGATCACCACCGGATTGAACACATTCACGAACAGCGAGATCATCACTGGAACGACTTCTGACGCGACTGCGAGGGTGGGTTTCGCCAACGCGACCACGGCGAAGGTCGTCATGATCTCAGGCAACTTCATATCGAACAGCACGTTTGGTGAAACTATTGTCGGAGAAACATCGGGCGTATCGGCAACTATCAATACAAACGGTATAAATAATCCTGACATAGAACAATTCTCATTCAGAGTCTTGCACATAGACAACGTTGAGTACATCCAGCGCTCAGACACCGAGAATGAGCAGGGTTATTTGATAATAACGATTTAAGGACCGCCATGCCCACGCAGCTTAGCAACAACATCTCCACGGTAATCAGCACGACTTACCTCGATGATTTCAGTGAGTCGAACAGGTACTATAAGATCCTGTTCAGGCCGTCTACCGCTGTGCAGGCAAGGGAACTCAACCAGATCCAGTCGATCCTTCAGAATCAGATCTCAAGGCTCGGCGACTACAGCTTCAAAGACGGCTCGATCGTCGACGGCGTTCACATCACTTACAGGTCTAAGCTTCCGTTCGTCAGGTTGAATGATACATTCACGACGAACACCTCTCAAGCCGTCACCGTATACGACAACAACTACCTCATCACCAACAGCTCGAACGGTACTATCGCGGTCAAAGCCTACATCGCCTACTCGGCGCGTGGATATAAGGCCAACTATCCAGACACCAATCGCTGGTACCTCACCTACGTTCAGACGGGTAAAGACGGCTCGAACAACGACGTCAATGAGTTTCAGTCGGGCGACACTCTCTATGTCTACGACACGACTCAGACTAAGTCGGCGGCGCTCGATGCCGGTAAGCTCATCGATACCATCACGATGCTTACGACTAACGCGACTGTCAACGCCACTGGTTACGGCTATGGATTGACTGTCTCAGACGGCGTCATCTATCAGAAGGGTTTCTTCTCGACCGTCAATACTCAGACGATCGTCGTTCGCAACTATGACCAGAACGTAAACAACTACGTGGTTGGCTTTGAGACCACTGAGACGATCGTCACCGAGAACCAAGACTCCTCACTCTACGACAACGCGATCGGTTCACCGAACTACAACGCTCCAGGTGCCCATCGCCTCAAGTTGACTCCGACACTCGTAGCAAAGCTTCGCACGGAAGCGTCGAACAACTTCTTTGCGATCGCAGAGTTTGAGAACTCAACGACGGTTACACAGAAAGCTTCGCTCGATCCAAGCGCGCAGCTCATGGCTTCGATGGCCAAGAGGACCTACAACGAGTCGGGCGACTACGTCGTTCGTCCCTTCTTCCTCGATTCGGAAGCCGACGCTGCGAACACCTCGGCGTTCTACTACAAGCTTTCACCCGGTCTGGCTTACGTCAAGGGTTATGAAGTCGAGAAAGTCTCAGACGTATACGTCAACTCACCTCGAGCCGTCAATACAAACATTGAGCAGAACATTGGCATCACCTGCAACATGGGCAACTATGTTGTAGTCGACGAGGTCGAAGGTCTGTTCAACAACGAGACCCTCGCCGAAGTCACCCTCTACGATACTGCTCAGAACTCACTCTCGGATCGTGAAAACGCAAGCGCGTCGCCGTCTGGCTCGATCGTAGGCTACGCGAACGTTCGCGGCATGCAGCACTTCAGCGGAACCAAGGGTCTCTACACTACTCAGTACGCCCTATACATCTTCAACATCCGCATGAACTCCGGCAAAACTTTCGCCAACGATGTTAAAGCTTTCTATCAAAGCACCGGCGTTGGATATGCAAAGGCCGACGCGGTTCTAGAATCCGGTGTAACTGTCCTTAAAGACTCAACACTCGCGGCAGCTGTGTTCCCAACGGGCTTCGGCGCGGTAAAGACTCTCGTGGTCAACGGCGCGGCTTCTTCGGACACGACCTTCAACTTCCGTCAGATCAGCTCGACCACGATGGCGTCGAACGGTTCGGCGATCTTTAACCTCGACACCGCGGCAGCGGGCGGCACGGAGCGGCTAGGGATCTCGGTCGGCAACTATACTTCGGCTGCCATCCTCAATCAATTCAACGTCGTCGCTGGAGCCGCGGCTTACACGTCAAACATCGCAGGTTCTGTGTCTATAACCTCAGGCAGCGTAAACGTTACGGGTACTTCGACCACGTTTACAACGGCGATCGCGAACGGTGAACTCATCAGGGTCGCCAACTCATCGGCCACAGTCTACTATCAAGTCAACCAAGTCGCGAACAACACGTTCATGAACTTGATCAGCATTCCGGCCGCGACTTACGCGACCTACAACGTCGCACACTTCTACCCTGAAGGTCACCACTTCAATGTAACGTCGATCAACGCGATCGCCGGCGGCATTTCCTTCAACATCAACACCGGTCTTACGCTCGCTTCCGGCTCAATGACTGTATACGCATCGTATCCCGTTAGCAAATCAACCGCCGTTCAAGCTAAGAAAGACGCGAACGAAGGGACTTGGGTCAAGATCGACTGCTCCAACAACGCGGCCACTTCGGTCGGACCATGGGACCTCGGTCTCGTCGACGTCTACAACATCAAGAACATCTATGTCGGCACGACGTACGCGAACACCAATCCCGAGAGGAAGCAGTGGTTCTCGCTCGACAACGGTCAGCGCGATGATCTCTACGATCACGCTAAGATCTCGGTGAAGCCTGCATACGCTTCAAGCATCACTGGATCGACTAAGCTTCTCATCGAGCTCGATCACTTCACGGCAAACACTTCTGCAGGCGTCGGATTCTTCACGGTCGACTCATACCCGATCGACGATGCCAACACCGCGAATACTACCGCTATCACTACCGCTCAGATCCCAACGTTCCAGTCGAACAAGGGATACGTCGACCTTCGCAACGCCATCGACTTCCGTCCGGTCAAGTACAACACCGCGACCGTAACGACGACCGTCGGTTCGGCCACGATCAATCCAGTCGTGTCGAACACCTCGTTCAACATTACGTCGACGAATCAGTACATCGCCGAACCCGACTCAACCTTCTCAGGCGACTTCGAGTACTATCTGCCTCGCTACGACGTGGTCACCATGGACGTTGCAGGCAAGGTGCTCGCCAAAGCTGGTCAGTCTGCGGTTATACCTAAGGTGCCATACATCGAGAACGACGTCATGCCGATCGCGGAGGTGTTCGTTCCACCGTACCCGTCGCTGACAGTCAAAGAAGCTGAGACTTATAATCGCAAAGATCTCTCGATGAGGATCTCGGTCAAGACGACCAAGCGCTACACGATGAAGGACTTAACTAAGTTCGATGATCGAATCAAGCGCCTTGAGTACTACGTCGTGTTGAACGCCCTTGAGCAGCAAGCCAAGGACATGAACGTTCCTTCGGCCGCCGATCCAACGCTGAATAGGTTTAAGAACGGTATCTTCGCTGATCCATTCAACTCATTCAACAGCGCCGACGTAACAAACATTGAGTTCAAAGCATCGATCGACCCGCAGGCGACTGTGCTTCGTCCATTCTTCAATGCTTATCCCGTCGACTTTAAGTACGACACCGCCAACTCAACGACTGTGATCAACGGCAGCACCGTCACTGTGCCTTTCTCTCACGTCCAGTACATTCGTCAGCCGTACGCGACGAAGTACAGGAACTGCACCGAGTCGGTCTGGCAGTGGAATGGTAAGGTCGACCTCTATCCATCATACGACTTCTTCCGCGACGAAAAGCAAGCAAACAACATCAACGTCAATATCGACAATTCTGCTCCTTGGAAAGACTTTGCCAACTCTCCGTTTGGAACCAACTACGGTGACTGGAGAACAACAAAAACTTCTACTAGGGAGGAGTCAGTAAGAGGTAGAACAACTAACGAAGGTGGTGGTCAATGGTCAAGAACTGTTACAGATTCGACTATTACTACGACTACGCAGCAGCGCACCGTATCACAGATAAAAGTCGACACCGTAAACGAGAAAGTTGACCTTGGAAACTACGTATCAGACTTCTCAATCAACCCGTACCTTCGCAGCAGGGTAGTGGCTTTCGTTGCTACGAACCTCAAGCCAAATACGACTATGCACGTCTTCTTCGACGGAAAGAACGTCGACGCTTACTGCGCCCCCGGTGTTTTAAGCAACGTAGCAAATCCTCCTTCGGGAAAAGAAGATGGAATAGTGAATCAGAATGGCGCTTATGGTTCTCCATTGGTTACTTCGGCCGATGGAAAACTGTACGGCGTGTTTAAGATTCCGGAAGGTATGTTTAGAACCGGTGACCGCGTGCTTAGGATCGTCAACGTAAGTGACTTGGTGACCGGAGCAGACGCGATCATCACATCGGCGACCGGCACTTATTCGGGTCAGAACATCTCAGTCACCAAGCAGTCGACCACGCTTAATCTTTCACAGCCTAAGATAAGCTTTAGCTCTAATACTCAGACACAGACTATTGTTGATAGAGATGTAACAAACGTTCGAACTGAAACTGGCGGTCGTCCAGAGCGTGATCCTATCGCCGAAACGTTTAAGATCACTCGTCCGGAAGACGGTTCATCTGGCATCTATATGACGAAGATCGGCGTGTACTTCTATGCGAAGGACAGCAATCCAAATAACGGTATCACGATATTGATAACTGAGACGAACAACGGCTTCCCCGATACTTCGGTCATCGTCGGTGAAGGACGCATCCTCTCAGCCAACGTTACCACGAGCACGACCGGTACGGTTGAGACTCAAATAACGCTTAATCAACCTGTGATGCTTACGGCAGATAAAGAATATGCGTTCGTCGTGATGCCTGACGGCAATTCACCCGAATGGCTCATCTGGACGGCTGAGACCGGCGGTGTCGATGTCAACACCGGCGAGAACGTCTTCAGCAACCCATACGCCGGAATCATGTTCGTCTCGGCGAATATGTCGGCATGGACACCTATCCAGAAAGAAGACATCAAGTTCAACATCTATCGCGCTTCGTTCTCAGTCGGCACCTACTACGCTTACTTCAACAACGAAGACGATGAGTACATCACGACTGGTGGATTCACCCGTGCAAACTCATCGGTGGCGATCGAAGTCGGTGACTTGGTCTACGGCGCCAACTCGACGGGTGGTCCAAACACGGCCGCCAACGCCGCGTTCGGTAGGGTACAGTATGTAGATGAAGCCAACGGTGTTGTCTACCTCGATGGTTCGACGAACGGTAAGTTCTACGCGGCGAACAACATCAACGTCTACAGGACGCCAGATCCGTCAAATACGACTTACATCACGAACACCTACTTGATCGCCAACGCCACGATCAGCACCGTTGACAACCTTGTGTATCAAGCGGTGGTTCCAAAGTTCGCTACGATTCAACCGATCTTGACCGACGTATTCTACGACTACAAGGGAACCGACGGTTCATACATCAAAGACACCTCGTATCAGAGAGTCGTCGGTGAGACTGAGTACGAGTACCTCGATAAGTCAAGGTACGCGGTCAGTAAGTCGAACGAAGTGGCGAGCATGGCCGGCGGAAAGTCTTCTACGTTCCGCATCGCGCTTGGTACGTCGACTTCATACGCATCGCCGGCTATCGGTCTCGGAAGAAAGTCTTCACTCTTCGTCAAGAACATAATCAACAACGACGCGACGAATGAGTACACGAGGTACGGAAACGCCAACACGAAGTACGTGTCGAAGAAGGTAGTTCTCGCCGACGGACAAGAAGCCGAAGACTTGAAAGTCATGATTACGGCCTATCGCCCGATCGACACCGACGTCAAGGTCTATGGAAAGTTCTGGAACGCTTCAGACCCTGAGACGTTCGACAGCAAGAACTGGACTCTTCTCTCGTACCTCAACGACAGCGACCTCGTATACAGCAGCCCGACAGATCGCGAAAACTTCTATGAGTACGAGTTCGGTATACCCGCGACGACGACTTACACCAACGACGCCTACCTCGACGCGACGAACAGCAGCATCTTGACCTACGTCAACGCGGCTGGGTCTAAGTTCTCAAGCTACAAGATCTTCGCTGTCAAGATCGTGCTTCTTTCCTCAAACGCCGTCAGGATCCCGATGATCAACGACATCAGGGCCGTCGCGCTTCAGGTATAAATATGAATAGCAACGAAAACTTAAAGAGGTTAGGTTCTAACCCAGGCGCGGTGGTAAACACCGACCATCCGGGACTCAAGGCGTACCGCGAGGCTAGGGAACGGGTTAGACAGAGAAACAAAGACTTTGAACAGCTGAAGACTGAAGTCACCGAGCTCAAGTCGATGCTGAACCAAATACTAGAGAAGTTGGACAAATGACGATAGCGATCGCAAACGTAGATACAACGACCGACTCATTCGGCCAGTGGATCACGAAGACAAACGTCTTATCGGACGCTATGTCGAACAAAGTTGTCACCACGAACTCAAACACGGCGGTAGGCAACGCGGCGGTCTCATCGGCTTTCTCAGCGAACGCCCTCTACGCAAACACCCTCTCGGGCGGCAACAACTCGGTCACCGCTCCTCTCGCCGTCGCGACCAACACGTCTTTCACGGCGAACGTAGCTTTCAACGGGTACAGGACCAACTTAGGTCTCGGCGCAAACGTTTCCGTAAACTCGGGCAACAGCACTTTCAGGGTGCTGACGGTCAACTCCGCCGCTTCCAACACACTCGTCGCAACTAAGATCTCGTTCGGTGACTTGTATGATATGAACGTTGCGTCGGCCGGCAACGGCGAAGTGTTGGTCTATACGTCCAACGGCAACTACTGGTACAACACCAACTCGGTCAACATAAATACTACGACAAACACCGTGACTTTCTCTGGAAACATCGTCGTGTCGGGCATCCAATACGGGAACGGACAATCGTTCAGTTCATTGGTCGTCTACTACGCGAACGGTGTCCAAGCATTTCCAACATAAGCGTAAACGATGGCAGCGCTACTTAAAATCAATACCGCTACGAGTCCAGTCTCCCTCAAGCAAGCTTCTGGGACCGACTACGACTATGCTGTGAACCTGATACTTACGCAGTTCACGACCTCGACGTCGAACGCGAACATCACGGTTAATCCGGCGAACACCACGGGTTTGACGCTGATCGGTACGTTTACTGATACGTACTTGAACGCCACGCCGGGACAACACCCGATTGGTACCACGCCGCTGTCCGTGACCTATAACTTCTACCAAGATCAGCAGGCTGCGTCAGAATCGATCACGCGTCCAATCGAGTTTGACACGACGATCAAAGAACAGAACGACACGACTTTGAACGCCGACTTGATCGCGACCGCTTTGGCTAACTTAGCGTCGACCGGCGTAGGTGCTTATGCCCTTCAGCCAACTTCACCGACGGGCGGCACTTGGGTTTCAATAAGCACGATTACCAACACACTCGACGCGGTCACAACGAACACCACTCAGCTTTGGAAAAAGACGGCGGCTGCTTCTACGCCATCTACCCTTAGGCCGATCAAGCTCAACACCGGTACTTCTCCAATCTCATTGAAGGAGATGTCGGACGCCGAGATCCAGTCGCTCGCCGCGCGCTTAAAGAATCGATTGATCGCGACCGGCATCGGTACGTACAAGATTCAAGGCACCACACCGGTAGGTGGAACATGGGTTACGTCAGGCGCCTCGTTCCTTGACACGACTAGAACCTCGTCGTCGGTTTCTTACTCCGGAACGTATACCGGCACCTACACCGGAAGCTACACAGGAAGCTACAGTGGAACGTATTCCGGTACGTACACCGGAAGCTACATCGGCACCTATAGTGGCAACTATACTGGAACCTATCGCCCATCGTTCAACGGATACCTTGGCGGCTTCTTTACCGGTACATACACGGGCTTCTATAGCGGGACTTACATCGGAAGCTATACGGGCGGCTACACCGGAAGCTACACTGGAAGTTATACTGGAAGCTACACAGGAAACTATACGGGTGGATACGCTGGCGATACGTTAAATAACGACAGCAGCACAGTCTCAACAGTCTACTTATGGGTAAGGACGGCATAATATGGCAAGGAAGATTATAAATCCTAGGTGGGGCAACGACGAGAAGACGGCTATTCTCGCTACGTTTAAGTACGACGACGGTCGCGAACTCGTCGCATCGATCAGCAACGTCGACGACACGATGAATCCTGATTGGAAAGAAATCATGGATACTTTCGGCGTTGAAATGTTGGATCAGAACACGGGCGACGCGCTTGAAAGCCACATGAAAAGAAAAGCTGAACGGGCCGAACGCGCTAAGATCGACCAAGATCGCGCGATGAAAGAAAACTTGTTCAACTTGAAAGCCGAAGCCTTCGACATGGAAATCGTGAAGAACTCTAAGAACAGAGACGTCAAGAACAAGATCCGCAGGGCAGCCACTCCGACGGAAGTTCTCGTCTATACAGCTCTCCTTCACATGCTCGAGGATCCGTTGGCTAAACCCATGGCCTAATCATGAACGGCTTTCTTTATGTGGCTTCACAGAGCGCCGCTTTCTATAAGTCAGCGGTGAACTCTGCAATATCCCTCCGTGATAATTATCCTGAAGCAAACATTACGCTCTTCACGCACGCCGACTTCGTTCAAGAGTCGGACCGCAAGTTCTTTGATAAGATTGAGACTGGGATCCCGATCCATAAGCGCGCCAAGATGTACGGCATGGCTAGGACGCCTTACGAGAAGACTTTCTACCTAGACGCCGATACTGAAATTAGATCTGAGAATATCAAAAAAGTATTTGACATCCTAGGAAACAATGATATAATGTTTACTAGGATTATATCAAAAGTTTCTAAAGATCGATTGATTGATTCCAACAATAATCTAGAGTATCACGGCGGTGTGGTTCTTTATAATTCAAAGAAGCTTACTCTTCAGTTGATGCAGGATTGGTATGAGACTTACCTGATCCAAGACCGTACGCCGTGGAGTCAAAGTCCGTTCGCCAGATTCAATCCTAAGATGAGACCATGGGATCAGTTCACCATCTGGTACTTATTGAACGTAGATCCTAAATATAAAAAGATCAAGCACGACTTTTTTCCAGACGGCGGACACTCGTTCAACTATATAAGTCTGTTTGAAAACTATGAAGAATTCAAAGAAATCGAACAGATCGTTTATCATCATACTATTCCACGTGACAGGATAGAAAATGCAGTCCTTATCAGACCTAAATCCGGACTTACTGAAGACTTTAACTGAGTTCAGCAACTTCTTCTATGGGCGTGACTTCTCACACCTTGAGTCCTTGATCGGTTCAGACGAAAAAAGAAAAAACGTCAGTGTCAAGTCGATGGCTCTGGAAGCGGTCGGCGAGGAGTACTTGAGAAACGCTCTCAAAGAACCCCCGATGAAGTACGGATTCCCTAGACACTCTTGGGGACTGGAGCTCGTGATGGATCGCCGATACATCGACGACAGGGAGCTCTTGGATAAGTCGCAGGCTGCCAACGATAAGCTGATGAACTTCTTCGGCGCGCGAAACAACGCCCTTCAGATGTTTTATCCGTCCGGCGGCTACATCGGCTGGCACACGAACTGCAACGCTCCGGGATTCAACATCGTCCTCTCCTGCAACCCAGGAGCCAAGGGATACTTTGAGCACTACGACCACGTCAACGATAAGTTCGTTAGGTACGAAGATAAGCCGGGATGGAACTGCAAGGTCGGGTACTTCGGCCCCGACACCGAACCGGAGAAGATGTATTGGCACTGCGCCTACACCGACACCCCTCGATTGACGTTCAGCTACGTCATATACGACAAGAACATTTGGGAAGACATGGTGGATGACATCGGAAGAGCCGATTAAGTTCATATGTTTGAAGTGGGGAACTAAGTATGGACCCGAGTACGTCAACAGGCTTCATGAATCAGTACGGAGGCTATATCTTAAGCCTCACCGCTTTCTTTGTTATACTGATGATCCTCGAGGCCTTAGACCCGAAATCGAAGTAAAGAACATTGAGGAGCTTCGCAGGGTTAAGAACACCTGCTTCACTATGGAGAAGCTCTTCTTATTCGACGGTCTCGACTTCGAGGGACCGTACTGCCTTCTCGACATAGACATACTTATACAGTCCGACATCACGTCTTACTTCGATGAGTATAAGTTCGTAGAACCTAGGTTCACGATTTCATCGGCGATGCATTCATACATTAAAGTCGCGCCTATATTCTCGCAAGAAGGAATGTGCTACGTCAACAGCTCGTTCGTGACTTGGACCGGCGATCAGCTTAAGTGGCTCCCCGACTTCTACATGGCGAACAAAGATATTATCGACTATAAGTATAGAGACTTAGATACTTTCTTGTTTCACACCGTCTTAAAGAAGATGCGTTTTCACCCACAGGATATGATCTATTCTTTTAATCACGAAAAGAAGCGCTTAGACTCGCCGATAGTCATGTTCAATACTTCCCACGGTCGCGGCGTCGAGCTGCACGAGGGACCTACTTGGGCAAAGGAGTTGTGGGAATCGTATGATAGTGAATCAGGATCCGCTCGTCTTCTAAGCGAACCTGTCGCTGCGCCGCGGTCGTCATGATCTTCTTCTTGAGATACATAACCCTTCCATACTTATTGATGAAGGTATCGTCCCCATAGTGTTCGCTCGTGTGCTTGAATATGTCGTCCATAAGCATCTGATACAGGTAGTGGTGTGAGTCTCCCACCCATCCCATCACCGAAGAGTTTCCGTTGCAGAAGAACCTCTCCTTGTTCTTATAGTCGAGCTTATCAACGAGCCTCCACCATTCGTCGTTCTTCCATACCGTGTCCACCACTTTCAACACGCCCTGCTGAACGTCTTCCACTAAAAAATCGATGTTCTTCTTTATGAGTATGTCAAGGTCGAAGTACAGGTTTATTCCCGGACTACATATATCTTTGTTGAACAACAGTATCTTATTCCACCAAGTGTCGAGCTCGAACCGTGTTACGTCTATGAACTCAATGGGTCGATCCGTCTTCCAATCGGAGTCTGTCAGGCAAGTCATCTTGAATTCATGCGTTAAATACTTACGCACTTGGTCGTACAAGTTCTCGACGTGCTCTATAGAATACCTTGGCTTTACGAGTACACAATAAACGTTTATCATGGATCAGACCGTTAAGTTTATAGTTTTGAAGTGGGGAACCAAGTATGGTCCCGAGTACGTCAACAGGCTATTTAGGACTTTAAAAGCGACTTACTCCGGTCCCTTTGAGTTCTACTGCTTCACCGACAACAGTCGTGGTGTCGAGTGCAGGACGTATCCCATTGAGATGCTTCCGCTCTTTAAGTCAAACGTATTTACCGCGTGCAAGCTCGATCTATTCAATAAGCTTCCGTTCAAGGGACCATATTGTTTTCTCGACCTCGACCTACTCATCCTTAAAGACCTCAAGCCGTACTTCGATGAATACGGCTTCAATGAGCCTAGGATGATATACAACTATTGGACTGAGACCGAAAGGATCTATAGGTCGTACTATACGGGCGACTGCTACGTCAATAGTTCATTCGTGACGTGGGACGCCGACCAGCTAAGGTGGATGCGCGAGAGATTCATTGAGAACCAAGAAGTGATCTCTTTCAGGTTTAAGACTCTCGATAAGTTCATATACTATAGCAGTCGCAAGGATATGAAGTACCACCCGCGCGGGGTGGCGTACGCCTACAGCTTTGGCTCCGACCACCCATTTGACGTCGAACCCTATAAGCTAAGGGATCAATACATATCGATATTCAACACTTCACATAAGAAAGGCGTCGAGCTACACGACGCAAACGGATGGGCTAGAGATGTTTGGACCCGGTACGACTGAACTTGACTACATCGTAGAATTAAACAGGATTCTAAATGAACTGTTTAAGCATCTTCAAAGCAGGAATCTAGACTACGTCTATAGGTTCTATGCTATGCACAACGAAGAAAAGATGCGAAATCGCAACTTCATCGCGATGGAGGCTATAAGGAAGAACTTTAAACAACTAAACAACGTCGCGATCGTGAACAGCAGCAGTCCCGTCGCCCTAACACACTTCTTAAAGAAGGAGTACAAATCTTCAGTGACACTGATTTCAGACCACCCGTCTTTTGAAATGTCGCTGGGATTCTTTCAGAGATTCTTTAAGGCGAACACCATAGTCAAAAGCGTCTTCTTTGAAGACGTCGATCTATCTTCATACGACTTGGTGATCTTGTCTGAGTTTGAATACTTGGTTCCTCTCGATATGCTCAAGCACGTTAACTTCGGTGATTCACCTATAATGGCTCTTCAGCATATCCAGCACGTCAACGATCACAACAGTCGACACATAGTCATGTGCATCGAAGACTTACTTGAGCTGTGCAACTTTAAGACTCTACTCGACTCAGGCGAGACCCTCAATATAGACAATAGGTTCGTCTATCACGCCTTGGGAGTGAAGTGATCCGGAGGAGTCAAGATGATCTTGACGTGCTCGTCGAGCCACCATGGGTCTGCAGCGTGAATGTATTTCTCGTTAGCATCTTGCTTTAAGATCTCGTCGACCTGAGGATCTTCCCACGCCATAGGGAAGTCGAGCCAGTGACCGAGCGACTTGATGTATTGGCGTCTGTACAAGTATAGAAGTTCTTGGCTGATGAAGAAGGGCGGCACCTTCATCCATTGAATGAGCTGAGGCATGTTGCCCCAAGTCGGACCGCCGCGAAGCCTCGTCTGCTGGTGCGTCAAGATGTTCTTATCTCTGCCTATGACGACCGGTTGAACCTCGATGCCTAGACTCTGACACTTCTCCATGAACTCATAAATCGGTGGGACTTTAGGCAGCCACTTCTCAATGTATGGGTTGCTGATGCTCGTAACGGCGTACTTCTTGCCGCCCATGATGTTTAAGTCAATCTTATCGATGTTGTTCCAGTAGTAGTTGAACGGCTCTTTGTAGTGAGGGATGAAGTATCCATCGGGCTTGAGCGCGTCTTTCCAACCGTGAACTTCAGGGTGCATGCTGAAGATCTTACCGAAGAGGTGATTGCCCGAACCCTGTGGACCGAATAGAACTATAATCTTCATCAGTTCTTCCTCAGCTCAAAGTAGAGCCTGTTGCCGTTGTCTTTCTTGAACGACTCAAGCTTACAGTCGTGGATGCTGGCGATCTTATACGCGGTCTCAAAGTCCCATGGATAGATGTCGACCCATGGACCATTCTTGTGCACTTCACCGGGATTCGCCCTGACGTAGATCGTGCCTCCGCGCATAGTCAAGTCGATGACTTTCTTGAACCTTGCGTTGATGTCGTCGAAGTCGCCGAAGTTGATGCTGCCGAAGACGATGACGTGGTCATAGGATTCGTTGGGAACGTTGTAGTCTAGAATGTCTACCATGAAGTCGGCTGAGTTGTTGAAGGCGTCGATGCCTACCAAGTTAGGGATCCTAGCTTTAAACTGATTGAACCCACATCCTACGTCGAGGACTGCCTTTGGGTTCGACTTATTGATTCGCTCAACTATGTTCCATCCGGTGTATTGATACACCTCGGTGCGCGGCTGCCAGATTCCTCCCCAGAACCTAGCGCTGTACTTAGTGTCTATGTCAGCTGTTAGCATAGAGACTGACACGCCGTCGATGTTGATGTCTACGTCGAAAGTATCACTGAGCAACGCCATGAACTTCTCCTGCTTCTTTGGAGTCCATGGAAGCGATGAAACTATCGTGTGCGGATTGATATTTTCATAGACCTCAATATACTTCGGGAGATTGAAGCAGTCTTTCAAGTTTTTCAGAACGAAGTTAAAAATTTTGTGATTCACAATAAAAATTCCCATTTGAGTAATTTTTTTCCTTATTGATTATATATATAGATCAACAAGGATTTTTTCTTTAGAGGATGAAAAAAATGACGACTTATCAAGACTGGGGCGACAGCCGCTGGGAATTCACCAAGAGTCAAAGTAAGTGGCACTTTGATCCATCCCGACCTCCGGTTCCCGGTCTAGACAGCTACACACACGTGTGTAGGTTCGACGCCGACTTTACCGACGCGATCGCCAAGTGTATGCCTCGAGCTAAAGCGAGCAGCTGGAGCAGCAGAAATAATTTCAACGAAAAGATAGCGGAGCAGGGACTTTATTCCGCGAGCCTTGAGGAGAAAGACCTCATCAGGGCTGGAGCAGATCCTAAACAAGAAGTGTTTCATCGCACGGCGGCCGAGGACATCGACGTCTTTCAAAAGATCGCAGCTTGGCTCGGCATCGATGAGCCGATGATTAAGTTCCACAACCAGACTACTGGTCAGATGCTTCACACTCACTTGGACAACTTCGCCGCGCGCCCCGAGCGCGAGAACAGCTTCAAGGAGACTGAGATCGACAAGAACCCCGACATCATGAGAAGGTTCGCAATCATGCTTGCGGACTGGGAGCTCGGTCAGATCTTTCAGATCGGCAACGCGAACTTCACCCAGTGGAAAGCGGGCGACTGCATCACTTGGGAATGGAAGGACATGCCGCACAGCACGGCTAACATGGGATGGTGGGATCGCCCGATGCTTCAGATCACGGGATACACCACCGACAGAACCAAAGAAGTTCTCGGCGGTGCCGGAAAGAATCTGGTCGTAAAGATATGAATCAAGTCATCGCCGTCGCTTATATGCCGGGTGCCTATGGCAGCTTTCTCTGTTGGGCACTCGAGAGATTCTCAAAAGTAAGGAAGTCTTACCACCCACCGGTCACCGATAACCCTCTTCTTCCGGACGGCAGCAGCCACGCCTACGCGAGCTTCTGTAAAGTCAAGCAGGAAGACCAGTTCATCGATGGCCTCAACGTTGCCAGAAACTCAGTCGTCCCATGGAACCACAACGTATACGCGGGATGGCCGTGCGGCAAGAGCGAGAACTTACAGAAGACCGTAGAGAACATAGGTTCTTGGATGAACACGATGGACAGGCTTATAGTGGTAGTTCCTCAGACTCCCGTGGATCATTACATCTGCTACATTAGGAATGAGTTTACCCTTGACAAAACCCGCTGGTATGATATATTGGGTATTGAAAAAGATGAACAGCTTTACGAGAGAATGATCGAAGACATCGAGGCTGACTACTCGCTCAACGTCGAAGACCCTAGGATCTTAAAGCTGACGATCTCTGAGATCCTATATGATCCACCGTACGTATTGTTCGGTAAGATCGCCAAGCTCGTGGGTTGGCCTACCTGCGACTTTGGTCTCTTTGAGACTACTCTCTATGAGATGAGAAAAAGGCAAGAGAAGTATTTCAATATGATCACTGACGCCAACAAGGGCGACAGCTTAACGCAGCGTGCAATAACTAAATTTAGACTGGAGTACAATAATGGATTTAACTAAAATCTTTCCGTTGTTCACTCCGGATACGGGCATCACAGTTCTAGCTGTGTATGCCGCAATCGTGTTCGGACTGACATGGGTATTTGCTAGCGGATACGCTTGGAATAAAGAAAGCTTCTTCGTCGCAAGACGCGAAGTCAGCACGCTGCAGGGTGCGATGAGCACGGGTGCCGCGTGGATGTGGGCACCGGGAATGTTCATCTCGGCGCAGCAGGCATATATGAACGGACTCGTCGGTTTGTTCTGGTTCTGTATCGGTAACTTCCTCAGCTTGATCTTGTTCAGTTGGTTCGCCAATCGCCTACGCGATCGCAAGCCCGATGGATTCACGATCTCAGGCTACTTGAGAGAGAAGTTTGGCAAGCGCGTTCAGGTGCTGTTCATGATCGAACTGCTCTCGCTCGCGGTGTGCAGCTTCGCCATCAACGCGCTGGCAGGAAGCAAGAGCGTCGAGGTGATCACTGGCATGAGCTACCACACGGTTAGCTTGATCCTCGCGGCGATCGCATTGGTCTATACCATTCGCGGCGGCCTCAAGGCATCCGTCATCACCGAGATGTTTAAGCTCTCTGTGTTGGTATTGGGTCTTGCGTTCATCGTTCCATGGGCGATCAACACCGCCGGTGGTCTCAGCATCGTCGACCTAGGACTCGGTGGAATCACCGGCAACGGTCGCGACATCATCGGCACGCCCTTCGCGCTCGGTGTGTTCATGGGCTTCGGCTTCTCCACCGCCATCGGTCACCTCGGTGCACCTTGGGGAGACAACGCCTTCTATCAGCGCGCCTTCGCAGTTCGTAAAGAGTCCGTGATCAAGGCATTCGTCGGTGGCGCGTTCATCTTCATCTTGACGCCGCTGATGACGGGTCTCCTTGGATTCTTGGCCGCTGGTCTCCAGTACCAAGTTCCTAAAGAGCTGCTCGGCTACGTGAACATCCTCACCGTCGGAAGCCTGCTTCCTTCTTGGGTTGTCGTGCTCTACTTGTTCATGCTGTTCGCAGGCCTCGTGTCTGTGCTTGACTCGCAGCTGAGCTCGGTCAGCAACATCTTTGGTCACGATGTCAAGAACTTGGTCGCAGCGGATCAAGACGAAACCAGCAGCATCAAGATCGGTCGCCTTGGTATGATCCTCTTGATCCTTGGCGGTCTCACCATCGCAAACTGGCCGGGAATGACACTCGTCACGATCTTCCTGTTCTTTGGTATCCTCAGAGCAACCGTTTGGTTCCCTCTCATGTTCAGCCTTTGGAATGAAAAGCTTGTGAATGAGAAGGGTATGTTCTGGGGTGTGTTGATCGCATACGTGGTTGGATTCACCACCTACGTCTACGGTCAAAACTTCGGAGGCGGTCCAAACATCGCGGTGCTTGGAACTTGTCTCGCGGTCTTCGGCTCGGGCGCTTTGGCACTCGGCATCACAAGAGTGACAGATGCCCGTTAAGAAGATCTTAATAATGGGCTTGCCGGGATCGGGAAAAACGACTCTGGCAAGAGCCTTGGCACCAAAGCTCGGTGCGGTTCACTGGAACGCGGATGCAGTAAGGGCTGAGATAAACTCTCACCTCGGCTTCAGCGAGAAAGACCGCATCGAGCAGGCGCGAAGGATGGGGTGGCTCTGTGATCAAGTCGTCAAGGCTGGTCACTGGGCCATCGCCGACTTCGTGTGTCCGACCAAAGAGACGCGGGACGCTTTCGGCGAATGCATCACCATCTGGGTCGACACTATAAAAGAGGGTAGGTTCGAAGATACAAACAAGTTGTTTGAGCCGCCCGTTAAATACGACTACAAGGTGACTGAACAGAACTCAGACTTCTGGGCTAAGTTCTTAGCGGAAGACCTTGACTTCTATGAGAAGCCTACCTTCTTTAAAGCCATATTAAAGGGTTTGTGATGTTTGATTATAACAAGCCGACCGTGCAGATGTTGGGCAGGTACCAACCGTGGCACGCCGGACACCATGAATTGTTTAAGCGCGCTTACGCGAAGACCGGACAAGTCTGCATCATGGTTAGAGACGTCGACGAAGCTTTCAACTACAGGGAAGTGGAGTCGAGGATCATCGACGACCTTTACATACACGGCTATGAAAACGGCGTCGACTTCATCGTGCTTCGTGTACCAAACATCGTCAACATCACTTATGGTCGCGACGTTGGGTATAAGATCGAGCAGGAGCACCTAGGTGAAGAGATCGAGAGCATCTCAGCCACGAAGATTCGCAGAGAGATGGGAATCGAATAGGTGAATGCATAAGTACATATTCATCGCCGGCGCGCCGGGATCCGGATGGAGCAGGGTCGCGCTGAGCATACACAATAGTCCAAGCATTGACTACAGCGACTGGTCGAAAGACCAGTCGTGGACTTTTATAAACGACAAGAATCTAGAAGAAAAAAGCTATCACTCCGGCGCTTACTTTGGACCCGATCAAAAATACGGAAAGAAATTCGATCGTCTCGATGAATTAACTAAAGACGAGATCGAAGAAGAGTTTGCCCGCCCATTCAAGGGATCCGGCACTAAGATAATAAAGTGCCACGACTTTGCTTATCAACTCGACTTTATAAAAGAACACTGGCCTGATTGTCCTATAATAACTTGTCATAGGCCGACTGAAATATGCTATAGTTGGTGGATGTATGTCGGAGGTGCTGACATAGCTTTCCCGTCTTATAAAATGTTGAAGACGATTGATCCCAAGAAATACATGGACAAGTGCAACCAAGGGATAGAGAATTTCTTGGCAGAGAATAAAACGATCGGGCTTGAAAACAACATTGAGCTGTGTGAGATCTTAGAGCTCGACTATCCTAAAAATATAATCTACTTTGACCACGCGAACGTATGTATAAAGGTTTGATATGGAAAAGATCTTCTCCCTAATCAAAGAAGCCAACGATGAAACTCTATGGATGTTTTCCAGAGACGTTCACGACCTCATACTCGAGAAGTACTACAGCACGTATTGGCCCGACGTTCCCAATGGCTTCGACGAAAGTAAGACCAAGTCGATCGAGATGATCGTCAACCTACACGAATGTAAGAACATACTCGACGTCGGATGCGGCTACAATCACTTCAAAGATAAGTTCCCCGATGCAAAGTTCACCAGCATCGAGCCGTACATCGACGGTGCAGACTATAAGATGACTGTGACTGAGTACCAACGAAACTTTCCGGATCGCCAGTACGACTGCGTCATGGCTCTTGGTTCGATCAACTTTGGTCCCAAGGCAAAGATCCTTGAAGAAGTCGAGGCGATGGATAAGCTCACTCGACCAGAAGGCATTCAAATCTGGCGCGTCAATCCTAGGGACAAACCCTTCGTCGACGACAGATTTCCCATATCAGAACTCATTCAATACTACGGTTGGGATGAGCCGTTCATTCGCCACATCAGCGAAGTGTACAACTATAGGTTGATCGAATACAAAGAAGAGATGAACTACTCCAACGATCGAAGGATCTTTTTTATCATGAAGAAAGGCCTGTAATGAAGTACATATTCATGGCCGGCGCACCCGGATCAAAGTGGAGCTCGGTCGCCCGCAGCATCTACTTCAGCAGCGACATCAATCAGAGCGACTTCTCGCTCAATCGCAGGTACTTCCACGACGCGTCGGGTAAGCGCCAGCTCATGCACCTTGGGTCCTACTTCGATCCGGGAATGGAGTTCGGAAACGAGTTCAACATGCTCAACCTATTAAGCAAAGAAGAATGCGAGCAAGAGTTCGATCGACCGTTCACCCACGACATGGGAACAAAGATTATAAAGAGCCACTTCTTTACGTACTACTTAGATTATCTCAAAGAAACGTGGAAAGACCCGATAGTCTTGGTAAGTCGTGACTCGGACGCCTGTATAGGGTGGTGGATCAGGTGCGGTCACTTTAACATCACCTATCCTAAGTACGACTTCTATAAAAACATCGACGATATGGTCAAGTACGTCGATGCCCAGAATAAGTTCATAAAGAGGTTCATCGATGAGAACGAGACCCTTCAGGTATGGAACAGCCTCGAGCTGGCCCAAGCCCTAGGAATCAACGACGAGGGCGTCTACCACCAAGACTACAAGCGAAACGACATCAAGGTCCACCTCTACTGGGGCAAATACGACGGGAGTCAGGCTTTCCTCTGAGAATATAAATAGTTTGAAGCTTAGTCGAGGTTACCATGGCAACGAAACTCAATCTGGTCATAGACCAAGGCGCGACCTATTCAAACGCGATTCTCGTGAAAGATTCTAGCAACAACGCGATCAATCTTTCGACCTACACCGTAGCGGGACAGATAAGGAAGTACTACACTTCTTCGAACAGCACCGCTTTCACGGCGACCGGAAACAGCACCGGTTACGTCAACATCTCACTTACAGCAAACGCGACGGCGAACCTCTCTTCGGGCAGGTACGTCTACGACGTTGAGATCACCAGCAACACGGGCATAGTGACACGTGTTACGGAAGGCATAGTCACGATCACACCTCAAGTGACACGATAACTCAGCATGGATGAGAAGAAGCTTCTTGAGGGATTCGCCAAAGCCTTAGGTTCGGCAGGCGAGAAAGCGCTCAAAGACATCGAAGAAAAGAAGCTTAAGGAGCAGAAGTACCTTGAGGGTCTGGCTTCAATGCTGGGTCCTGAGGCAAAGCGGAAGCTCGAAGAGATCGAGAACGAGCAGGCTGAAAAGAAGAAAGCTTTAGAAGCTAAGAAAGAAGAGATCCGAGCGAAGAAGGAGAAGGAGCAGAGGCTCCTCGATGAGATCAATAAGTCTCTCACCGCGCTCGTTACTGGCAATCCACAATACATTGAAGCGATCGAGCAAGAAGTCGCTGAGACGATAGCCGAGCTTCCGATAGAAGAAACGATTGCCGCTGCGGTTGAAGAAACGGTTGCTGAAGTCATTGAAGAAGCACCTGTAGAAGAGATCGAAGAAAACGCGGCTCAGCCTCAACCTGAGCTTCCTAAAGACGACATCATCACACTCGCAGTCAAAGACATTTCCAAATCGGCACCCGGAAAGATACAAGACGTTGTCGATGAACTTCCGCGAGGCCTTCGCCGTGAACTCGACATTCTTAAGAAGTCGATCGCAGACCTTCATAGGTTCGCCACGAATCACTCGCAGATGGGTGGAGGCGGCGAAGTCAAGCTCGCGCGCTTAGACGACGTCGACGCCAGCACGATTGAAGATGGCTACTACCTGCAGTACGACGCCGCTTCTGGAAAGTTCATATTCGCTGCGGGTGGCGGCGGAGGAGGTACGGGTCCAAGAGGTGCAAACGGTATTAGTATAACCAACGCCGCTGTCAACGGCAACGGCTACCTCATCATAACTTATTCAAACTCCGCCACGTCGAACGCAGGCTACGTGGTCGGTGCCACAGGTCCGACAGGCGCCAATGGTGCAAATGGAGCCGCTGGAGCAAACGGCGCAAATGGAACGAATGGCACTAATGGAACAGATGGCATAGGAATATCCAGCGCTACCGTCAATGGCGATGGTTATCTGACCATAACGTATTCAAATACATATGTGGCAAATGCCGGATACGTTGTAGGCCCAGCTGGTTCAGGAAACGGCGGTGTGTCGCAGATCCAATCTAATTGGACGCAGACCAATAACACCGCCGTTGATTTCATAAAGAATAAACCCTACGTCCCTACTAATACAGATATAGAAACTGCATATAACAATGTCGTAGCGTACGCTGCGTCAAACACATACGTTAATTCTACGTTTGCCACTAACACCTATGTCAACGGCACTTTCCAGACTATGTCCGGATTGAGTGCTAATGTTGCAACGCTTGCGGCAAACGCGGCGACTTATTTGAATGGTAAGACAGAATCTAATCTCAATGTCAACAACGCTTTGACGTCTAATAATTCTACGTATGCTTTTGGTAAGTCTGAATCGGCTCTCAATGTAAACAATGCGCTTACATCTAACAATTCATCTTACCTTGGTGGAGTCGCTGCTAATGGTTACTTAACGACTACCGGCGTCAATACTTCCAACGGTAGCTTTACTTATTATTCCAACGCTTCTAATACAGCGTTTAGCATCGTCTTAACGCCTTATACACCTACAGGAAATCAAACTTTTGCGTTTTATACAACAGGATCTATATACGGTCCACAAGCGTGGATGTCTTGGCCAGATGGAACTCTGCAAAGAACCGCTTGGACTGGAGCTGCCGATGGTCTGATTGCAAATAGTTCTGGTACATTTGTCAACAATTCTTACATAGCCACGCTATCCGCGAATGCTTCGACTTATTTGAATGGTAAGACAGAATCTAATCTAAATGTCAACAATGCATTGACTTCTAACAACGCTTCTTACTTGGGTGGAAACACTGCTTCTGATCTAAGAACTTATGCAAGTGATTTAGCTGGAAACGCGTATTCAAACGCGATAGCATACGCAGCTTCTAACTCCACCGTATATTCTACGTTTGCTACCAATACATACGTCAATAGTACTTTCCAGACGATGGCTGGGTTAAGTGCGAACGTTGCAACACTTGCTGCAAATGCATCTACGTATCTCAACGGTAAGACGGAAAGTAATCTCAACGTCAACAACTCATTTACATCGAACAACGCCTCTTATTTAGGAGGCAACACGGCTTTAGACTTAAGAGCGTATTCTGACACGGCCGCGGGAATCGCATACTCTAACGCGATCAGTTACGCCGCTTCAAACAATGCTGTATACTCGACATTTGCAACTAACACTTATGTTAATTCTACGTTTGCGACCAATACCTATGTAAATTCTACGTTTGCTACAAATACCTATGTCAACGACACTTTCCAAACAATGGCTGGGTTAAGTGCCAACGTAGCGAAACTTTCTGCGAACGCAGCCACTTACTTGAATGGTAAGACTGAACCTAACTTGAACGTCAACAATGCATTGACTTCAAATAACGCCTCTTACCTCAATGGAAACACAGCAAGCGACATCTTAACCTATGTCGACAATAAATCCGGAAACGCATATACGAACGCGACGGCGTTTTCTTCCAACGCTTCTAACATCTCCAGTGGAACCGTCGGTGAGCCTAGACTTCCCTACAGAATGGATCAAAACGTAAGAACGACCGACGCGGTTTCGTTCGGTAACATGACGATCACGGGTAACCTTACTGTGACCGGCAACGTTGCGGTGATAGGTGCAAACAACCTAACAGTCGTCGACAACATGATATACCTGAATAGTAACAACACCGTTACTAATCCGGACTTAGGTTTCGCGGGCAACTACAACGACGGAAGCTACCATCACGCAGGATTCTTTAGGGACGCAACCGATGGGTTCTGGAAAGTATTTGATAACTACGCGCCCGAACCCGACGCTTCACCTTACATCGATACGTCAAACAACACTTTCCACATCGCCGACTTCCATGCAAATACGTTTAGAGTAGGCAACACTACTGTCTACTCCACTATCAATAGCACAGCGTTTTCTGGAAGCGCAAATTCCGCATCTTACCTCGGCGGGAATACGGCTTCAGACTTAAGGACCTACACCGACAATAAATCCGGCAACGCTTTCTCCAACGCTGTTTCTACGATGATAGCGAACAGCACGAGCTACACGGGTAACAATACGTTTGGTGGAACGACTACCACCTTCAACAGCAACATAGTATTCAACGGGACTTTCACGATCGACGGCGGAACATTCTGACGTTAAATAGGTTATAACCCGCAGTATATACTGCATAAAAGGTTGCCAGATGGCTAGCACTATTCAGATCAAGCGAACCGCGGTTGCGGGACGCGCACCCAACACAACCAACTCATCTAATTCGCAGTACATAGCCGCGGGTGAGCTCGCTCTCAATATGACGGACGGCGTGCTGTATTCTTCGGACGGCACCAACCTGATCTCCATCGGTGCATCGCAGCAGGCTTTCTCAGCTTTTTCGGTTGCGTCAGAATCCATAAGCACGAATACTGTCACCGCATCCACGGGCTCTTTCAATAACATCTCCACCGATCAAGGCATATCGATCGGCAACTCTACTGTCAATGCTTCTGTTAATTCCACCACTTTGTTTGCGGGCAACGGAAGCGTCAATACGTTCGTCAATACGAACTTCATCGCCGTCAGCAACTCGACCGCGAATATGCAGATCAGCCCGCTCTCACTCTTCAGTGGAAATTCAACGGCGAATCTTTTTATAGACATGGCCGGCGGAACCATCAGTGCAAACATCTCGGCCGCCTCTCTCGATGCTACAGGTACTGCTACTATTCAAACCTCGACTAATCACAATTTAACATTGACAGCAGGTCTTACCATCAACGTAAGCGGTTCTTCTGCCCAAGTTTTTAATTCTTCAAACTACACCAAAGCTTTCTCAGTAGTTTCACTGCCTACACCGAATACCATAAAGTTTACTATATCTTCGTCTTCCAGCACACAGACGCCGTCTTCATTTAAGAGCGATGGAAGAAAGCTTTTGAAGCTAGGAAGAAGCAACGGCGTGGCGACCGCAGTGACGTCGAACGCTCACCTTTTCTCAAATGGTGACACGATCTTTATCAACGACAACATTTTAGTGAATGGAAAGGCTCCAGCTTATAGCTTCAACATTCCCTCGGCTTCTCCAGTCACCGTAACGACTGTTAACTCAACTGCATTTACATTCAACAGCCAGAGTCCTACTTCAGTCGTTACATTGAACGGTAAAGCCTACAACATCGCTGCGGTAGCCGCAACTGTCACTGCCGACGTGTTCATGAGAATCACGGCGAATAATTCATTTACCGTAGGATCCACTATTAAATTTAATACGATGGTTCCATCCAATGTGGCGTGGAGTTCAACTAAGACTACGCTCAGCAACGCGTCGTTCTTGGTCACGGCTTCTAACTCTACTTCATTTACGTTGAAGCTTGGATCACATAGGGCTGGAACGCCGGCAGTCGTAAATACAAACGCCACGATTACTTCGGGTTCCATCGGAACGAGCTTCGATGAAGTTACGGGAAACGTTACCTCGACCGCTTATGTAAATCAAGTTGTAGCCAACACTTCTGTCGGTGGATCGATTGGAACACAGACGCCCGTCGGCATAACTATTCAAACCGGAAACGGGCAGCTTATGAAGATAACGTCTTCATTCATCTACGTTGGTTCTGCTTCTAATCTAAACAGTGGTACGTATATTTCTGGCAATCAAATACGTCCTGGGACTATCTAATGGTTGATATTTCTTCGGTACAGCAAGACAGCATCACAGTTCAATCTCTGCAGAACATAGGCGGGTCAATCGTCGACGCGTCTAATAACTTCTTCGTGAACACAAGCATAATGTTTATGGGGAACACGACGACCTCAGTCATTATTCAATCTTCTGGAATATACACGCCGTCTATTGAGCTCGATGGAACGACCGCTAATCTTTCGATAAACACCACATCGTTGATGCTAAAGACGACCACCGCGAACTTATACATCGACGTCAACGAAGCTAATTTTCCCGGCGACGTAACGGTGCTCGGCAGCATACTTCTGACAGGAAGTTTTGTGTCGAACGGTACCAACGGCAACACCGGTGACGTTTTAGTCTCTGATGGTACAATATCATACTGGTCTTCGGCGGCCAACAACTCTACATACGCCTATGGTAAGACCGAAGGCAACCTCAACGTTAACAACTCCCTGACGTCGAACAACGCTTCTTACCTTGGTGGTATAGCGGCGAACCAATATGCCTATGCAAATCAGGCTGCGTCTTCCGCTAATAACGCGTCGTATCTTGGTGGTGTTGCAGCCGCAAGCTACATTCAGAACACTGACTCAAGGACTCTATCTGGCAACTTAAACTTCACCGGATCAAACGTACAATTTAGTTCTTATTACTTAGGTAACGACAGTCAGATTAGGTTTAGAACTGTAAATAGCGCCGCCTACGCATACTTCGTTCAGCAGTCAGATGATAACTTCGTCTTCTACACAACTAACGCTTCCTATGCTGCACGACCAGTTTGGTCAATATATGCAAATAGTTCTACAAGCGCTTTAGGATTTGGTGTTCCCGTAAACTTTAATTCCAACGTCGGTGCTTTGACTGCTAACGGCTCGGTCGGCGCCACAAACCAAGTCTTAACGTCTAACGGTTCAACAGTTTATTGGTCTTCACCTGGTGCTGCTTCAGTCAACTCTGCGGCGCAGTATACGTGGACCAATACACATACATTCCAAGCAAACGTTGCGTTTACTGGAAACAACATAAGCGTTGTGTCGAATACTGGATCAGTTATGTTTGCTGGTGCAAGCGACACAAACTGGAGAATTGGAAGGTCTACCGGTTCTGTCACAAAGTTCTACTACACCAACAATTCACTTGACTTCATAAGCGGCGGTTCAAACCTTGAAGGGTTTACGTTTGGCGCACCTGGTGTCAACACATACCTTGAGACTGGTTCAGCTGGAACTTTTACAAAGAACCCAATCTACGTTGGAAACTCAAGCGTCAACGTCACTATCAACTCAACATCGTTCACAGGATCTTCAAACAACGCTTCTTACCTTGGAGGTGTCGCAGCCGCAGGCTACTTAAGATCTAATACGTCGGGTACTTACAGCGGTGGTGTTTTAAGGTTTACTAATGACACTGGTGTTTTAGGTTCATCGACGGGTGAAGCAAACACTCTTCAAATATATCAAGCAAACGTCAATGCCGACGCGTTTCAGACGTTTCATGTATCTGGTGATACGGCAGTTCACTTTGGTTTAGATGGAACAACAAACGACTTATTTGTTGGTGGCTGGTCTTTAGGCGCTAACAAATATAAGGTATGGCATCAAAACAATGACGGAAGTGGGTCGGGATTAGACGCGGATCTATTGGATGGTGTCAATGGTGCTAACTACGTTCAAAATACTGATTCTAGAACACTGTCCGGCAACTTAAACTTTACAGGCGCAAACACATCAATATCTGGCAATCTAACTATTCAATCTACGGGTGAGTTGATTATATCAAACGGTGCCGGCATATACGCGAATGCATCTTTGGGTAATACTGGACAGGTGCTCACCAGTGACGGCGCTGGAGTTTATTGGTCTACGGTAAGTGGCGGAGGCGGAGGTGGTTTTACAAACGGTCAATCTATCTCTGTTAACAACTTTGTTATTACGGGTGGCTTTACCGCGAATAGTTCAAATGGTACATCTGGACAAGTATTGACGTCAAACGGTTCAGGACTATATTGGTCTTCAGCGACAGTCACTACGGTTGCTAGCATCGAAACTGAGATAACTGCCGACGGGCCTTTGGCTTGGTGGAAATTCAATGAAACATCTGGAACCACTATCACGAACTACGGCTCACTTGGTTCGAACGCCAATCTTACACTCAGCGGAAGCTGGACACTCGCAGCCGCTAAGATAGTTCCTTCATCGAGTGATTCATTTGCTTTCTGTGCAACTTCAACGTCATACGCCGGTACTGCAAACAACATCTTAGGAGCCCCTGCCTCAGGTGATCACACTCTTGAAGCTATAGTCGTGCTAACGAATGATGGTACGAACGCAAACAGGGTGATAAGCATCTCAGACGTCGGTGAGACTGCGGCCACGAACTACCAAGCAGGTTTGATGGTTACGACGGCGGGAGAACTTTTTGACTTCTGGGAGTACGGTTCAGGTACAAACGTATCCGTAGACTCAAACGTTCTTGTCAGAAGAGGCGAACCTCTACATCTTGCATTCGTTAAAAACAGCACAGCTAAGACTGTTACGTTCTATGTCAATGGCGTTAAAACCAACGTTCTTACATATGCAAACGAACCAACCGGTGGTACGACCGCTTACACCAGAGTAGGTAATAACGGCACTGATACAACTTCACGCTTCACGGTAGCCCACACCGCGATCTACAACAAGCAATTATCGGACGCAAGGGTTTTAGCGCATGCAAAAGCGGCCGGTCTTGCTTATACACCAAACTATGTAACAACGTCACTGGCCTCTGGATCATTTGGCTATAATTTAATCTTTGGAGGATAAAGATGGCAGCTCCTAATCTACTGTCACTTACTACGGGAACGGGTAAGTCGTACTTCGCGAATCTTACCAGTACGGCCAACGCGACTCTTTTAACGACCGGCGCGAACCAAGTTTATAAGATCAACAACATCACCGTTTCAAACCTTGATGGCACAGCTGGGTACGACGTGACTATGTATGTTGCTAACGCGACTGTCACTGTCCCTATAGCATATCAGATCACAGTGCCGGCAAAGTCAACTTTGGTTCTAACTGATAAGTCTTCTCAATTTTATCTGGAAGAAAGCTATCAGCTGCAGGGTGGAACCAGCGCCAACGGTAAGTTGTCGGTCCTCGTCAGCTACGAACTTCTTCAGTAAGGTTTAATAATGGCTAAAGAAAACGGCGGCGTCATAGGAAAAATAAATTTCACTACACAGAACTATGCTGTCGGCGCGTTCACAATAAAGTCGCATTTCAACGCGAACTATAATGCTCAATGGCCAAGAAGTGGTAGTGTATTTCTTGCGGTAGCACACAACACAACTCCATTTGTTTCAGTCTATCCATTTTCTACTTTAGGATTTGGAGCTAAGCTCGCTAACCCAGCAACTTTACCTACGGGAAATGGTAGCGGTGTTACATTTTCTTCAAACGGTAAAACGTTAGTGGTTGCACACGCTACTACCCCTTTTGTTTCTGCTTATCCTTTCAGTGGTTCTGGTATAGGATCAAAATATAGTGACCCAGCTACGTTGCCGGTAAGTGCTGGATTAGATGTAGGTTTTAGACCTCAAGGCGATGCAGTTGCAATATCGTTTAATACTACACCATTCATACACGTGTATGCATGGAGTAATGGATTTGGCTCAAAATTTACTAATCCAGCTACACTACCAACATCTGGCTACGCCGTTACTTTTGCGCCAAACGGCAATGATATAGCAATAGGTTCAGGAGCTCTAATTGTTTATCCATGGAGCAGCAGTGGGTTTGGTACGAAATACACTGACCATGCATCGAACTTAACTGCCAGCGTCAACTACACGGCAGATCTTAGTTTTCATCCTAACGGCGGATATATTGCTGTAGGATATAATTCGAGTGGAACTATATCATCGACAAGAATCGAGCGCACGTATGGATTTACATCGGGCACAGGTTTCACAAGCACATTTTATGATACATCTACTTCTGGAGCAACGCTTGGTGCTACAAGTGCTACTGGCTCAGATATTGCAGGTGTTGATTTTAGTCCTTCGGGTAACGACGTTGTTTTTGCTACGACTGGCAGCAGTGTAAACTATGTTAGAGCATATAGCTTTAATACTTCTACTGGATACACAGCTAAATATGCAGATCCTGCTACTAATACGACAGGTGCACCTAATAGATCTAAATTTAGCCCTGATGGAGCTTATCTCGCGTCTGTCCATGCCACTACGCCGTTCGTTACCGCATGGCCATGGACGTCTGGAACGGGATTTGGCACGAAATTAACAAACCCAGCAACTTTGCCGGCAAGCACTGGCAACGATTTAGCTTGGGGAGTAGTATGATTATTTTTAACATAGGAGAAAAAAATGGTAGACTTTTTAACGATCAGCGACACCGATAAGAAGTTGGCGCTTGTTACGGCTCTGATTGGCCGTGAGCAAGAGATTCATTCTTACGACATAAATATAGGTAACTATGAAGTGATGCTTATCACTCTTCCAACAGGTGATTGGCCCGATCTAATTGCATCTTATAAAAATACGCCTATTGAATTGGTGCCGGCAGATCTTCAACAGAATGTAACCGACTATCAGTTCAGGGATAGAATCAAAGCCTTGCTTGCAACTGAGAAGCTTGAAAGAAGCAAGTCTGTTAGAGTATATGAAGCGATAAAGTCACAGATACCCAGCAATGAACTCAGCTCATTGATAGCACAAGTAAAAGGAGCTTAATAAATGTTGACTGAAGAACAAATCAAACACGGCTATCCGAACTCAAAGCCGGACATCGTCAAAGCACTCGTTGAGAGCTTTGAAACGCTCGCGAGCAAATACGAGATCTCTGGTCTCCGTCTCGCACACTTCCTCGCGCAGACCGCACACGAGTCGGGCGGCTTCCGCGTGATCGAGGAGAACCTCAACTACTCAGCCGACGGTCTGATGAAGATCTTCCCAAAGTATTTCAGGGACAAGGACCCAAACGAATATGCTAGAAAGCCTGAAAAAATTGCGAACGTTGTTTACGCCTCGAGAATGGGCAATGGCGATACTGCTTCTGGTGATGGCTATAAGTTTCGCGGCCGCGGACTTATCCAACTTACCGGAAAAAGCAACTATTCTGGGTTCGCTGCTGATTCCGGAGTAAGCGTCGACGAAGCGGTAGCTTATCTCGGCACACCTCAAGGTGCGATCGAGTCGGCGGCTTGGTTCTGGCACAAGAATGGTCTCAACGCACTCGCCGACAAGGACGATGTCACCGCAGTAACAAAGCGAATCAACGGCGGCACCATCGGTCTTGAAGATCGTCAGAAGCACACCAACGAGTTCAAGGCGATCTTAGGAGTCTAAAAATTGACGGCTGCCCACAGACACAGCGACGCTAGGGCTTGCGGAGCGACCACGATAGTATCGGGTCAATCGACGGTTCGCGTCAACAACCTTCTGTGGGCAGTCGACAACGACGTGAACACCGATGGTGGAGGCGGTCTAAATCCTGCCGGCTCCACCGTAAAGATCAATAACCTCGCGGTAGTAGTGGTCGGAGACCCAGCGGATCCAGACTCGCTGTGTCCAGTTCCTGGAGGGGCGCACTGCAACCCGCTCGCCTCGGCTGGCAGCGGGAACGTGAACTGCTACGGCTGATTATAAATATCTAAAAGAAGGAATTTATAATGGCCACTTTAACCACACGAGACCAATTCAAAGAGTACTGCCTGCGCAAGCTCGGCAAGCCGGTCATCGAGATCAACGTCGACGACGACCAAGTCGAAGATCGCATCGACGAAGCCCTGAAGTACTACTACGACTACCACTTCGACGGCACCGAGAAGCAGTTCTATCGCCACATCTTTCAGGCCAGCGACTTCCCCGACGTGGTTAAAGAGGTCATGGTCTACGACGGTGGAACCGGATACTCAAACACAGACACCGTAACGATCACGGCGGCTTCAGGCGATACGTCTGGCACAGGCGCGACTGCTACCCTTACGACTTACGCGAACGGTTCCATCCAAGCTATAAACGTCACGGCGGTTGGCTCGGGCTATAGACTCGATCCCAATGTTACGATCACAACCGGAACTGGATCCGGCGCAAGCGTTCAAGCGTTCAAGGGCGGATACATTACGATTCCTCAGAACATAATCGGTGTCGTCAACATATTCGACATCGGTGACTACATCGCGACGAACAACATCTTCAACATTCGCTACCAGATCGCGTTGAACGACCTGTACACCTTGACCTATCAGTCAATGGTCCCATACTACATGGCGTTCCAACACATCCAACTTCTTGAACAGCTCCTAGTCGGCAAGCAACCGATCCGCTACAACAGGAACACGAATCGCCTGTACATCGACGTCAACTGGAATAAGGTCGAAGCCGGCCAGTACTTGGTCGTCGAAGCTTATCAGATCGTCGACCCAGCCAAGTTCACCGACGTATGGAACGATCGCTGGCTGCAGAGGTACGCGTCGCAGCTCATCAAGAAGCAGTGGGGAACCAACCTGACTAAGTTCAACGGACTGCAGCTTCCAGGCGGGGTCACCTTCAACGGTGAAAAGATCTATAACGACGCCGAAGCCGACCTTGAGAAGCTCGAGAGCGAAATGGCAGTGTCTTACTCTCTCCCGTCTTATGACATGATCGGGTGATAGATGGCAACTTCAGTCTTCTTCAACAACTTTAATTCAGTCGCCGAACAGAACCTCATCGAAGATCTTATCATTGAATCGATTAAGATCTACGGCATCGATGTGTACTACATCCCGAGGACTACAAACAATCGCGACGCGGTGTTCAGGGAAGGCTCGACTTACTCCTACAATTCGTCTTACTTGATCGAAGCCTACATCAGGAACGTCGATGGATTCACCGGCGACGGTGAGTTCTTATCGAAGTTTGGTCTGCAGGTTCGCGATCAGATCGTCTTTACGATGGCGCAAAGAACGTTCAAGGCTGAAGTAGGAAACTACAACGCCGAAGTGAGACCGTACGAAGGCGATCTAATCTGGTTCCCTTTGACTAAGACCGTGTTCCAAATCAAGAACGCCGACGTCAAGCCTATATTCTATCAGCTCGGCGCACTTCAGACTTACGACTTGACCTGTGAGCTCTATGAAGGCGGGACCGAGACTTTCAATACCGGCATCGCAGAGATCGACAACAAGTACAACGCCCTCTCACTCAAGTCGGACACATACGAAGTCCTTACCGAGAATGGTTTGGTTCTCGTCACTGAAGCCGGCGAACACATCATACTCGAAAGCTTCGACATCGAAGCGATCGACGTTCAAGCAGAGAACGACGTATTCGAGCAAGAAGGCCAAGACTTCATCGACTTTACAGAGTTCGATCCATTCAGTGAAAAAGCTGGAGGCTATAGGGCATAATGCTTTCAGTTCCTTTCTATCACTCACTCCTTCGCAAGTACGTCGTCATATTCGGCACGCTCTTCAACAACATTAAGATCGAGAAGTTGAATGCAGACGGCTCGGTCGCCGCTACTTTTAAAGTTCCGATCGCATACGGTCCCCGCGAAAAGTTTCTCGCTAGGGTTGAATCCAATCCTACCGGTATCGCGGACACAGCTTTGATCCTTCCAAGGATAGGCTTTGAGATCAGCGGTATCAGGTACGCCAGCGACAGGAAGCTTCAGACGACGATTCCTTTGTATACCAACCAGAACGTAAACGGCAACAGCGTTCTCAAGAAAGTATACTCGCCGGTCCCATACGACATCGACTTCAGCATGTCCATCATGACGAAGCAGACCGAAGACGCCACGAGAATTGTTGAGCAGATCCTTCCCTACTTCACGCCTGAGTGGACCATATCCGCTCAGCTGCTGAGCGACTTCAACAACACTACCGACATACCGATAGTCATAAGTTCGATCGATATTGAAGATACGTACTCGACCGACTTCAAGCAGCGCAGGGCTTTGATCTGGACAATCAACTTTACGATGAAGGCATACTTGTATGGACCGGTGACAAAGGCCAAGCAGATCAAAGTCGCTACAGTCAACTCATTCGCACCTATGACTGCGAACCTCGCGCTCAACAGGGTCGTCACCCAGCCGGGACTCGACGCGAATGGCAATCCGACCACGATTCTTGCGGACACTATACCCTATACATCAATCGATGAAACCGACAACTTTGACTATGTTGTGACAACGACGGACTTCCCAAGTGGTTGATAAGAAAGACGTGATCGGGCAGAGTCTCAACCTTCCCGATCTACCTAGATCTAAGATAACCGACCTGACTCCTAAGATCGCTACCGACGACTATGAGTTCGCGCGCAGCAACCTCTACGACCTTATAAACAAGGGTTCGCACGCGCTTGAGGACATCATCGACGTCGCGAAGCAGTCTGAGTCGCCTAGGGCTTTCGAAGTCGTCACGAACCTATTGAAGACGATGGTCGACGCGAATAAAGACCTACTCGACTTAGCGAAGAAGCAGAAAGATCTTCAGGCGAAAGAAGAAGAAGGCGGACCTAAGACGATCAACAACAACTTGATCTTGACGTCGGCCGAACTCCTGAAGATGATAAAGAGCAATGAGTGAGATATACTTAGGCAATAAGAACCTAAAGAGCCGCGACGTAAAGATTCCATTTACGGCCGATCAGGTGCAGGAATACCTGAAGTGCGCCAGAGACGTTGAATACTTTTGTCAGAAGTACGTAAAGATCGTCAACGTCGACCGTGGTCTCATAGATTTCCAGCCCTATAAGTACCAAGTCAAGATGTTCGATGTCTTCGACTCGAATAGGTACACCATCTGTAAGATGCCTCGTCAGGTCGGTAAGACCACGGGCGTCGTCGGCTACCTGCTGCACAAAGTCCTATTCAATGAGAACTACAACGTTGCCGTCCTCGCGAACAAGGAGAGACAAGCGCGTGAGATCTTGGCTAGAGTTCAGCTCGCTTACGAGTGGCTTCCAAAGTGGATGCAGCAGGGCATAGTCGAGTGGAACAAGGGAAGCATCGAGCTTGAGAACGGGTCGAAGATCCTCGCTTCGTCGACCTCATCTAGCGCGATCCGCGGTCAGTCCTACAACCTCATCTACCTAGACGAGTTCGCGTTCGTTCCGCGAAACATCCAAGACCAGTTCTTCGCCTCGGTGTTCCCGACGATTTCATCCGGTCAGACTACGAAGCTCATCATCACCTCGACTCCGAACGGTATGGACCTATTCTATAAGATCTGGATCGACTCCGAGCAGGATCGAAATACCTACGCGCGTGTCGACGTTCATTGGTCAGACGTGCCGGGACGCGACGAAGCTTGGAAGGAACTGATGATCAAGAACACCTCGGTCGATCAGTTCAGGCAGGAGTTTGAGTGTGAGTTCCTTGGGTCGTCGAACACACTCATCCACCCGTCGGTCCTATCGAGGCTCGTGTTCTTCCCGCCTCAGACGAGTCAGCAGGGCGTCAACGTCTTCAGCGAACCCAAGAAGGGTCACCAGTACTTCATGACAGTCGACTTGGCCGAGGGTCTTGGGCAGGACAGCTCAGCCTTCACGGTCATAGACACGACGACCGTGCCGTACGAGGTAGTGGCCACCTATCAGAACAGCAGCATATCTGAGCTCCTGTTTCCAACCCTTATCATGAACGTGGCTAGGTACTTCAATGAGGCTTGGGTCTTGATTGAGACGAACATTGGGTCGCAGGTCGTCAACATCCTACACCAAGACCTTGAGTACGAGAACGTTGTCACCACGAAGACGAGCGGGCGGAAGGGCGTCTTGCTTGGAGCGGGCGGTACACAGAGTCGCCTAGGCGTTAAGACGACCAAAGTTACGAAAAGAATCGGGTGCTCAAACCTCAAGTCGCTAGTCGAGTCCGACAAGCTTAAGCTCAACGACTTCAACATCATACAGCAGCTTTCCACCTACGTTGCCGATAAGAATTCCTACAACGCCGAAGAGGGTCACCACGACGACTTGGTCATGTGCTTGGTGCTCTTCTCATGGATGGTGAGCCAAGAATACTTTAAGGAGTTGTCGGACACAGACGTTCGTCAAAGGATACTCGAAGAGAACGAGAGGCAGATGGAGGAGAACATGTCTCCGTTCGGCTTTCAAGACGACGGCATGCCCGAAGAGCAGGTCATGACCGTCTCGAGCGATGAGTTCGACCGCCTTCTTCTAAACTAGCCTTTTTATAAATAAGAATACGATTTATTGCTCTAATTTTATGATACAAAGGAGAAAATCATGCCATTTCAAGTAAGTCCTGGCGTTAACGTCTCTGAAATTGACCTTACCACTATCGTCCCTGCAGTGTCAACCACTCAGGGTGGTATTGCTGGGGTTTTCAGATGGGGACCGGCCAATGACAGAGTTCTGATCTCGAGCGAAGATGAACTCGTGGCCGTCTATGGACGCCCAACAGCAAACAACTACGAAACCTTCTTTACCGCCTCGAGCTTCTTGGCTTACGGTAACCAGCTCTATGTTGTTCGCAGCATTGCTTCTAACTCGTACAACTCAGTGGCGGCTGTTAACAGCTCGGTCGCTTTCGCGAACACTCAAGTCAAGAACGAAGATTCATACAACGATCAAGTTGGAACTTTTGACGCGAATGCCTACTGGGTCGCCAAGTACGCCGGCTATCTCGGAAACAGCTTGAAGATCTCGACCTGCGAGTCTTCAAACGCTTACACCGCTTCTTTGGCCGGTAACTCAGACTGCGTGCCGGCTTTCAGCTTCGCGATCAACAGCAACACCCTTCAGATCGTTGTCACCTCGGCGACTTCGAACACCAACGCGAACACGATGGCAAACACCATCGTCAACAAGATCAACGTCGGTGACTACATCGTCGCTGGTAACACTTCGCTTGGCACACAGAACATCAAGGTTACCGCCGTCGGCGCTCCTTCGGTGACTGCCAACTCGACTGTCTATACAGCTCAAGCGAACATCTCCTTGGCAACGACCTATAACTTGTCACAGAACGTAAGCTCAAACACCGCGACTAGGTACTGGGAATACTTCAACTTCGTCGATGCCGCTCCAGGAACTTCATTGTACACGGCAGCTGCAGGCGGTTCAGGCGACGAAATGCACGTTGTCATCGCCGACGAAGACGGTTCATTTACGGGCAACGCCGGTCAAGTCCTTGAAGTCTGGAAGAATCTCTCCCGTGCTTCCGACGCGAAGACTGAAGACGGTGCAACCAACTTCTATCAGACCGTGATCAATCAGAACTCTCAGTATGCTTGGTTCGCGAATGCAAGGGCCGGTGTGACTTCAAACACCGCGGCAAACATGACCGCCATTACGGTTGGACCATATACTCAATCGTTCCGCGGCGGATACGACGGTGTGACGGAAAGCACTCAAACCCTCGCCAACCTGTCATCGGCGTACTCCAAGTTCGCTAAGTCTGAACAGGTCGACGTTTCATTGATTCTTACCGGTAAGAATCAGTATGGTACAGTCGGTGAAGGCCTTGCAAACTGGATCATCGACAACGTCGCAGAAGTTCGCAAAGACTGCTTGGTTCTCATCTCCCCTGAGAAGACACTCGTGGTTTCCAGCAACCTTCACAGCCCAGCGGACTCGATCGTCAGCTTCAGGAACGCTCTCCACAACAGCTCTTACGCCGTCATGGATTCTGGCTATAAGTACATGTACGACAAGTACAATGACACCTATCGCTGGGTTCCTCTCAATGGCGACATCGGCGGTACGATCGTTCGCACCGACAACACCAGAGACCCATGGTTCTCGCCGGCCGGCTTGAATCGTGGTCAGATCAAGAACGTTGTCAAGCTCGCTTACAACCCAGACAAGGCAGACAGGGACGTCATCTACAAGGCTGACATCAACCCAGTCGTTAATTTTCCGGGTGAAGGCACTGTGCTCTACGGCGATAAGACCCTCCTCGGCAAGCCCTCGGCTTTCGACAGGATCAACGTAAGGCGCTTGTTCATCGTCCTCGAAAAGGCGATCTCAACTTCGGCTAAGTTCACCCTCTTCGAATTCAACGACGAATTCACGAGAGCGACTTTCCGTAACCTTGTTGAACCATACCTCAGGGACATCAAGGGTCGTCGCGGCATCTACGACTTCCGAGTCGTCTGCGATGAGACCAACAATACACCTGAGCGCATCGATCGCAACGAGTTCTGGGGTGACATCTATATCAAGCCGGCTCGTTCAATCAACTTCATCCAACTCAATTTCGTCGCTGTCCGCACAGGCGTTCAGTTCGATGAAATCGTTGGTAGGTTCTAATAGGTAGGAGTTAATAAATGGCTTTCTCGATCAATGACATCAGGGCTCAATTAACTCTAGGTGGCGCGCGCCCTGCACTGTTCCAAGTCACCATCACGAACCCCGTGGCTCCCATCGCGGACCTCAAGGTTCCATTCCTCACGGTGAGGGCGGAGATTCCCGCCTCCACCATCGGTAACATCGCAGTTCCATACTTCGGCCGCAAAGTATACGTGGCCGGAGACCGCACCTTCGCGCCGTGGACGGTCACCATCATCAACGATGAAGACTTCCTCATCCGCAACGCGATGGAGCAGTGGAACAACTCGATCAATGCCTACGAAGCGAACATCAACAAGCTTGGCTCGGGAGCTCCTGCGCTCTATAAGTCTCAGGCTACTGTGACTCACTTCGGTAAAGCTGGCGAAGTGCTTAGGACTTATCAGTTCAACGGCCTCTTCCCAGTCGAAGTCTCGAACATCGGTCTTGACTGGAATGCTCAAGATCAATTGGAAGAGTTCAACGTAACCTTCCTCTACGATAACTTCGAGATCATCGGCGGCATCACCGGCAACGCCGGCGGGTCGATCTAATAACTAGGAGGAGCCGCTATAAATAATACTATAGCGGCTCTTTCATAGGAAATCATTATGCAGTTATTTGGATTTGAAATCAAGAGAAAAGAAGAGCAGCCTCTTGAGTCTTTCGCCCCAGAAGTCAAGGATGACGGTGCAGTAGTCGTAGCCGCAGGAGGCATGTACGGCACCTACATCGATTTAGACGGGACGGCGAGGACTGAGGCTGAACTCGTTTCCAAATACAGAGAGATTTCACTCGAGGCGGAGATCGAGAGAGCGATTGACGACATCGTCAATGAAGCCATCGACACCGACGCGAACGACGTAGTTCAAATCATCCTCGACAAGATTGAGTACGGCGACGACGTAAAGAATCGGATCCGCGAAGAGTTCGACACCGTCCTTGAACTTCTCAACTTCCAGAATGAAGCCTATGAGATCTTCAAGCGCTGGTACGTCGACGGACGACTCTACTACCACGCGATCATCGACGAAAAGAATCCTAGGGCTGGCATCCAAGAGATCCGCTATCTCGACCCGCGCAAGATCCGCAAGGTGCGCGAAGTAAAGAAAGAGCCTAAGGGTCCAATCACAGTTCAAAAGACTAAGCGCGAGTACTTTGTGTACTCCGAGCGCTCGTTCGTAGCTGCACCGGGAAATGCCGGTCTTGCCCAAGACAACAACTCGACCGGTGGTCTCAGGATCGCGACCGATTCAATCATTCACGTCACATCGGGCCTGATGGATAAGAACAACCAGATGGTTTACTCTTATCTGCAGAAGGCGATCAAGCCTCTCAACCAACTGAGGACTCTTGAAGATGCTACTGTTATCTATCGTATTTCTAGGGCTCCTGAGCGCCGTATCTTCTATATCGATGTCGGTAACCTACCTAAAGTCAAAGCAGAACAATACCTCAGAGACATGATGGTTCGTCATAAGAATCGCTTGGTGTACGACGCAGTCACAGGTGAGGTTCGCGACGATCGCAAGTACATGACGATGCTTGAAGATTATTGGCTGCCGCGCCGCGAGGGTAACCGCGGGACTGAGATCACGACTCTTCCGGCTGGTCAGAACCTTGGCGAGATGCAGGACGTCGAGTACTTTCAGATGAAGCTCTTCCGTTCACTCAACGTTCCGGTTTCTCGTCTCAACACCGAGACCGCAAACGTATTGGGTCGCTCATCTGAGATCTCAAGGGATGAAGTCAAGTTCACTAAGTTCGTCGGCCGCCTTCGCCGCAGGTTCTCCATGCTCTTCTTGGAAGCGCTCAAGAAGCAGCTTGTTCTTAAGGGAATTTGTTCGGAAGAAGATTGGACCGAGCTGCAGCAGCAGATCAACTTCGACTTCACCAAAGACAACCACTTCGAAGAGTTCAAAGAAATCGAAGTGTTGCAGGGAAGGATCAACCTTCTCAATCAAGTCATGCCCTACATCGGCAGGTATTACTCAGACCTCTGGGTTCGCAAGAACATCCTTATGATGGACGAGAAAGAGATCGCCGACATGATGAATGAGATGGAGACCGAGAAGGTTCCGTTGACTCCTCCGGTAGAAGCGGGTCAACCGGCACCTCCGCCACCCATCGCGAATAAGCCAAACATTCCCGGAACCGGCGAACAGTACTAATTTTATAAATACTATGTAGATTTTGGAGGATTTTATGACTGATATATCTGATATTTTTCACTCAGCGTTCACAAAGGACGCAGTAGGACTCAAAGCGGCCGTCGACGCAGCCATGACTGCTCGTTCACAGCAGGCAATTGCTGACATAACGGCAGACGTTGCGGCCAGCATGTTTGGTGTCACAGTGGGTGAAGATTCCTCCGACGAAGAAACAATCGAAGACTCAAGTCAGGAAGAACAAACAGATGAAGCTCTATGACAAACTAAAGAAAAGCATAACCGAAGTTCAAGAGCCTCTCTCACAGGGTGAGAAGAACTTCAAGGCTCTTCACAACCCAGACTTTAAGAACCTCGTTCCCGGTGTTACCGATCAAGAGCACCTGTTCAAAGGGCTTCCGCGCAGGGAAGACCCTAAGTCTGCTTCCTATGAAAACTTTAGGGACGACGATGAGTCAACCGAAGCCTATGACAAGACGATGAAAGTTAAAGAAGACGAAGAGAAAGACGTCGACATCGACGAAGCTCGGTCGGAGCTTTACATCGGAACAGTTCACAAGGACGATCCCGACTACGATAAAAAAGTCGGCGAGATGAAGAAGAAAGCGGTCGGCGGGCACCGTGTTCGTGGCCGTGCCCCGCTAGCAAAGTTCAAGCACCTCTATAAGAAGGGTGGTGAGCTTCATACTATGACTTCACAGGACGTCAAGCCTGAGCACAGCGCGCGAGTCGATGTCTACTCAAGGAAGCCGATGAAGAACGAAGAGGTCGAGCAGGTCGAAGAGGAGCATCAGTACATTGAGGTGATCAGCAAGACCGGCGCCAAGAGACACGTTAAAGTTCACCCCTCAAAAGCTTTCGCGGCTCTCAATCAATATAAGAAAGACGGCAACAAAGCCCGCATAGTTTCTAAGAAGTCAATGAAAGAAGACGTTGAGCAGGTCGATGAAGTCCTCACCAAGAAGACTCCAATTGGAACTTGGATCTCCGACTTTGTTCACAGCAAGAATCCTAAGTTTGCTGGCAAGAGCAAGAAAGAGCGCATGAAACAAGCTATGGGCGCTTATTACGCCAAGCAGAGGAATGAATCTTTAAGCATCGAAGAAGCGGCTGAAGACGACTGGGAAGGCCTCATGGCCAAGACCGAATTGTCGGCCATTCGCGACAAGGCTGATAAGTTGATCTCCATGATCAAGGATTCAGCGGACCTTGAAGCTTGGGTTCAATCAAAGATCGCGTACGCCAAGGTTCAGCTCGACGGCGTCTACGACTATATGACCTACAGCGGTGAGCACAAGTCGGACAGCAATGAACCTCAAGATCAGACGTCACCGATGGCCGCCAACTACGCCAACTTTATGAACCGCATGGGTGAAGAGTTCGTGGTTGAGAAGAAGGGCGACGACGAAGACGAGTCGGATCGCGCTGCCAATAAGAACATCATCAATCAGATGCGCAAAGCCCCGATCGATGGTATGCACAAGCTTACTTTCGAGAACGGAAACAAGCACCTTGTCGACCCTAAGCACGTCGCTAAAGCCCTCGAGGTTCACGCGAACACACCGGTCGCCAAGGGCGCTAAAGAAGACGTGCAGAACGCTCTCGCTCGTTCTCACGAAGATTTCATGCACGTCGTGAAGCACGGCAAGGCTCCAGCTGTAAAGCCGAAGCTTAAGGTTTCACTCGGCACGATGCGTAAAGAAGATACCGATATGGCAACCCGCGAAAGCGGCAGGAAAGCCCGTGAAGCCATCATGATTACCGGCAAAGACGGCCGTCCTAAAGTTAAGTACTTCACACCCGCTCGCAAAGAGATCAAGGTGACTTCTGAAGAGCTGAAGGGCAACCAACACAAGATCGACGCCAACCACAACGGTAAGATCGACGGACAAGACTTCAAGATCCTTCGCGGAAAGAAGAAGAAAGTTCAAGAAGCCGAAGAGATGACGGCGGCCAACGTTGCTAAAGCTGCAGCCACTCAGACTCAGTTCGGTGTGGTCGGCAGCAAGAATATGCAGCAGGACAGCATCGATAAGATGAAGTCTGATCCTCTTGCGTCGAAAGAAAAAGTTGAGCTTCCTCCGACTCAGGGCAACAAGCCGATCGGCGGAGACACTCAGACCCATCCGAACGTTGCTGAAGAAATTCTATTAAATAAACTATACGACAGTTTATCAGAACAAAACAAGGCGAAGTTCGACGCCATGCTTGAGACCGACGAAGGTATTGAGTATCTCTTGAACTTCGCTAGGGAGCAGGGACTATAATGGCAAACGCACTTAAGCCGATCGGCGCTGAAAGATCAATCGCTTCAGCGAACAACGTTGCTTCAGGCAAGCTTGTTAGAGTCATCAATACGGGTGCTGCAGCCGTTCTCAACTTCGCCTATGCGAATGCGACGGTATACGCCAACATCACGGTAACGAACACTGAGTTCGTCGTGGTTGAAAAGCAACCAACGGACACACTAACTGGTGCGAATATGCTTGCCACCCCGCTTGCATATACACACTGAGGAAACTAAAATGAAGCTCATAGCAGAACTCAACGAGTCGGTAAAGGTAATCACCGAAGAGGGTGTAGAAGGAAAGAAGAACCTCTACATCCACGGCCCTTTCATTCAGACCGAAGTAAAGAATCGCAACGGTCGCATGTATCGTCGTGAGTCGGTAGCCCGTGAAGTCAATAGGTACAACGAGGAATACGTTCAGAAGGGTCGCGCGCTCGGCGAGCTTGGTCACCCCGACGGTCCTTCACTAAACCTTGACCGCGTATCTCATAAGATCGTGTCGTTGGTTCCGGAAGGCAACGACTTCATCGGCAAGGCTCAGATCCTTTCAACTCCGATGGGTGAGATCGCCCGCAACCTCATCGAGTCCGGCGTTCAGCTTGGCGTCTCGACCCGCGGTATGGGTTCGCTAAAAGAAGTCAACGGAGTCCAAGTCGTTCAAGACGACTTCTACCTCGCGACCGCGGCCGACATCGTGGCCGACCCGTCCGCCCCGAATGCTTTCGTCAACGGCATCATGGAGGGCGTCGATTGGGTCTGGGACAACGGCCTGCTGAAAGCCCAAGAGCTTGAGAAAGCAAAACAAAAGATTGAAGAGTCCGCCCGCAAGGTGAACAAGAAGGAGCTGGAAGAGGCTCAACTCCGGATCTTCAAGCATTTCATTTCAAATCTTTGAGTTTTATAAATACTTTAAGAAAAAACAGGAGTATTCTAATGTCTGAAGAAAACTTGAACCACGAAGATCTTGAAATCGACACCGTTGAGGCCGTCGAAGAAGAGACTTCAAACGCAGGAACGATCGCCGCAAAGCCGACCGTTTCCCGCTCAGACCTCATCAAGAACATGGTTTCTTATGCCACCAAGCTCGCACCGGAAGAACTCGCTGACTTCGTTGCCCGCATCGGTTCTGCAGAAGAAATGACTTCGTCGAACGACGCCAACTACGCTGCTGCAGTGCAAGTTACCGGCGACACTTCGGGTAAGAACAAAGCATCCATCAAGTCTTCTGGCGCACAGGGCGAAGCACCTAAGGGTCTTCCGTCTGCCGTTAAGGAAGACCTTGCTCTCGTCTTCGGTGATTCTCTCGATCTTTCGGAAGAATTCAAAGACAAGATCTCGACCCTCTTTGAAGCAGCGGTCATGACTCGCGTTGAGCTTGAAAAAGTTCGCGTCGAGGAAGAAGTCGCGGCGGAAGCTGAACAAGCTCTCGAAGCTCTCAAAGAAGAGATGGAAGAGAACATCGACGCTTATCTCAACTACGCGGTCGCTGAATGGCTCGAGCAAAATAAGCTCGCGGCCGAGAACAACATCAAGCTTGAAATGGCTGAGTCGTTCTTTGGCGGTCTTCGCAACCTCTTCACCGAACACTACATCGACATTCCTAATGAGGAAGTCAGTGTCGTTGAATCGCTTATGGCTGAAGTTGAAGAGCTTAAGTCTCAGATCAATGAGACGACTGAAAAGAACATCGAACTCACTAAGATTGTTTCTCAGAAAGAAGTGTCTGAGTCGGCAGCTAAATTGGCTGAAGGCATGACAGATACTCAGAAAGAAAAGTTCACTAAGTTGATCGAAGCCGTTGACTATTCTTCAGTCGAAGAATTCAACAAGAAGGCCAACATCATCAAGGAAACTTATTTCACTAAGAGCGACGTCAAGGTGAACACCGACCAGCTTCTCAGTGAGTCAGTCGATGAGCCTGCCAAGGTTGAACACGTTGCCCCTGAGATGCAGGCTTATGTTCAGTCGCTTTCTAGAACCGTTAAAAAGTAATTTTGAATAAATAATTTAGACCCCCGAAAGGAGAAACCAAATGGAAACTTTCAGCATTAAAGAAGAGTTGCTTAATAAGTGGAAGCCTGTGCTTGAGCACGGCGATCTTCCATCTATTAAGGACGCACATCGTCGTAGAGTCACGGCTCAGATCCTTGAGAACACTGAGATCGCGATCAAGGAACAGGCGATGTTCAATCCTCAATCGCTGTTCGAAACTTCACCGACCAACTCTGTCGGCACCGGCGGTTACGCTGGCGCAGGCGGCACTGGCGTTGCTGGTTACGACCCGATCCTTATCTCTCTCGTTCGTCGTGCAATGCCTAACCTCATCGCATACGACATCTGCGGCGTTCAGCCGATGACCGGTCCTACCGGCCTCATCTTCGCGATGCGCGCCAACTACGCCAACTCAACGGCTCGTACCACTGCGGAAGCATTGTACAACGAAGCCAACACTGAGTTCTCGTCACCGGGCATCTCACAGGCCAACACCATCGGCAACAAGTCGGTTGGTACAGTTCCTGGCTCGACCGCTCAGACGACCGTTCTCGCCAACAGCAACATCTACAACTTTGCTGGCGGTGCAAACACTCAGCAGGCTGAAGCGCTCGGTTCGACCTCGAACGTAGCATTCGCTGAAATGGCCTTCTCGATCGACAAGCAGACTGTTACTGCTAAGTCGCGCGCTCTCAAGGCAGAATACACCATGGAACTCGCACAAGACCTTAAGGCGATCCATGGCCTCGACGCTGAGACTGAACTCGCGAACATCCTTCAGTCGGAAATCCTCGCGGAAATCAACCGTGAAGTTGTTCGCTCGATCAACATCACCGCGGTTCGCGGCGCCAACACCGGCACCACGACTCAGGGTATCTTCGACCTCGACACCGACTCAAACGGTCGTTGGTCGGTTGAAAAGTTCAAGGGCTTGATGTTCCAGATCGAACGCGAAGCCAACCAAATCGCGAAGGACACCCGTCGCGGTAAGGGTAACGTCATCATCTGCTCGTCGGACGTCGCTTCGGCACTTCAGATGGCTGGCGTTCTTGACTACGCTCCTGCCCTCAACGCGAACAACCTTCAGGTTGACGACACGGGCAACACCTTCGCCGGTGTTCTCAACGGTCGCTTCCGCGTCTACATCGACCCGTACACCACCGGTAACTATATGACCGTCGGTTATAAGGGTGCCAACGTGTTCGACGCTGGTCTCTTCTACTGCCCATACGTTCCTCTCCAGATGGTTCGTGCGGTCGGTCAAGATTCCTTCCAGCCGAAGATTGGCTTCAAGACTCGTTACGGCATCGTACCGAACCCCTTCGCAAAGGGTGCAACCGCTGCTTCGGCAACCGGCGCGCTCGAAGAAGACACGAACGTCTACTATCGTCGTGTTCTCGTGTCGAACCTTCTCTGATAATAAACAGAAGAAGCTACCAAATAAACTTAGGGGACCCTTCGGGGTCCCCTTTTTTATTCCACGACTACTCTCTTCCAGTCGCCGTCTTTGCTCTTCAACCAAAGATTACCATCTTCACCCACTGACATCGACACCTGTTTATCCGGATCATATTGAGGAAAGTTGCCAAGAGTCATAGAAGAACTATTTCCAAGATACATCATTGTACCGTCTTTCTTCTTAGCTCCCATTAGAGTCATTTTTACTGAATCTGCTAATGGTTCCCCTGTCGGCTTCTCCTTAGCAAATGCTTCTACTGCCATCAAGGGCGATAGGGCAAACATTCCAAATAGACTACGTCTGTTCATTCTATAATCTCCAAATGATCTTTTACCACTTTAAACTTAACAACATTGTAATCAGAAAACCGATCGCCACCATACTTAAAATAATCTCGTCCGCCATCTACATAAGCTCCGTTCTTACCCTCGCGAAAGTCGTGGCGATAACGTGAATAGACAACCTCACCCTCCGCCTCAATCCCTGAGAACACCACGTCTTTGATCGAGGGTAAACCATCGGTGATCATCAGGGTGTCGCCCCTGAAGTAAAGCGCGAAGTAGTTGGATCCCTGTGGGTGGGCTTCTTCCGTATAGAATATAGCGGCCGGCCTGTTGCCCCAGAAAGTAGCTCCGGAATATTGATCCCTGCCTAATAGATCGGTCTCGAGAACGTACTTTGCTTTGTACTCCTTCTCGATAATCTCGATGGTTTCTTTCTTGAGAAAACTTGAATCAGTATTGATGATCATAATCTATCCCTGTTTTAATCTCATAGCCTGATTATATACAGACCGGATCAAATGTCAACCAAAAAAAGCCCTAGACCGGCCGACATAACCCATTGAAAAGATTACACAATTTTTTTTCTTAAAATCTGCACTTTTCTATTGACATTTTCTTAAAACTTTGATAAGATCTAGATAATGGATTGGAAAGGGTAGTCAAATGTTACAGGAAATCTACGCGGTTCTTTCGGCCTATATGCTCCCGATCTCGGTGGCCGTCACGGGTCTCACGATCTCGGCAATCTACGAAATCTTCTTTATGAAAGGCTGAGACTATGAAAATTGTTGAACGGTTGCGTGAATATGATAAGCGAGAAGACTGGAGCTACGTAAGGCACCCAGATGTTTGCATTGAAGCTGCCGACGAGATCGAGAAGCTTCAAAGCATAATCCGTGAGATCGTATCCCAGATAGATCAGGGAGGTGAGAACGGTAAGGTGTTCGCCAGAGACAACTGCATACAGCGCGCTCGAGAGGTCCTATGAACAAGCGCAGGTTAGTGACTCAGCGCGAAAATAACGGTGTACAATTATACGTAAAAGTGTATAATGGTAAGATAAGATCACGGAGACCCGCCAATGACGATGCACCTGCTTCCAGTCTACTTCAACGACCTCAAGACCCGTAAGAAGCCGCGTCAGGCCAAGTCGTTCGGCAGCCTCCCGCGCGTCGACATGGCCAAGCTCAAGCACGCTCAGTTCGTCCATAAAGTCACCGGCGGCAAGAAAGCCGACCGCGACGTGCTGCGCAGCGACTGGCTCAATGAGTACAAGAGCACCATGCAGGTCGATCGCTCCGACTACCAAAGCGCCGGCATGTCGTCGAGCTCCGCGCCTAAGCCCGAGGCCAAAGTCTACACCGGCGGCAACCTCAAGGGCATCGCCACCATGCACAAGTCAAACATGGTTCCCGTCTTCAACTCGCAGGACGCCGAGGATATTTCCAAGATGCGACGGGGGTGATTGATAAATAGAGTATGACCATAGACGTAACGACTACCATCAGCGCCGCGAACACTGGGATGCTTTTCTCGCAGCCCGGTGATACGAACTTTCTGTCGCCCTTCGGCTTCAGGTTCAAGCTCAAGCGCGCACCTAACTTAAACTTCTTCGCGACTGACGCGAACATACCCTCGTTTGAGATCGGTTACATCGATCTCCCGTCGCCGTTCAAGAAGATTGAGCTTCCCGGTGATAAGCCGAGTTTCGGCGACTTCACCTTGACTTTCAAAGTCGATGAGAACATGGCGAACTACTTGGAGATATACGTCTGGCTCATGAAGCTCGGCTTCCCTGAGAACTTCCAGCAGTATGCCTCGTTGAAGAACACTGCTATCGGCTCGGGCGAGGGAACCGTGTCGGATGGAACCCTTACCATCCTCAACAGTGCGATGGCTCCCACCACTGAGATTCAGTTCACCAACATGTTTCCATACAGCATGAGTGAAGTCAACTTTACCACGGCCGACACGACTCTCAACTACGTCACGGCCCGTGTCGGATTCAAATTCAACATCATGAAGATCGTGTCGCTCTGACACGTGTGAGGATACAATATGAAGCTGGACGAAATCCACGCCCTGTGGTCGCAGGATTGCGACATCAATCGCATCGAGCTCGGTGAAGAAGCTCTAAAGATCCCAAAGCTGCACAGTAAATACTTACGGATGTTCTCCGACGAGAGGATGCTGCTGCGCAAGCTTGAAGAAGATCGAAGCACACTCAAGCTTCTCAAGATCGACTACTACCGCGGCGTCCTACCTGAAGAGGACTTACGAGCGAACGGTTGGGAACCCTTCCGTCTGTCCGTATTAAAGTCCGATTTGCCAATGTACCTTGACGCCGACCAAGACATCATTAAGATCAACCTAAAGATCTCTGTTCAGCAAGAGAAAGTCGACACTCTTGAAGCGATAATAAAATCCATAAGCAACAGAGGGTACCTGATAAAGAGCGCGATTGACTTCGAGAAATTTAAGGTTGGTGGATAAGGTGCACCTTCGCAAGATCAATGAGACTTATCTCAAGGTCGAAGCCGAGCCGTCAGTCGTACAAGAGCTGTCGGACCAACTAACGTTTGAAGTTCCCGGTGCGAAGTTCATGCCGGCCGTCCGCAACAGGTTCTGGGACGGAAAGATTCGCCTGCTCAACGCACTCACCGCGATCACGTACGCCGGATTGGTAGAAGAGATCCGAAGGTTTTGTAAAGCGCGCGACTATGAGTTCAGCGTCGACGACAGCCTCAAGCCCACGAAAAAGATCGACGAAGAGGAGACGATAGAGTTCCTCAAGTCTCTCAACTTAACCATGAAGCCGAGGGACTATCAGGTCGAAGCTTTTATGCGCGCGGTCAACAACGACCGAGGTGTATTCCTCTCGCCGACCGCGTCGGGCAAGTCATTCATCATCTATCTCATCGCTAGGTACTACAATGCGCGCACTCTTATCATCGTACCAACTACTTCTCTTGTTTCTCAGCTTGCCTCTGATTTTGCTGACTATGGCTTCGACTCTTCCACTAACGTTCATAGTGTATTCTCTGGACAGGACAAACGCTCGCCTAAGCCAATCACCATCTCAACTTGGCAGAGCATATACAAACTACCTAAGAGTTATTTCGAAGACTATGACTTGATCATAGGCGACGAGGCGCACCAGTTCAAGGCGAAGTCGCTGACCACTATCATGGAGAAGATGGAGAACACGAAGTACAGGTTCGGGTTCACAGGCACGCTCGACGGATCGATGACGAACGAGATCACGCTGACCGGACTCTTCGGTCCAGTCTACAGGGTAACCACCACCAAGTCCCTGATGGACGACGGTAAAGTCGCGAAGCTCAACATCAAAGTCATCATACTAAAACACAAGAAAGAAGACAGGAAGCTCATCTCAAAGATGAACTATCAAGACGAGGTCGACTGGATAGTCTCCAATCCACTCAGAAACAAGTTCTTGAGAAACCTTACACTTTCTTCGGAGGGCAATACACTTTTATTGTTCCAGTTTGTTGACAAACACGGTAAACTGTTGTATGATAGCATTAAGTCGAAAGATCCGAACAGAAAGGTGTTCTTCATACATGGCGGCGTCGACGCAGAAGACCGAGAGAACGTCAGAAGAATCGTTGAGAGCGAGTCTAACGCTGTTATCGTGGCTAGCTTTGGGACCTTTTCTACCGGCATTAACATTCGCAACCTTCACAACATCGTACTTGCTTCTCCGTCAAAGTCAAGGATAAGGCTGCTCCAGTCGATTGGTCGCGGTCTTCGACTCTCTGAGACCAAAGACTCCGTGACTGTGTACGACATCGGCGACGACCTTCGCCACGGCGACCGGACCAACTACACTCTCCAGCACTTGACAGAGCGCATGGAGATCTATAACTCTGAAGATTTTGAATATAAAATTTATACGGTGGACTTATGAATAAACCAGTGCCTAAACACTACGTCGACAACAAGAAGTTCTTTACCGAGATCATTCACTATAAGCAGAAGTGTTTAGAAGCGGCGAGTCTCAAGCAGGAGAAGCCGCGCATCCCGCCGTACATCGGTGAGTGCCTGTATAAAATCGCGTTTCGCCTGTCGCTCAAGCCTAACTTCGTGAACTACACCTTCCGCGAAGACATGGTCGCCGACGGCCTCGAGAAGTGCATCGCGTACTTCGATAACTTCGATCCTGAGAAGTCGAGCAACCCGTTCGCGTACTTCACGCAGATCATCTACTACGCGTTCTTGGCAAGGATCAACGGTGAGAAGAAGCACCTATACATAAAACAGAAGACCCTCGAGAACTTCTACTTCGAGGGCATGCTCGCTGAGCAGGGCATGGACGGCGATGAGCGCGCGGTCAACGTCGACCTAGACAATGAGTACATGAAGAACCTCGTGTCTTCCTACGACAAGAAGCAGGAAGAGAAGAAAGCAAAGATCAAGGCGAAGAAGAACGCCGGCAACTTAGATAAGTACTTTGGTGAGTTACCTGAATGAAGATCGCACTTATAACGGACACACACTGGGGAATCAGAAACGACTCTCCGGTGATGCTGAGCCAGATGAAGAAGTTTTTAGATGAAGTATTTTTCCCTGTCATCGATCGAGATAACATTGATACTGTTATTCATCTTGGGGATCTTGTTGATCGCCGCAAGTACATTAATTATGTGACGGCGAAGCGCCTGCGCGACGACTTCCTTGAGCCTCTTCGTCAGCGCGACATCGACGTACACATCATCGCCGGCAACCACGATACATACTTCAAGAACACGAACGACGTCAACAGTCTTCGTGAGCTTCTTGACGGCAAGTACTACAACTTCAACATCTACGACAACGTCGCCGCCGAGATGATCTTTGAAGATAAGACTAAGATCTTTATGCTCCCGTGGATCTGTGACGAGAATCGCGAGCAGTGCATGAAGGCGATCGACGAGACGACTGCTCCGATACTGATGGGACACTTGGAGCTCAACGGGTTTGAGATGTACAGGGGACAGGTGAATGAACACGGCGATGATCCTAAGCTCTTTGATAAATTCGATCTTGTATGTTCTGGTCATTATCATACTCGTTCCTCTCGCTCTAACATTCACTACCTTGGCACTCCTGCTCAATATACTTGGTCTGATTATGGGGACACTAAGGGCTTTTATGTTCTGGATACAGAAACTAGAGGGTTGACATTTATTGAAAACCCGTATAAGATCTTCTATAAGTTTCACTACGACGACATCAACAAGCAGATGGACGAAGTCATAGTGTTCGACGCTGCGCAGTACAAAGACACCTACGTCAAAGTCATCGTAAAGAACAAGACCAACCCGTACTGGTTCGACCTCGTCATCGATAAGATCGAGAAGGCTGGACCCGCGGACATACAGATCGTTGAAGATCACCTCAACTTGAACCTCGAAGACGACACCGACATCGTCAACGAGGCCGAAGACACCATCACCATCATCCGCAAGTTCGTCGACTCGATGAACGTAAATACTGACAAGAAGCGCGTTGAGAACATCATCCAGTCACTATACATTGAAGCGCACGAGATAGAATGATCTACTTCAAAGCAATCCGCTGGAAAAACTTTCTGTCCACTGGAAACGCCTTCACCGAGATACAGTTGAATAAGTCGGACACCAGCCTCATCGTAGGTGAGAACGGTGCTGGCAAGTCGACTCTTCTCGATGCATTGTCGTTTGTACTGTACAACAAACCTTTCCGCAAAGTCAATAAACCTCAGCTCATGAACTCGATCAACAAGAAAGATATGTTGGTCGAGATCGACTTCGACATCGGCTCAAACCGATACCACATCAAGCGCGGCATGAAGCCAAACTTGTTCGAGGTTCACCAGAACGGTAAGCTGCTGAACCAAGAAGCTGCCGACCGCGACTATCAGACGGTGCTTGAGAAGCAGATCCTCAAGCTCAATCACAAGAGCTTTTGTCAAGTCGTCGTGCTCGGCTCGGCGTCGTTCGTCCCGTTCATGGAGCTTCCAGCCGGTCAGCGACGCGAGGTGATCGAAGACTTGCTCGACATTCAGATCTTTTCGGTGATGAACTCACTGCTCAGGGAAAAGATCTCGAGTAATAACACCGCACTTACCAAGGTTGAGTACGACTGCGACTTGACTTCTGAGAAGATCAAGATGCAGACGCAGATCATCGAGAGCACCAAGCTTCTCAACGACACCTACGTCGCGAAGCTCAAAGAGGAGCTAAACAAGAACACCGCAAGGATCGAGGAGGAGCGCGATGTTGTTAAGCAGCTCAGCGAGAAAGCAGTATCCCTTAAGGCCGAGATCGAAGACCAAGAGTCGATCAGCGAGCGTCAAAAAAAGCTACAGCGACTGGAAGTACAACTCGCTGATAAAGTTGCCAAACTCACGGCTGACATCGAGTTCTTTTCTTCACACGATAGCTGTCCTACATGCAAGCAGGACATTGACCATACCTTTAAGTGTGAGACTGTCGGTGATAAACAAGGCCAAGTTCAAGAAACACGGGACGCGATCGATAAACTACAAGTGGAGATCACGCGAGTTCTTGATAGGCTACAATCCATCGCACGGGTGGCTGCTGACATTAATTCAGTGAACATTGAGATCATAACGAAGAACAGTACGATCAACAACCTCATCGATCAGTGTAAGTCGCTCGCGGCTAAGATCAAAGAAACTCAGGAGTACAACGACAAGCTTGTGATCGACGACAGCGTCATGAAGGAGCTCGAGCGAACCCTCGGTAAACTCTCAGACGACAAGGCAGAGCTGCTGCGCGACAAAGACGCGCTCAACGTCGCGTCGATCATCCTCAAGGATACCGGCATCAAAGCTAAGATCATCAAGCAGTACGTGCCGGTCATCAACCGACTCATCAACAAGTACTTGTCGGCGATGGACTTCTTCGTCAACTTCGAGATGGATGAGAACTTCGAGGAAAAGATCAAGTCGCGATTCCGCGATGAGTTCTCATACTCATCGTTCTCAGAGGGCGAGAAGATGAGGATCAATCTGGCGATCTTGTTCACGTGGCGAGCGATCGCCAGACTGCGCAACAGCGCGTCGACAAACTTATTGATCATGGACGAGGTGCTCGACGGATCACTCGACTCAAACGGTACCGACGAGTTCCTCAAGATCATCAACAACCTGACGCTCGATACGAACACGTTCATCATCAGCCACAAGGTCGACCAGATGATGGATAAGTTCGCCAACGTCATCAAGTTTGAAAAGCACAAGAACTTCAGCAGGATAGCAGCATGACAACAGAAGATAAATTGAAAGCTTATAAGGACGGGTTCAAAGACGGATTCGCCGAGGGATACAAGCAAGCCAAAGCCGACGATGATCCACTCACCCCATATTACAGTGATCCACTCGCCCCGCATAGGAAAGCGTTGAAAGACTATCAACCACAGAACTGGACTTCGTGTCAAGTGTGCGGTAGGACTGGCGTCAGCGCGGTGGTGTGCACATATCCAAGTTGTCCTAGCCGTGCATACTGCATTGCAGACAAACCCGGAATGTAAATCATGAAAGAAATCGTAAAGTTTCCAAGCCCTATATTAAGAATGCCGACGCGTCGTTTCGACTTCGTCAACCCAGAAGTTGATCCGCACGAGCTCGTGCAGGAGATGCTTCAGGTTATGAACGACCATAAGGGCATAGGTCTTTCGGCGAATCAGATCGGCTACAACCTACGCGTATTCGTGATGCGTGGTTTAGAACAGAACTACGCCTGCTTCAACCCAAAGATCGTGAGCTTCGGTGAAGGCACGAACGTCCTTGAAGAGGGCTGCCTATCTTTTCCCGGACTGAACGTAAAGATCAAGCGATTCAACAGCCTGCGCCTGAGGTTCCAGACCGCGTCCGGCGGTGTGGATACACTCAACGTTTCAGGTCTGACGGCCCGCGTCGTTCAGCACGAGATCGATCACCTAGATGGATACGAGTTCTTCAATCGCGCGAATAAGTTTCATCGCGACAAAGCATTTAAGAAGCAGAAGGAATACTTAAATGGAACTAGATCAGCATAAGCGTCCTGGAATCAGGATCAAAGACTTCTTCGTGACTTTCGCCGACGGTGACTTCGTCTTGGAGAACGAAGATGGAACGCTCAGTTTAGCGGTTGACATTTTCCGCATCGATGGTAATAATAACTTACATGAAGTCGATGCGAAGATCAAAGACGCCGAACTCGAGTCTATCAGGCCTGAGATCGAAGCTTGGGTCAACGCCGCTCTCGAAGCAGCAATTCAAGATGCCGAGCAAGTCATCGAAGAACATGAAGGCAAGCAAGAGTGAACATATTCTACATCAGTGAAGACCCGTTCGAAGCCGCTCAGATGATGGTCGACAAGCACGTCGTCAAGATGATCCTCGAGTCTGCGCAGCTTCTTTCAACCGCGCATCGCATCATCGACGGCGAGGAGTTCGTCGGCCAGTCTCTGTCCGGTAGAAAAGCTAAGCGCTGGCGATTGCCCGATCAGCGCGACGCGGTTCTGTATCAAGCCACACACATCAACCACCCATCGGCGGTCTGGTGCCGTGAGACTTCCGAGAACTACTACTGGCTGTTCAGGCACTTCGCCGCTCTGATGGCCGAGTACACTTATCGCTACGGCAAGAAGCACAAGTGCGACGGACCTCTGTCGGTCTCGCTGATGCAGGCTCCCCTCGGAATCACCAAAGGCAAGATGACGAAGATGCCGTCGGCGATGGACGATCAGTACAAGATCAGTGAAGACCCATTGACAAACTACAGAAATTATTATAAGATCGGTAAATCTAGAATGCACAGATGGACCAAACGACAACCTCCGGAATGGATAGCAGCATGAGCAAAGATTGGGTAGACGACATCTTTAAGATGCACCAGTACTACGGTGTACATCCAAAGATCAATGATATGAACAACGAGACTCTCAAGACGTTCTTGGAGTTTCGCAAGTTCTTTCTTCAAGAAGAACTCGACGAGTTGAAGAACGCCGAGAGCGCCGAAGACGTGGTCGACGCGTTGATCGACCTCTGCGTCGTAGCGATCGGTACTCTCGATGCGTTCGGTGTCAACTCGTACGAAGCTTGGGACGAAGTTCTACGGGCAAACATGTCTAAGCAGACCGGTGTCAAAGCTTCCAGACCTAATCCTCTGGGACTTCCAGATTTGATCAAGCCCGAGGGTTGGGTCGGTCCGGATCACTCTGGAAACCATGGAAACCTTACAAAAATCTTTGGTTGACATTTTAATCTAGATTTGATATACTTGGATTATGAAACGAGAACTCTTCGACACCCAAGTACTTCAGAGTCTAGATAAACTGACTCTCGATCAAGCGCGCGAGACCGCTCTCGGCCTCGTTGATAAGATGCCTAAGAAGTCGATCAATCAAGCGACTTCCGTCAATCGCATCACACACGACTTAAACAAAGCAAAAACGCCCGCAGAAGTAGCCCGAATCATGTATCAGGTCTACCTCTCGGGCGTTGGTCTTGGTACAGTCGGTTCAGCATGGAAGAAGCACTATGACAACGTTTAGTACGACTGCCGAACTCATTGGTGACATCGGTGAAGTTGTAGTTCAAGAATTCTTCAATTCTACTCGAAGCGTATATAAGTACGACGCCGAGAAAGACGGCACGATCGAACAGATGAAGTACGCGGTCAAAACTTTCCGACTAAATAAGTCGACCCGCGGATTCTGGATGAGCGACAATAAGACGAAGATTATGTGGAAGAACGTCGACGCGGCTGATCTCCTCTTCTTTATTCGAGTTCCAGAAACCATCAACGATCCCGCTGAGTTGTACTTAGCGATCGACCATCGCAATAGCTACAACATGGTCTCAACGAATTCTGGAATCCCATGTAGAAACTACCCGTTGACAAAATGTTTAAAGCTGTGTAATATAACAGAAGATCGTTCGCGTATGTTGTACGAGAACTCAGTTCAGCTCAGGAGAGTGGCGTGACAGATAAAGAATCCGTGAAAGTGCTTCAAGAGTGCATCGACCTGCAGCTCAAGAAGTCCCAAGACTATCAGAACCCGAACTCAAACGTAGTTCAAGCCATGCACTATCGTCGCGGCATCGACACGATCCACGATACTCTGCAGGGCAAGCTGTATCGCGCTCAGTCTTTGCTTGAGTCCGGTCGAGCCGACAGCGCGAACTTTGAGTCGCTCGAAGATACCTACAAAGACTTGATCAACTACGCTTCGTTCGCAGTTGCTTGGCTGCGCGGCGGCATCGAGGGTCAGAACCCAGATCGCGACATCTTCAACAGAAATAAAGTCACGCCGCCCATCAGTACAAATCCAGCTTGGCGCGACTTCACTCCAGAAGAACTGGCGAACCGCAAATGAGATACCTCAACGCAATGAGCATCGACGACATACGCAGAGTCTTTACATGGCGTCTACAAGATAATGAGTTCGTGACTGATAAGTCAGGCGTCAAGATGCTCGAGATCATGAACGCCAGCTTCATCGCAGATCAACCAGCGATCTTTGGCACAGTCAATGAAGACTACGTCAAGCGCGAGCTTGAGTGGTACGAGTCGATGTCGCGCAATGTCAACGATATTCCCGGCGGGCCTCCAGCAATCTGGCAGCAAGTCGCGAGCGAGAACGGCGAGATAAACTCGAACTACGGCTGGTGCATCTGGTCAGACGCGAACTACGCGCAGTACGACAACGTCGTCGCTGAGCTGCAGCGCAACCCTGAGTCTCGACGCGCGACCATGATCTATACGCGTCCGAGCATGTGGCTCGACTACAGCCGCGACGGCATGAGCGACTTCATGTGCACGAACACTGTGCAGTATATGATTCGCGGCGATCGCCTGCACGCTCTTGTGTACATGCGATCCAACGACGTGGTGTTTGGATATAAGAACGATCGCGCTTGGCAGAAGCACGTGCACGATCTCCTCTGCGATGAGCTCGGCTACGAGCCGGGACACATCTATTGGAATGTCGCCTCGCTTCATGTGTATGAGAGGCACTTCGACCTTGTCAAGTGATAGGTGGCTGGAACACTACTTCAATCTCGCGAAGCAGGTGGCGAGCTGGTCTAAAGACCCGAGCACCAAAGTGGGTGCGGTGGCCGTAGGCAAACACGGACAGATCGCTTCGCAGGGATACAACGGCTTTCCGCGTGGAATCAAAGACACGGAAGCTAGGCTGAGCGATCGCGGACAGAAGTATAAGTTCGTCGTTCACGCCGAGATGAACTGCATCTACAACGCGACGTTGAACGGAGTCAGTCTTGATAATGCAGATCTTTATGTGTTTGGCCTTCCTGTGTGTTCTGAATGCGCTAAGGGAGTCATCCAAGTAGGTGTCAAACGGGTGTACATGTGCTACCCCACGACGATTCCTGAGAAGTGGAAAGAATCGTTCGAACTATCAGCGAGCATGTTGTATGAAGCGGGCGTCGGATTTAGCATCTATGAAAAAGATCTTAGTAGTTGGAATGAACCCATCAAATACACCGGGAACGGTGACGGGCGTTGAGCGAAAGAACACTACGTTCGATAAGCTTCACAAGTGGTTCACCTATTCTGGTGTTCAGTATTTCTCTTTCGTAAATACAACCGACAAGCGCGGTGAGATAAAAGCTTCAGACATAGATTGGGATACACTCAAGCTGTGTCTAGAAGGTCACACCAAAGTTATTGCTCTCGGTGGGTTCGCCTCGAGCGCGCTGAAGAGGCTAAATATACAGCATCACAAACTTCCGCACCCGTCCCCACGAAACAGGAAGTTCAACGACGCGTCCTACGAGCCTATGGTTATGAAAGAATTGAAAAGGTACATTAGAAAATGAGAGTGGCTATCCTTATGGGTCGCGGCATCGAGGGATGCGGCGTCTCGAAGTTTACGATTGAGATGGCGAAGTACCTGCAGAAGCATGGGCACGAATACGTCGTCATCGCCGCCAAGGACAAGACTTGGTCGCGCAAGAACTCACATGAGATGCCCAACCTCATGTACATTAAGTTCGCCGATGACGGCTCGGTGGATCACGTGGCCGACGCCTGCAACTCATGCGACTTGGTAGTCATCAACTCGCTCCCGCCGTTCGCGTACAAGAAGAACTTGAACTACGACGTTAAGGTCGCTGAGAACTTCCGTAAGATACTTCAGCAGATCACAGCGCCGACGGTGTTGTTTCAGCACGACCACAACAAGATCTCCATCACGCGCAACGACTGCTTGAAAGAATCTATCGAGAAGTCGAAGGTGTTGTTTGCGCACTCTCCGACCGGTGACTTCGCCGGCGTCGTCGAGAGCATGTCAGAAGCCGGCGGGGTGATGGGATTCTTTGGAGGCGAAGCGCCGAAGAAGGAGATCTTAAACTTCCAACCGGGAATGTACTTCGACGAAGTTCGCCAGAAGTATTGGAAGCCCATCGAACAGACCGACAAGATGTGCCACCGATGGATCGGCCGCATGGCGCTGTGGAAGGGTCCGCGACTCATGTTCGACTTCCATGAGAAACACCTGCGCAAGATGAACGCACTCACGATCCTTGAAGGCATGGAGAAGTCTCTCGCTTTTGTTGAGATCAAGCAGAAGTATTCTTTCCAGTACTTCAACACCGAGAACCCAAACAACGTAGACTTCGCTCCTTGGTACGGCAACACGGCCACCGTGTTCTCATTCTATAAGAACCATGAGCTTCTCGAGCGCTTGTCGAAGTCGGGCTACGGCTACCAGCTCTCGCTTCTAGATCCTAGGTACATCAAGCGATCGATCGAGTACACGCACTGCGAGGTTGCAGCCACGGGAGCGATCCCAGTGTTCCACAAGGGATACGGCGAAGCATGCACGCATCGAGTGCTCGGTAAACCCTTGACAGAATGCAAGGACAGTGGTACTATATGGTTATCGAATGAGAACATGGAGCAGTGCGCAGACTTGATCGCCACGCTGAACACCGACGACGGACTCCGCAACGAGTACCGCGAGAAAGCCTATGAGTTCTATAAGTCACATCAAGACGCAGACGCTGTCTTCGACGAAGCGTTTAAACTGATCGGAGAAGCAAAGTGAAGCACGCGACAATCGTACCCCTTATCGGAGGTGAGACGCTCGGGTCTGAGAGAGCTTTTGGTTCTCGACCCGAGTGGCTTGCTTCCTACGAGCCGTTCATGGCGAACGACAGCCACCTATTGAACTACTACAACAACGAGGTTCCTTATCACCTCATCGATAAGGGCGACTTCCCTAAGACCAAGGTCGACGTGATCAGCACCGTGTGTCCGTGCGCCGGTCTATCGCAGCTGTCGCACGGCTTCGGCGATCACAACCCAAACAACAAGTGGATGACTGAGACGGCGAAGTACGTGCTCGGTGAGCTTAAGCCCGAAGTGTTCTGGGGTGAGAATGCACCGGGATTCGCCGGTAAGATCGGTGAGAACGTTCGCAACCAAGTTCGCCAGATCGGTCTCGACAACGGATACAGTATGACGGTGTATCGCACGCGTTCGCTGCTTCACGGTGTCGCACAGGTTCGCGAGCGCTCGTTCTACTTCTTCTGGAAAGGCGACAAGGTTCCCGTGTTGAACTTCTACAACCGCGAGCGCCCAACGATCGAAGACACAATCACCGGCGTCACGTCTAACTTCCAGATGGATCCGATCAATCCAAAGACGCCGTCGAAGGACGACCCGTACTATCGCTTCATCCTTGAGCACATCCACGGTGGGATCAGCCATCGCGACTTCTGTAAGAATGTTGAACCAGCTAAGGCTCGAGGACAAGACGTTTTATCATATATAGAACGAGTGGGCGTCGACTACAACGAGGTCGCCGAGTGGATGGGTCGCAACGGCTATCCAAAAGAAGTCGACAAGTGCAAGGGCCGCAAGGCAAAGATGGCGGCGGGTGGAAACATCATGCGCCGCGGAACCATCGTTCCACGAGACTACATCGGCGCGTTCGTCGGCCACTACCCAATGATGTTGACGCATCCGGTTGAAGACCGCTACATAACATACAGGGAAGCCATGACGATCATGGGACTACCGCAAGACTTTGAACTGCTCAACCCAAAGAAGAGCGCAAACCACATCTGTCAAAATGTACCAGTGAGCACCGCACATGACATGGCAACCGAAGTTAGGGAATACCTTAGCGGAAACCGAGAACTCGTATCATCTCGTCTCGCTTTCCAATACAACTTCTCAAGAACAAACGAGTTTCTTGGGGACACAACTTCAGCAGCACTCGACGCCTTCTTCTGAACTCAAGCACCTTGGACTAGAGGATGTAGTAGTGAAAAAAAATGACTACAAGTACAACGAAGACCTGTACATTTCAGAAATCGCGGATTATATTAGTAAGACATACGGTGAGCACTACTCGCGGAACAAGTTCCAAGCTACTGAGTTCATCATAGATTCCGGTCACGGCACCGGCTTCTGCGTCGGCAACGTCCTAAAGTACGCACAGCGCTACGGGCGCAAGGGCACTCCCGACGACTGGAGAAAAGACCTCATGAAGGTGATCCACTACGCGATCATCCAGATGCACGTGCACGACATCACGTACGAGGACGACAAGTGAAGAAGTTTCTACAATACGTAAAGCATTCAAACGTAAACGTCGCGCTCAGCTTGAATCCGTTCAAGTGGCGCGTTTATATTGATTGGTCTAGACACAGCGACATGGATCCTGGGCTGTTGCTAGATTTTCTATTGATTTTAGGTCCACTAAAGATTGCAATGATCATCGATGACGGGAGTTGGTAACGATGGAAATCCAGATTAAAGTTGAAGAGCTTCAGAAGAAAAAGCTCTTCGTAGCTACACCTATGTACGGCGGCCAGTGTAACGGTATGTACGCCCGCTCGATGTGTGACTTGACGGCCATGTGCTTGAAGTACGGTATCGAGATGCGATCCTACTTCCTGTTCAACGAGTCGCTCATCACTCGCGCCAGAAACTATTGTGTTGACGAATTCCTGCGCTCGGGTTATACTCATCTTATGTTCATCGACTCGGACATCGGCTTCAACCCGCAAGACGTGCTCGCTCTCTTGGCTCTTCAGACCGACGAGTCACCGTACGACATCATCGGCGGCGCTTATCCTAAGAAGTGCATCACTTGGGAAAAGATCAAGATGGCGGTCGACAAGGGCGTTGCCGATGAGAACCCAGCGCTGCTCGAAGACTTCGTCGGCGACTTCGTGTTCAATCCAGTCATGGAGAAGGGTGAAGCCTCGAAGTCGATTCGCCTCGATGAGCCGGCAGAAGTGCTTGAGATCGGCACGGGCTTCATGATGATTCGCCGCGCGACTTTCGAAGAATACGCAAAGAAGTTCCCGAACATCATGTACAAGCCCGACCACGTTCGCACCGCGGAGTTCGACGGTACGCGTAAGATCGGTATGTACTTCCAAGCTGAGGTCGATCCTGAGTCTGAGCGCTACCTCTCAGAAGACTACCTCTTCTGTCAGAACTCACGCAAGACCGGTATGAAAGTTTGGCTCTGCCCATGGATGCACCTGCAGCACGCAGGCTTCTACACCTTCGGTGGCAAGCTCGCGGCACTGGCGTCGATCGGTGCCTCCGCCACGGCCGATCCGGCACAGATCGCAGCGACAAAAGTAAAGAAGTGATTGGAGACTATACATTATGAAATTAAGTGACAACACCATCGCGATCTTGAAAAACTTCGCAACCATCAACCCGTCGATCCTGGTCCGTCCAGGATCGACACTCTCCACAATCTCACAGCAGAAGTCGATCTTCGCCAAAGCGACGGTTGAAGAAACGTTTCCGCGTGAGTTCGCCATCTATGAACTGACTAAGTTCCTCGGCGTTCTCTCGCTCTTCAATGAGCCTGAGATCGAGTTCAAAGAAAAGTCGATGCTCATCAAGTCCGGCAAGCAGCAGATCAGCTACACTTACGCCGAGTCGTCGATGATCGTATCGGCTCCCGAGAAAGACATCACCTTCCCTGAGCCTGAGATCGACTTCAACATCACTCAAGAAGAACTCCAGAAAGTGGTGCGCGCGACGGGCGTTCTCCAAGTTCCAGACGTCAGCATTCAGGGCAACAAAGAAAAAGTTCGCGTCTACGCCATGAACTCTAAGAACCCGACGACCGATACGTTCAGCATCGACGTGGGTGAGACCGACAAGCACTTCGACATGATCTTCAAAGCCGAGAACATCATCAAGCTCGTTCCGGCGAACTATAACGTAAAGATCTCGTCGAAGGGTTTAGCCCTGTACACTTCCGATAAAATAAGTTACTATGTAGCTACTGAGTCCAACAGCAGCTATCAGGGGTGAGCATGGAAGAGTTCCTTTGGGTCGAGAAGTATCGGCCAAAGACTATCGAAGACTGCGTGCTTCCGGAAGAACTGAAGAGTACTTTCCAGAAGTTCGTCGACAACAAAGAGATTCCCAACCTACTTTTAACGGGTAGCGCAGGCGTTGGTAAGACTACGGTTGCTCGAGCTATGCTCGAGCAGATCGGCGCCGACTACATTGTGATCAACGGGAGTATGAATGGAAACATCGACACACTACGAAACGAGATCCTACAGTTTGCTTCCTCAGTATCTTTTACTGGAAGCAGGAAATACGTCATCCTCGACGAAGCAGACTACCTCAACGCCAACTCAACCCAACCAGCTCTACGAAATTTCATGGAAGAATTCTCAAGGAACTGTGGGTTCATACTCACCTGTAACTTCAGAAACCGCATCATTGAGCCCCTACACTCTCGTTGTTCCGTCGTCGAGTTCAAGATTTCCAAAGCGGATCTTCCTAGACTTGCGGCACAATTCTTCAAGCGCGTACTGGGAATTCTCGATGGAAATGGAGTGAAGTTTGACAAAGCTGTTGTTGCTGAGCTTATTCAGCGTCACCTGCCTGATTGGCGTCGCGTGCTTAATGAACTACAGAGATACTCCGTAAATGGAACCATCGACACTGGAATTTTTGCTAACCACGGCGCTAGTGCTTTTGCTGATCTGGTCGACATTCTAAAGCAGAAGAAGTTCGGCGAGATGCGTAAGTGGGTAGGAGAGAACTCCGACATGGACTCGACCACTCTCTTCCGTAAGTTCTACGACACGGCCTACGAGAAGGTCAACCCCAAGTCGATCCCCGAGCTCGTCCTCATCATCGCCAAGTACCAGTACCAAGCGGCGTTCGTGGCGGATCACGAGATCAACACAGCGGCGTTCTTGACCGAGGTCATGATGGCGACGGAGTTCGTATGAACCCCTTCGACTTCGTCAACGCGATAAACACGACCAAGAAAGACCTGATCCGCGACTCAGAGAACCCTGAGCTCGCGGAAAAGTCGTACAACCCGTTCCTCATCAATCGGGCCCTGTCCTACTTCATCGACACGATCCTGTACGCGAACGAGATGAACGTTCACAATACGGCTGAAAAACAGCTGCAAAACGACTATCTTATAAATAGTATTAGGAAAGGTAAGCGTTTCTCGAAGTGGGCGAAGGCCATCGAGGAACCTGATGTTCAGTGCGTGCAGGAATTCTACAAGATAAGCTATAGACGGGCTCTTGAAGTCTATGGTGTCCTTACGAAAGAACAGATCGACCTTATAAAAGAAAAGTTAATAAAAGGCGGTACTGATGTTCAATCTAAGCCAACTAGTCGAGGTTCGACTTAGATCCCCAGAAGACTTTCTAAAGGTGAAGGAGACCCTCTCGAGAATCGGGCTCGCTTCGAAGAAAGACAACACCCTCTACCAATCTTGCCACATACTCCATAAGCAGGGGCGATACTACATCGTTCACTTCAAGGAGTTGTTCATGCTCGACGGCAAGCCGGCCGACTTCTCGGAGACCGACGTAGCGCGCAGGAACAGGATAGCGCTGCTTCTGGACGAATGGGCTTTGATCGAGATCGTCGACAAGTTCAAGGTTCAAGAGCCTCTCGCACCTATCAATCAAGTCAAGATAATCCCGTACAAGGAAAAGTCACAATGGAACCTAGTGACGAAGTACACGATCGGGAACCGATAAAATATAAGTCGGTCTTTGTGTCCGACATCCACCTAGGAACTCGTATGTCGCAGGCAGATGAGTTCCTTGACTTTATGAAGACGTTTGACTGCGACAACCTATACTTAGTGGGTGACATCGTCGACGGTTGGGCCATGAACAACGGATTCTATTGGCCGCAGTCACACAACGACGTGGTTCAAAAGATACTCAGGCGCGCCCGCAAGGGGACAAACGTCTTTTACATTCCAGGAAATCACGACGAGTTTCTACGCGGATTCTGTGACCATCAGTTCGGCAGCATCACCCTATGCGACCAGATTATACACGTCGGTCTAGATGGAAAGAAGTACTTGGTGATCCATGGCGACCAGTTCGATGTCGTTATAAACCACGCGAAGTGGCTGTCGCACCTAGGGTCGTGGGCCTACGACTTTAGCATAATCTTCAACGTCTTTGTAAATAAGCTTAGGTCGCGACTCAACCTAAGACCATGGTCGCTCAGCGCGTGGCTAAAGTATAAGGTAAAGAAAGCCGTTAACTTTATAGGTAGCTATGAAAAAACTCTATCAGAATATGCGGGTAGTTTACGCGTTGACGGTATTATTTGTGGTCATATCCACCATGCTAATCAAAGAGATGTTATGGGCACTGCGTACCTCAACTGCGGCGATTGGGTCGAGACTTGCTCGGCGATTGTCGAACACATGAACGGGAACTTTGAAGTGATCTTCTGGAAAAAGCCTAATCTTTTCAATGGGTTAGAAGATGAAAATAACGGTTGACAATTCTTAAGAAATATAATAAGGTCTAGATAATGGATCGGAGAATGACATGTTAAAGAAATCAATCATAGCCATCGCGCTTCTGGCTTCTACGCCGGCCTTAGCTGACTGGAACGGCCACCACGGGTACCGTATACAACAAAGGCACTACAATCACGGCGGAGGCGGTGGTGACGTAGGAGCCGCTTTGTTCGGTGGACTCATCGGTGGCATGATCTTGAACCAGATGATGCAGCCCCCGCGCCAGCAGTACTACTATCAACCCGTTTGTCAGACCGTTTTCTTAGGTAAAGTCTGGAACGGTTGGACTTGGGTCGAGCAGTACCAACAGATCTGCAACTGATGCTCAGCGTACATCAGGAGTGGGATCCACTCAAAGTCTGTGTAGTAGGTAAGAACTACCCGCCTGAATTCTACTCGTTCATGAAGAACTCAAAGATGAGAAATCTCTTTGAGAAGATTGCGCGTGAGACCGAAGAAGACTACCAGTCGCTCATTAAGATCCTTGAGTCGTTCAACGTCGAAGTGCTGAGGCCGGACGTACCTGACGTCGTTCCCCAAGAATACATAGATCAGAACTTACCAATCCCAGCCCCAGTCAGCTCGATCCCACGCGATCAGATGATAATGATTGGCGACACGTTCTTCCTGTTCCCGTACTTCAGGGTGAACCAGAAAGTCAACTGGCGATACGAAGACCAGCGCCAGTTCAAGAACTTCGACGTGTGCTGGCAGGGGATATTAGAATACGTCGCGTCTAAGGGAAACAAAGTCGTCAACCGACAGGATGATGAGGACTTGGCTTGGATCAAAGTCAACGGAATCTATAGGATCGGTAAAGACCTCTTCTTTGGATCGAAGGGTGAGATGTCAGACTGGCGAATCATCGACGCCATCGACATCATGCGAAACACGTATCTCCAAGACTACAACACCCACACGGTCACCACGGGCGGGCACATCGACGGCGTCTTTAGTCCACTAAAGCCGGGACTGATATTTAGTGCGTACGACGCAGAGACTTACGAGCACACGTTCCCAGACTGGGAGGTCGTCTACTTCGAGCAGAACCGAATGAACTCGCTCGGTGAGTGGATGTACCTGAAGGAGAAGAACAACGGTAAGTGGTTCATTTCCGGTGTTGCAGACGACGACGAGATCATCGAGTACGTGGAGCACTGGCTTGAAGACTGGCTGGGATACGTGGAGGAGACGATCTTCGACGTGAACGTCCTTATGATCGACGAAAAGAACGTAGTCGTGTCGTCCTACAACGAGAAAGCTTTCAAGGCACTGGAGAGGAACGGGATCACACCCCACATATCGCCCATGAGACACCGGTTCTTCTGGGACGGGGGAGCCCATTGTGTGACGGCCGAGCTCCATCGGGAGGGCACCAGACAGTCATTTTTCTAGGGTTTTGGGCTTCCAGAAAAACTGAATCTTTTCAATGGCTTAGGAACTTCCTCCTAAGCCATTGTTTTTATTACATAATTTTTTTTCTTATTTTTATCACTTTTTTATTGACATTTCTGTAGAACTTTGATAAGATCTAGATAATGGCAATAGGGAATCAAACGATGAATATAACTCAAGCAGCCCAGATTATAGATCAAGTTCGCGCTGAGAACGGCTTCGGTCTCCTCGAGATGTTGGAGATCATGACCGACGAGTATCATTCGGGTGGCCTTGGATACTTTCGTGAAACATACACCCACGAAGAACGTACGGCCTATCTTATTCTTATGAACGGCTTCCGTGAATTCTTTGGTGAAAATAACGGTTGACATTTTTATCAAAACAGTATAAGATCTAGATAATGGCAATAGGGAATCAGACCATGAACAAAGACTTCGCTTCAGCAATCTCATACATCCTCACTTCAGCCTCGAACGACGAACTGAGCTCAATCTATGAAGCCATCGTCAATCGTCGTCAGTCACTCTCGCGCACTGCCCGTGTCAAGTTCATGTCGGGCGACAAAGTAAAGTTCTCATCCCGCGGGGTGGACTACTCGGGCGTTATCAAAGATGTCAAGATCAAGAAAGCTTCTGTTAAGATGACGAACGGTCAAACTTACTTGGTCCCCCTCAACATGTTGGAGGCAGCATGAAGTACTACGTCCTCACCTTCCACGCAGTTAAAAACGATGGATCATACGGACCCATGTACGGTAAGCCAATGATCTTTGTCACTCGCGAAGACGCAATCGAATACGGCCGTCACCGCGTAGACTACAGCAGAACTGACTTCAAAGTAAACGAAACTATCGTCACCAGACACGTAGTAGGAACAAAATAATGGCACACTTAGTAGAAACTATGGCATACGCAGGCGAGACACCTTGGCACGGCTTAGGCGTCCCAGTACACAACGACCTCACACCGGCCCAGATGCTTGAGAAAGCGGGACTCGACTGGACCGTCGAGAAGGTTCCAACATTCTGTGAGTTCAAGGACGAGCTCATCCCAACGGACGACTACGCTCTCATTCGCTCGAGCGACAGCAAGGTGCTGACGACGGTCTCGGGCGACTGGGAACCTATTCAGAACCACGAAGCCTTTGAGTTCTTCAACGACTTCGTCATGGCCGGAGACATGGAGATGCACACGGCGGGTTCGCTCGACGGTGGTCGAAGCGTCTGGGCTCTGGCGAAGATCAAGGAGTCTTTCGAGATCGTCGGCGGCGATCGAGTCGAACCCTACCTCCTTTTCTCCAACCCGCACACCTACGGCAAGTGCGTCGACATTAGGTTCACGGGCATTCGAGTGGTGTGCAACAATACACTCACCGTAGCCCTCAACGGCACTACCGACATGATGGTACGCCTGAACCACCGCAACAAGTTCGACGCCGAGTCGGTCAAGCACACGATGGGCATGGCCAGCAAACGGATGGGCACATACGTCGACGTGGCTAAGTACCTCACGACCAAGCGCATCACCGACGACACGGTAAAGAACTACTTCCGCACGGTGTTCCCATCGATGGTCAAGGACGACACCGACTACCTCGATCGCCCGCTCTCGCGTCCGGCATCTATGGCGCTCGAGGTTCTCGAGACTCAGCCGGGAGCCGAGTTCGGCAAGGGTACTTGGTGGCAGGCTTTCAACGCGGTCACCTATACGACCGACCACCTGCTCGGACACTCGGCCGACTCACGGCTCAAGTCGGCTTGGTACGGACAGAATCGCCAGCGCAAGATCAAGGCGCTTGAAACAGCAGTAGAATTCGCGGAGGCAGCATAATGGCTAAGATCACTTTAACAGACGGCACCCTTGATGTAAAGAAGACGATCATTGAGAACGTCGTTCTTCCAGCGCTCTTCTACATACCCATCGTGGTCATCGCGGTGACGGTCTGGAACGCATATCAAAAGAACGAGGGATTGAAAGAAGCGTGTTCGACCCTCGGCGGCGTGTACATCGACAACAACACCTGCATCGCCGGCAAAAATCTATTCGTGGGGAAACAATGAACAACCTATCCCTCATCATCTACTTTGCCGAGGTCGTACATGGCCTCGGCGGATTTATCGCGCTGCTTATACTATTGGCCGCCGTCGTGTCGGTCGTTGCCGGTATAGGATTCTTTGTTACTTACGATGAAGAGTACCAAGAGAAGCTTAATCAGAACACGAGGAAAGCCTTGAAAGTCTCCATCCCCACTCTGCTCGCTCTGGCGTTTATAATGATCTTTCTACCGAGCAAGAACACGATCATGATGATCGCGGCCTCTGAGTACGGGGAGACGGCTCTCAAGTCGAACGACGTGCAGGAGATCGTTAACCCTGCCAAGAAGATCTTAAAAAACTGGATCGAGCAGCAGCTCGTTGAGTCTGAAAAGAAAAAGTCACAATAAATAGGAACATGGAGTGAATGATGCCTAAAGTTACAGTAGAACTTGAATATGAACAGATCGACGCGATCACGCTCAACGAGCTCAAGTCTTGCTACGAACAGCTCGTCAAAGACTGGGAAAACAACGTTCGAGTATACGACGATCCCGACGATCACTGGAACCTGATGGTCGGCTTCGAGCGGGTCATCGAGTACTTCATGGTGCACACTGAGTTCGACAGCTACATGGCTTCTTTCCCACTCCGCAAAAGGGATTAAATGAAGCCAGTCGTTTCGGTCTACCACAACCACCCCTATTGTTCGACCGACTCGGCTCTGGGCGTCGCCAACGCCCTGCAGGAAGAATACGACGTTAAGTTCTTTACGAACGACGACTTCGACTTAGCCCTGCGGCGATCGGCGATGATCGTATTTCCCGGTGGGATAGGCGACGCCGATCACTTCGACAAGATCCTTGGCGACAAGGTTGAGAAGGTCAACCGGTACGTCGAGAACGGTGGAAAGTACTTAGGCATCTGCATGGGTGCGTACTGGGCAGACCATCGGTACTTCGGCGTACTCAAAGACTTGGAGTGCAACCAATTCATTAAACAGGCTAACACCGAGACGACCAGATCATACGGTACGGTCGTCGACGTTATTTGGTATTCAATACGTGAACCGTTGAAGATGTACTTCTACGACGGGTGTGTGATCGAGGGAACGGGCAGGTGTGAGATCGTCGCGAAGTACGCGTCTAATCACAACTGGGCAGCGGTCATACAGGGAAACGTTGGTGTGATAGGAATGCACCCAGAAGCTACGAAGCACTGGTTCACGTATAAGACCCATAAGTACATGAAGTCTCTGTGGCATGAGGGAGAACACCACAACCTGCTAGCAGACGTGGTGACCCGAATGATAAACGACAGAAACTGCTAGGACGGGTAGCTTAAAGGTGAAGCCGGCCGCTCATAACGGTCTAAGTGTAGGTTCGAGTCCTACCCTGTCCACCATTTTTTTATTGACAAACATCGCACACTACGGTATAATGGAATATATAGTCTACAACATGGAGATACAAGATGTCTATCTATCCCGCTTCTTACAAGTACGTAGTAGAGTTCGAGAAGTTCTTCAGCAAGGGTAACTTGAAGTCTTTGACCATCAAGGATCGACTACACTTCGCATCCGAGCGAGACGCGAAGGACTGGGTAGACGCCGTCAGCAAGCTCAACCGCGACGGCAAGTTTTTCAACTTCAAAGTGAGGACAGCAGCATGAAGTTCTATGAGTATATGACCTACACCATCATCGCGTTCATTGTTTTTGATGTAGTCTATCGACTGCTTACGTACGACTGGACACACGTCAGTATGGGTATCACAGCCCTCGTCGGTTGGTTCTACGTACTTGGATACGAGAGGCAGGAGCGCCAAGAGCGTATGCAACGTGAATCGCGTCAGGATCAGTTCACAGTATAATGTTCAAATACGAAGACATACGCGTAGTACACCTCGAGATAACCGGTAAGTGTCAAGCCGGTTGCTCGATGTGCGCTAGGAACGAAGAGACGCACAGCGACATCCTTATCGATCCGACCACGGCCGAGTTGAGTTACGAAGACTGCGTTAAGATCTTTCCAAAAGATCTAATCAAGCAGCTCAGCGGCATGTACATGTGCGGCAACTACGGCGATCCCATCATAGCCAAAGACACGCTCGAGGTGTTTGAGTACTTCAGGTACGCGAACTACAACATGGAGCTGAATATGTACACCAACGGCGGTGCGCGTCCGGCGTCTTGGTGGAAAGATTTAGCTGGAATCCTTATACATGGAAAAGGAAGAGTAACTTTTGGGATCGATGGTCTCGAGGATACTAATCACCTATACAGGGAGAACGTGCGCTGGGAAAACGTAATGTCTTCGGCTAGGGCTTTCATCGAAGCCGGAGGCGAAGCGCGATGGCACTTCTTAGTTTTTAAGCACAACGAACACCAAGTCGATGAAGCCCGTGAGTTTGCTAGAAAAATGGGCTTTAAGTCTTTCGTTCCAAAGAGGACGAGCCGCTGGCAGAACAAGACGACATACAAACATTTGGCCCAACCCGAGAAGAAAGAATACGTACACCAAGTCAACGAGATCAGGGCAGAAGTCGTACGCATCTATGGATCTTATCCTGAGTTTCTAAATAAGACGCAGATTAGCTGCAGGGTTCAGAAAGAACGCGGCATATACATCAGCGCCGAGGGTCTGCTCGTCCCGTGTTGTTGGCTCGGAGGAAGCGCCCTGTACAACTCCGAGCTACCTTCATATAAAGAAGGTGAGCTGTTCAGACACATGAATGGCGACAAAAGCAACATCGACACTAAAGTTCATGGTATAGATGGCGTATTAAAGAAAGGATTCTTTGATCGCATAGAAAAGTCGTGGAGTTTGAGCTCCACGACAGATGGTAGGCTTAAGACCTGCGCCAAGACGTGCTCCGTAGATCACAACAACTTTGGCGATCAATTCATGAAGAATTACTTACTTACGTAAGCGTTGGCGCCAAAGAACGTAGCCACGACGCCGGCTTGGGCGAGGTAGAACATCTGAAGAACCGCACCGAGCGCATTGAGCTTATCGATCGATACGATCGGTGAGAAGAGTATACCGGTGAAGAGCACCATGCTTCCCATGGCCATCCAAGCCATCTGGCGAAGCTGGTCTTCCTTCTTATCTTTATTCTCAAACTCAATCATGTGTTCCATCTTCTGCATCTCGGCGTCGTCTACCACACCGTCCCCGTCTATGTCATACTTATTGTACTTTGAATCTTTCTGAAGTGATTTGCTGTCAGCCATTTCAGTGTCCTTTTGATTTTATCATTGCCGTTAAGTTGTTGATCAACTCATTACCAAAGCCAATCGATCCGGTGATCATACCGGCAAATGCTAAAGCAATAACAATCATAGTCAGACATATCAACCAGACGCTCGAGGTGCCGAGGTTGTCCTCAATCTCGATGATCCGTTCTTTCAAAATATCAAGCTGCTCCTTAGGGTGGCCGGCCGCTCTCTCGTACTGTTGAAGCCAAGGGTGCGCGGACACTTCATCCGAGAGATTCTCAGATTTCTTTTTCTTTTTCATAGAAACTTAAACGCAACAAATAGACCGCCGCCGACCAGCGCGATGATGAAGACGATGGCGACGATGATCCATACGGCTTCCCAGAACTCTTCTTTCTTACGCTCTTCTTCGCGCCTGAGACGCTCGGCCTCTTTAGCGGCTTCAACCTTCGCCTTGTAGTACGCTTCGCGTTGAGCTTTGCTCATCTTCATCAGCGCGGCTTTTTCTTGCTCAGCCGCTATCTCACGCATCGCCTGCTCGCGAAGCGTGTTGTTCATGCGAACTACTTGATTGTTGATCTCGGTGACTTTGTTTCGGGCGGCGATCTTGGAGTTGTTTTCAGCCTTTATTCTTTTTGAATCGCGAACAGTATCAACGATCCCAAAGATAGAGTCGCTGAGCCCTTTACCTATCGAGTTGCCAAACTTCGCGGCTGACTTTGGATCCATCATGTTTCTTTTCCTTTAGTAAATTACGAAACATGGTGTAGGCGATCAATTCTTATCTGTCTTATATTTATCTAGATTAGCTACCCTTTTAGTCAACAGGACTAATCGACCACGGGCGTCGTAGACGCTGTAGTATCGCGTACCGTTGCTGTAGTGGGACATACGAATCTTGTACATCTGATATATAATCTTAGTATTATATTTATGGAAACTATCATGAAAGTCAATAGTTGGGATGAGTTTCAACCCCTGCGTGAACTAGTGCTTGGGAGCTTCTACGACAGGAGCTTCTTTGAGGACATCAGGAATCCTAGGATCCGCGACGTCTTGGTGCAGATCGCCGATGAGACTCAAGAAGACCTCGAGAACTTTAAAGAGAAGCTCAAGTCGCACAACGTCAACGTCGTGCAGTACACTCCCGAGGAGCTCGGTTACAAGGAAAGCATCCTCGACTACGTAGACATATACGGCCGCCTCAGTCTGCAAGACTCAAACAAGCACAGCTACCCGCTCAAAGCGAACATGCTTCCGGCTCCTCCTCTTGAACCTCGCGACAACATAATCGTAATGGGAGACAAGATATTCGTCAGTGATCCTACGTACGCTTCTAAGAAGATCTCTGAGAAGTTGAAAGAGACTTACGGTGCCGACAGCGTCGATGACTCGCTCAATGATGAGACGACGCGCTTCAGGCGTGGTAGAGACTACATACAAGCAAAGCTCAGGCGTACCATGGATCACTCTCTGGTGGATCGCATGACTGACGAAGAAATCGACAAGCACGCTTCAAGCACGATGCTTACTGGATTCTGCAGTCCAAACTTAACTCGCATAGGGTCAAAGTGTTTGGTCGACATCGCTCAAACCGAAGACGCCGTTCCATATCTCGAGAAGAACTACCCTAAGTTTACCTATGATAGGTTGGATCTAGGCGGACATAACGACAGCATCTTTGGTGTGCTTAAGCCGGGACTCGTGATCGCGTCTAAATTCTTGGCAGAGTGTAAGCAGGAAAGCGTATTTGAAAAGTGGAAGGTGATCTACTTCGACGATCCGGTGTGGGATCGCGTCGGTAAATTTAAGAAGCTGCGCAGGAAGAACCTAGGCAAGTGGTGGGTTCCCGACCAAGAAGACAACGATGACTTCACATATTTTGTCGAGTACTTCCTTGAGAACTTAACGGGTCAAGTCGATGAGACGGTGTTCGACGTAAACGTGTTGGTGATTGACGACAAGCACGTGGTCGTTAACAGCGCAAGCAAAGAACTTTTCAAAGTATTAAGAGAGAATGGTATGGAGCCGATTCACTGCCCAATCAGACATCGATTCTTCTTCGACGGTGGGTGGCACTGCTTGACTCTCGACATCAACAGGAAGGGAACGCAGGTTGATTACGGAATTTAAAGAAGACATGTCCGCGTGGATCACGGACTGGGTAGGAGCGTTCAACGAGAAGATGGGTCAGATCCCGTGCCCGTTCGCCAGAAAAGCGCTGCTCGACGAGCAAGTCGATTGGAGATTCGTCGAGACCGTTGAAGACCTTGAGAAGATCAGGCAGGAGATTTACTTCGACAAGGAGATCGTCGTCATCGGTTTCCATCCGGCTATGATCGGCATCGAGCAGGTGTGCGACTTCATCGACAAGTTCAACGACGACTACATGCCTAAAGGGATCATTGCTTTCGAGGATCATCCCTATGAGAAGCAGACGGCCGCCGGCGTCACGATGAACCAAGGGAAGTGGGGATGGATCGGCATCCAGAGACTCGATAAGCTGGACCGCGCGAGCGAGATGCTCATGAAGAAGGGATACTACGAGAACTGGAGCGACGATGAGTTCAAGTACGTAGTGTCTTGGCGATACGAAGAGGGAAGAAGGTTTCCATCTTATAGAAAGTAGCTATTCACTTTTGTATTGACAAAATGGTGAGTCGGTATTATATATAACAGGTGGCTGCCTAATGGAGCCGCTCAACATCAACCTTGCTTTTTAGGAGGTCTATATGACTAACTTCGATCCATTCGCTCTACTTGACTCCAAGTTCTTTGTCGGCTACGAGCCGATGCTCAAGAGATTCAATGAAGTCTCTCAGAACTTCTCGAAGTCCATCCCAAACTATCCTCCCTACAACATCGTCAAAGTTGACGAGAACAAGTACGTTATCGAGATGGCAGTCGCCGGCTTCGGCAAGCACAACCTCGATCTCGAGTTCCAAGACGGAACGCTTGTGATCTCAGGCAACTCGGCGTTGAACAAAGAAGACGACGGTGAATTCCTGTTCAAGGGAATCGCCGACCGCGCATTTACCCGCAAGTTCTCTCTCGCAGACACCGTGGAGATTAAGAACGCCGAGCTCATCAACGGCATGCTTAAGATCTGGCTCGAGAACATCATCCCTGATTCCAAGAAGCCTAAGAAGATCGATATTACTGATTCAGCAGCTGAGAACAAGCCCACCGATAAGCAACTTCTCAACGAAAGAAAGTAATATGAGACTCATTAAGAAAGTGTCTCGCTGGCTTGAACGCCAAGCGAAGATAAGAACTACTGTTCGCGAACTCAGCCAGTTGACGGATAGAGACCTGTCCGACATCGGCATCCATCGTTCAAACATTCGCGATGTGGTGAGGAATTACTATGTTTGATGCCCTCACTCTTCTGGTGACTTCGGTCACCGGCTACCTCTTCTTCAAGAATACTTGAGGAGAAAACTATGTGGCCGTACACAGTAGACGAGCTCGTTATAATCAACGAAGGCTCTAAGTAACAAAAAGGGGGAGCAATCCCCCTTTTTTAGTTGACATTTACACAGGTATGTTTTATAGTATGAATATGTCAAAGTTCTACACCAACGCTTTCTTGTTCCATGACTCGATCTTTCTTCGCGGCTTCGAAGATGGCCGACGCGTGATGAAGACGATTCCATGTAAACCCTACATCTTTCTTCCAACTTCTAACGAAACTCCGTATAGAACTCTCGACGGAAAATTCGTAATGAGAAAAAACTTTGGAACGCCGAAAGAAGCAAGGGACTACATAAAAGAAAATCACGAAAACGTAAGCAATAAACCATTCTATGGAATGACGCAGTGGCTCTATCCGTTTCTCAACGACTACTATCCGGGAGAGATCGACTACGATCCTAAGATGGTGTCGGTCGTAAACATCGACATCGAGGTCGCGGCCGATGACGGATTTCCCGACGTTCACGTAGCCGACAAGCCTATCACCGCGATCACCGTAAAGAAAGACGACATCTACGTCGTGCTAGGTTGTGGAGACTTCACGACGACGAACGACAAGATCAAGTACTTAAAGTGTGAGAACGAACAAAAACTTCTGCTTAAGTTCCTCGATGTCTGGCGCAGCGAGTGGCTCTCTCCCGACGTCATCACGGGTTGGAACATCGATAAGTTCGACATCCCATACATCGTCAATCGCATCCGTCGAGTGCTTGGACACGAGATGCACAAGAAACTCTCGCCGTGGGGAATGGTCGAGGAGCGCGAGATCATCCGCGGTAAGTCGGCGGCGCGCGGCGGCAACGGAATCGACGATCGCAAAGACGTAGTGTATGAGATCTACGGAATCACCTCGCTTGACTACCTTGAGACTTATAAGAAGTTCTCATTCAAGAACCAAGAATCTTATCGGCTCGACTACATCGGTGAGGTAGAGCTCGGTGTGAAGAAGCTGGACTACTCCGAACACGGATCATTGCTTGAGCTCTATAAGCAAGACTATCAGAAGTTCATTGAGTATAACATCCGCGACGTCGAGATCGTATCGAAGCTTGACGACAAGTTGAAGCTTATCGAGCAGGTGTTCGCGATTGCCTATGACGCGAAAGTTAACTTCTCAGACGCCTATGGCTCGGTTCGCATCTGGGACGTCATCATCCACAACTACCTCATCAATCAGCGCATAGTAATTCCACAGAAGAGAGACGCTTATAAAGATAAGCAGATCATCGGCGGCTACGTCAAAGATCCCCTGCTCGGTATGCACGACTGGGTGGTATCGTTCGACTTGAACTCGCTATATCCACACTTGATCATGCAGTACAACATCTCGCCAGAGACTTACGCCGGCAAGCTTCCGCTGAGCGAGGAGACTTCGGTCCAGCGAATACTCGATGGATACCTCGACGAGCTGCACGTAAGAAACGAGATGGTTGCCAGAAACTTAACGGTCACCGGCTCGGGTGTCATGTTTGAGCGCGATAAGCAGGGATTCCTTCCCAAGCTCATGGAAAAGATGTACGAAGACCGCGTCGTCTATAAGAAGCGAATGCTTGAAGCCGAGCAGCAGTATCAAAAGACTCCAACACCTGAGCTCGAGAAAGTGATAGCGCAGAACAAGAACATGCAGCTCGCGCGAAAGATTCAGTTGAACTCAGCTTACGGTGCGCTGTCGAACAAGTACTTTCGTTGGTACGACGATACGCTGGCTGAGTCGATCACGCTCTCCGGTCAGCTGGCGATCATGTGGATCGCGCGCGACATGAACAAGTACCTTAACAAGCTCTTCACGACGAAGGACGTCGACTATGTCATTGCATGCGATACGGATTCTATGTACATTACGCTTGGCAAACTGGTCTCTAAATGCGGCCTTGAGGGGTCGCCGACTGCTGAGATCGTCAAATTCCTTGACAACGCGATTGAAAGTAAGATTGAACCTTTCATTGAGTCAAGCTACGGGCGCCTTGGCGGAGTTGTTAATGCCTACGCCCAGAAGATGAAGATGAAGCGCGAGGCCATCGCCGACAAGGGTATATGGACCGCGAAGAAGCACTACATCCTCAACATCTGGAACAACGAGGGCGTGGCGTACGCCGAACCGAAAGTGAAGGTTGTCGGCATCGAAGCGGTGCGATCATCGACTCCTCAAGCGTGTCGTGAGAAGATTAAGCAGTGTCTCAAGGTCATCATGGGTAAGACCGAGGACGACGTCATCAAGTTCATTGCACAGTTCCGCGATGAGTTCGTGAAGATGTCGTACGAAGAAGTTGCGTTCCCACGCGGATGCAAGGGCCTCGCCGAGTACGCCGATCGCGACAGCATCTATAGGAAGGGTACACCGATCCAAGTTCGCGGCGCTTTGCTCTACAATCACTACGTTAAACAGAAGAAGCTCAACACGAGGTACGAACTCATCAAGGAAGGCGACAAGATTAAGTTCTGCTACATGAAGCTTCCGAACCCCATTCGTGAAAATGTCGTCGCTTCGCTCGGCGCCCTTCCTCCTGAGCTCGGCCTCGAGACATATATAGACTATGAGCTGCAGTACTCAAAAGCTTTCGTCGAGCCGCTCAAGACGATCCTTGACGCGATCGGTTGGCGCACCGAGAAGAAAGCATCTATCGAGGGATTCTTTGGATGAAGCTACACACGTCGCAGGGTGAAGTCCTAATAGAGATACCGGAGCAGTACACCAAAGTCGGCATCAAGATCTCAGGCGGTGCCGACAGCGCGCTGCTCGCGTACATACTCGCTCTGTATAAGAAGCAAGAAAGAGACGTAGACCTTATACCGATCACAGTCATCAACGCGATTAAACCTCACCAACACATCTTTGCGCAGAGAGTTGTCAAATTCATCGAAGATAAGCTCAACGTAAAGTTCAATCCCCATCAGATAAAACCTGAGCCGGTGGATCCCCAGCGCTACGGCGAGGAGCAGTCCATCTTCGTTAGAAGCTTGAGGAAGCGAGAGATAATTGAGACTCACTTCACGGGTATAACAGAAAATCCGGATGTAGAGCTTCAGACCGACTACACGGGCGATTCAACTAGAAACAAGACGCTTGGAACTAAACCTACGGTAGACTTGTATTCATTCCATCCGTTTGCCAACATAAATAAAAAAGCTATCGCAGAGTTGTATGAAAGTTATGGACTCATGGATACGCTTTTTCCATTAACCAGAAGCTGTGAAAACAGTAAAGTGCACTTCAGTGAACCACACTGCGGTAAGTGCTGGTGGTGTTTAGAAAGAAAGTGGGGCTTTGGAAAACTTGATTGATAAGATCTACGGATCGGTCGCGACTTATAAAACACGTGAAGCTTTATATGTTATCCAAAAATTAGCTCGAGGCTTTAAACCAAATTCAAAGGTACTAATCCTTGGTGCCGGATGCGGGGCTGAAACGATACTTATAAAAAAAGAGTGTCCAACTTGTTTAGTCACGGCCATAGATTCGTGGAACGGTGACATTGAGTACAACGATGGAAAAACAAGCATTCCAGGAACAAACTTTCAAGATGATTTTAATTCGAGCTGCAGACTGTTCAATGTTGAAGTCGATCGGGCGATAAAGTCTAACATATATAAAACACGAGTTATAGAAGAAATCGGCGATGACTGGGACTTCATATACTACGACTGCGTAGACAACGGCGACGGAAAAAGCTTAGATCTAGTCTTAAATATGCTTATAAGATTATGGGGTAAACTCAACGCTTCTGGCACTCTTATGGGAGACGACTATGTTTTTGATAGGCCAGACTATAAGATGTCTCCAGTAGTTGATAAGTTTGTCGACGAGATCGCCGGCATACAATCATTTGAAGTAGATAGATTCAACAAAAGTTATCATTGGATGATAAGAAAATGAGCAACACAGAAGATTACGACTTCGGCTTTGAATTCGCCGACGATATGACTGAAGCGGTCGACACCGCTCAGACAAAAGCACAACAGATCTACGACGCGATCATGCCTCTTCTCAACAACTTAAAACTAAATCCAGAGAAGCCAAATATTGTTTGGCCCGACCGTGTAAAAAAGATTGACAATTTTATCAAAAAGTTGGATAATATACTTAAATCATGAACATGGAGTATTTCATTGTCTCTCATCAATCGACTCATTAAGAATTCTACGATCGACCAATCGTCGGTTCTCACTGAAAGTAAGATCTACAATCGCAAAGATATGATCACTACTAGCGTTCCAATGGTGAACGTGGCGCTCTCGGGCCGCATCGACGGCGGCTTGACTCCGGGACTCACCATCATGGCGGGTCCGTCGAAGCACTTCAAGTCGGCCTTTTCCCTCCTTATGGCCGGCGCCTATATGAAGCAGTATCCCGAGAGCGTTCTTTTATTCTATGACTCCGAGTTTGGTACGCCCAAGAGCTACTTCGACGCGTTCAACATCGACATGGATCGAGTGATTCACACGCCGATCACAGACATCGAGAAGCTGAAGTTCGACATCGTCAAGCAGCTCGAGGAGATCGGTCGCGACGACAAGGTGGTCATCGTCATTGACTCAGTCGGCAACCTCGCGTCGAAGAAAGAAACCGACGACGCGCTCGAGGGTAAGTCGGTCGCGGATATGTCCCGTGCAAAAGCTCTCAAGTCTTTGTTCCGCATGGTCACACCGCACTTGACGCTCAAAGATATTCCTTTGATCGTGGTTAATCATACCTACAAAGAAATGGCCATGTATCCACGCGACATCGTCTCCGGTGGTACCGGCATCTACTACTCGGCCGACACCATCTGGATCCTTGGTCGTCAGCAGGAGAAAGACGGCAAGGACATCACCGGCTACAACTTCGTCATCAACGTTGAGAAGTCGCGCTACGTGAAAGAAAAGTCAAAGATCCCAATCACAGTGTCTTATGAGGGCGGGATCAAGAAGTGGTCGGGCCTGCTCGATTTGGCGCTCGAGGGTGGATACATCGCGAAGCCTACGGCCCAGTCTTATCAGTTCGTTGATCGCACCACTGGCGAACTCACCGGTCCAAAGCTCAAAGCATCTGAGATAGAAGACAACGGCGATGCATGGAAAAGTCTGCTCTCGACGACTGACTTCGCCGAATGGATCAAAAAGAAGTACACTATCGCAACCGGTTCGCTCGTGAGTCACGACGATGAACCACTGATCGAGGACGACGATGAATAGTAAAGAGTTATTTTCACTTGAAGACCTGCTGCCTGAAGTTTCTAATGAGCATAAGCTCGCCGTAACTCAGTGGGTCTTCAAACACATCGTCGAGCATGCAAGAGAAGGCGGGTCTTATCGCTACTTGATCTATGATCGCCTCGGCTTTGGTCCAGAAGCATACGTCCCTCTCTGCAACGATGGGTTGACAATATCCAACGAGTTTGATATATCTCAGATGGATGAGATCAAAAAGATCGTTCGCGAGCATGAATACTCAGCACTCAAGCATATCCTTGGGATGTGCGACGAGCATGACTGCTACAAGGACGCCAGCTGCGGATGGCCGACAGACGATGGCTACCGCCGCACATGCCACGCACACATGAAAGTTGATAATGATTGAGCAGACAATACTCTCTCACCTGATATACAATGAGTCGTACGCGAGGAAGACGCTTCCCTTCCTCAAGGACGAGTACTTCCACAACCTACCCGACAAGGTCGTCTATCGCCTGATCGACGACTACGTCAAGAAGTACAACAGCACCCCTACCAAAGAGGTGCTGATGATCGAGCTGAACAACCGCGACGGTCTCAACGAGAACTCGTTCAAGGAGTCGAAGCGTCTTATCGAAGACCTGCAGGTCGATAACACCGAACTCAAGTGGCTGCTCGACTCGACCGAGAAGTTCTGTCAAGAGAAGGCGATCTACAATGCTATCATGGCTTCGATCAAGATTATCGACGACAAGTCTGGAGCGAGCTCTACTGGAGCTATACCCACTCTCCTATCAGATGCCCTTGGCGTCAGCTTTGACGTTAGCATTGGTCATGACTACTTTCTTAACGCTGACGATCGATACGATTTCTATCATCGTCGGGAAGAGCATATACCATTCGACCTCGAGTACTTCAATAAGATCACTAAGGGCGGACTTGTTAGAAAGACTCTTAACATTGCCTTGGCCGGCACGGGTGTGGGCAAGTCTCTTTTCATGTGCCATTGCGCTTCTCATAATCTGACGCAAGGCAAGAACGTACTCTACATCACCATGGAAATGGCAGAAGAAAAGATCGCCGAGCGCATCGACGCGAACCTGCTCAATGTTACGGTCGACGAACTCGCCACACTTCCTAAAGACGCCTACGACAAGAAGATCGCGCGGGTGAAGGAGAAGACCGTCGGTAAGTTGATCATCAAGGAGTATCCCACCGCTTCTGCAGGCTCAGCGAACTTCAGACACCTTCTCAACGAGCTTCGCATCAAGCGAAACTTCGTGCCCGACATCATCTACATCGACTATCTCAACATCTGCTCATCGAGTCGCATCAAGGCCGGTGCCAACGTCAACTCATACACATACATCAAGGCGATCGCTGAGGAGCTGCGTGGTCTCGCCGTTGAGTTCAATGTTCCTGTGGTCTCCGCTACTCAAACTACTCGAGGTGGCTACGGGAATTCCGACGTAGAACTTACTGACACCTCTGAGTCTTTCGGCCTGCCGGCTACCGCCGATTTGATGTTCGCCTTGATCTCCACCGAGGAGATGGAAGACTTGTCGCAGCTGATGGTCAAGCAGCTCAAGAATCGCTACAACGACCCAACGATCCACCGACGCTTCGTGGTCGGCATCGACCGAGCCAAGATGCGGTTGTACAACACCGAAGACTCCGCTCAGGACGGGATCATGGACGACACACCGGTATTCAACAAGACCACGTTCGGTGCAGCCGACGAGGATCGCAAGCGCAGGCTCAAGGAGTTCATCACATGATCGTCGACAACGACAACGACGACTACGCCGAGGTGATAGCCGACTACATCATGACATACTTGGTGCAGCAGCAGGCAGCCGGAAGAACCGTAGTCTATGAGTCAGAGATCTTCAAGCTCCTGGGATCAGAGATTCCCGAGGGTAAAGAGGATCGAGCGTTTGTGTTGAAAGAATACACTCAGGTAAAGATCTCAGACAACGTCGTGTCGATGCAGGAATTTAAGTCTAGAATAAAAAATTAGTTGACATTTAGTTCAACTTGATATATACTAGAAATATAAGCTGTTTGACAATCGAGTATAGAGACAATTGTCTCTTCATGGGTACTACACTGGGTAGCGTTGATAGACGTATCATCTAGTCGGGCTGGTTGGGCTTCCTCCCAGTCCTGAGACAACCAGAGCCAGAAGCTAAGGAATGGAAGCACCAGACTCCGAAATTAGGCTATATGTAGTATCCTTGAAGAGATAATCTAGTTTTGTGGTAAGGAAAGTCTATGGCATGTAGCCCGCAAACGCGTTGCGGTGAGTGAACTCATAGGGTCGGTGTGATCAACCGATAAAAGGAGCATGGGCAAGTTGTTGGAAGCTATGCCAACGACCAGATACCGCACCTGCCACAAATTGAAGTTTAAGCTAGAGGGATTGTAGGTGGACCTGTAATGTATGCCGATGTGTATAGGGACTGGGCTTGTAACCTTCAAAGATAAGGCAGACCCACTCGGGCCTCCTGCTCGATATAATCTGCCTCCGCCATACGCGAAACGTGGGATGGGCTGCGTATGCGGGGTTTGGTGGTTTTCCTGACACAAGAAAAACCACCGCTTCTTAGAAAAAAAGTTGTTGACATTTTTTTTCGTTTGGTTTACTATTTGAAAGTTGGGGTAAGACCCCGTTTAACATGGAGTATATTATGACTAGCACTGAACAAGTTCTTGACGCATTGTACAACGGTGAAGAGCTCACCGCGAAGCAGATCAAGTCGCGCTACGGCGTTGCCAACCCGACTGCTCTGATCACACACCTCCGCAAGGAAGGCCACGCGATCTACTTGAACAATCGCAAGAATGCAACCGGCACGATCGCCAAGTATCGAGTCGGCAAGCCTACCCGTCGCGTAGTTGCAGCGGGTTACGCCGCTCTCGGCGCTCAAGCTTTTGCTTGATATATAGTTAGTCCAAACATCGAGGGGGCTTCGGCCCCCTCTTTAGTATGCGGGGTTCGTCTAGCGGTTTAGGATAACGCCCTTTCACGGCGCAGATCACGGGTTCGAATCCCGTACCCCGTACCATTTCGGAGTAGCACAGCGGTAGTGCATTCGACTGTTAATCGAAGGGTCGCTGGTTCGAATCCAGCCTCCGGAGCCAGTTTCAAGGAATCAATATGTTTGAGTGGTTAGTCGCTTTCTTTGGTATGTTCTCGGTCGACATCTTACACGCGATCTACATCAAGAGCGTGCAGAACGACAAGCCACTGGTCGCATCGGGATACGCCGCGGTCATCTACGTATTAGCGAGCTGGGTGACTATAAGCTACGTAGGCGATGTATGGATATTGATTCCGGCTACGTTGGGTGCTTTTGCCGGAACATACGGCGGCGTCTTAATAAATAAAAAACTTAAGTGAGTAAGATATGACAGACATGACAAAAGCTATCATAGTGTCATTCGCAATGTATATTGCAGTCTGCGTGTATTGTATCGTGTTTTTTAATGTTAACTAAGTCGGTGTAGTGTAACGGTAGCACAACGGCCTCCAACTCCGTTAGTCAGGGTTCAAATCCTTGCACCTTCGCCAGTTTTTAGAATTTGGTAGGCAGTGTAGATGCACGGCTTGAACGCCTAGCCTCCTATAGTTTGGAGTGACGCGCAACAGTCAAGCGAGGTCGGGGAGGTAAGAAGCCTCATAACCTTGGCAACCCGTGCACTGAAAAGGATAGCGCTGTCCGTACCTATCAAATGAAGAGGGAGGGTTTGCGCCCTCCCTCTTTTGTTATCAGAACTTCACTACTAGTCCAGCCATGATGCTGGCGTTGTCGTAGTTCGACCCACTGTCGTAGCCGGCAGAAACGTTGATCGAAACTTTATCGGTCAACTTCTTCTTTGCCACCAGCTTAACACCGGTCACCGCACCGTACTGTTCTGTCTGAGTGACCCTGCCTTCGAGGGCAACGTTCTCAGTGATCTCATAGCGGGTGCCGACGTAGGGCATGGCGTAAGTCTTGTTGCTCGCGACGATTCCATTCGAGAGAAGCGAAGATCCGCCTTCCCTTATAGAACCGATGTCGCTGTTGACAATCATCACGCCTGCGAATGGCCTCCAGTTCGTGTAGGTCTTCGCCGAATAAACTGCAATGTCACCATAGACCATGCGCTGCTCAGAGTTCTGCTGATAGCTCAAGTCAAAGTCATCGATGTTGCTCTTCGACGTGATGTCGGAGATGTGTACGCCGAAAGCTCCCTTGATCCAAAGCTTCTCAGTCCTGTTAAAGACGTAGGCCGACGCGGAGTACGAGTCGCCGATGAGCGTTGAATAAGCGAGGTTGTTTCCGACGATCTGTCCGGCTCTACCTGCAACACCGGCAGTTACGTTGCCGACCGTCTTTTGGTATCCAAAATTCAATCCGCTCGAACCAATCGTGCTGTTGAACGATCCATTCGCGGTTGCCCATGGTCCGTCAGGCGTATTGAATACGTCGACGATGAATGGATTCACAACGTTGTAGTCATACGAGCGCTGTGTTCCACCAACGTTTACACTGCGCGATTCATCGGCGTTCGAGCTGACTACGTTAGTTCCAGCAATAGTGGTCACCACGTCTTGGTTGAAGTTCGTGGTTGTCGTCACCGGCGTTCCATTAGATGAAGTCGTCGACCCGTCGCTGTAGGTAGTGATCGTTGTCGGTGTAGTCACGGTAGTAGTGGTATAAGGCGTAGTGGCCGTCACAGTCTGAGTGTATGGAGTGCTCGTGGTAGTAGTTGTCGTACGAGTCACCGTGACCGTGCCGCCCTCCCTAGTCGAAGCGTCGCTGTGGGTTTGAGTCACAACTGGCGTTCCATAGGTGTAGGAAGTTGTGGTCGTGGTTTGACCCGCTGCAGCGGTGCTGCTGGTCGTAGTGCTTGGACCAGCCGCGGTGCTGACGACCGTAGGTGTTCCGCCTCCGCTCGGTGCAACGCCACCGTTGTTGACCGTCGCGAGGATGGTCGTTGAAGTGAGGGTAGATGAGTAGCCGCCCGCAGCACCAGTAGTAGTACCACCGGTCGCGCTGTATCCGCCGCCGCTCATGTTTGCAGTGACGCCGGTGGCGTTGGTGACGCAGGCCGCCGATCCACTAACGGTGCCACAAACGCCCGAGTAGTTGGTGCTTGAAGACCAACCCTGTGCTTGAACACCGTTCGGTGCAACGCCGAACTCAGGGTTGTAGAGGATGTTTGTAGTTCCACTGTTGAACGTCAACGTAGGCATCTGCCACTGTGGACCATAGTTACCTGCCCACCAAGAAGCGTCGGTGCCTATCATCGTCACTTTGACGTACGCCGTCTGAGCAGCGTCTGCAGCGGATAAAGTGTACGAGAGTGAGATCGTATTCCACGGCGCTGGGTTGTCGCCGGGACCGGTAGACCAAGAGTTAGCCTGAAGAAGATTCTGGCTGTAGCTCGTTTGAGTGGATGTAACGAGAGTTCCCGATGAATTGTAGAACTCAAGCTTCAAGTTACCGGTGTCGTGCTGCAGGTTTCTACCGCCGCCGGCGTGGGCGTTGACGGAGAAGTCGAAGGTTCCACCCGCCTGCATTGCTTGGTCAAACACGATGTTCTGGCTAATCGTTGAATTAGCCTGATAGCTCATGTTGACTGTGTTGTAGTTGGAACCTGAATTGAACTGCGCGTAAGCTGTAGGCGCAAAAAGCATCGACGCGGCCAGAACGGCCAGCGCGTAAAATTTCTTAAACATGTCTATTTCCTCATTGGTTGGATGACGAATCACTCAATCAATGCAGCAAGGCATGAAAAAGATGTTGTAAATAATAGTATCATTGTATTTATAAAGTGAAATGAACGATACGTTCTGCATCATGCCTTGGAACTCGATGGCGGTGACCCCAGATGGGAGAGTCACCCCCTGCTGCGTGATCAACAACACTTCTAAGTTTTTATCAAAAAACATTGATGATGGAGTTAGATCTTCAAAGCTTTGGGCAGACATGCGTCGGTCTATGCTCAATGGCGAGAAGCTTGAAGACTGCAGGTCGTGCCACTTAAAAGAGTCGCTCGGCGCGATGAGCCAGAGACTCATCCACACCAAAGAAACCAATCGCCCGACTACTACAGACCCACTTCCGCTCGAAAGGATCGAGATTGCCTTCAGCAACCTATGTAACCTAGCATGTGTCGGATGTGACGAGGAGACGTCGTCTACTTTCGCCGTGAAGAATGGATCGTTCGCTCCATACGTAACACACGGTCAAACTTTCGAAGGAGTCGACCTATCATTCGTGAAGTACTTGAAGGTGTTGGGCGGCGAGCCCCTGATGGAGGAGCTGAAGCTTATAAGTCTTCTCAATCGCATGAACTTGAATGATCTTGAGATTGAGATCATTACCAACGGCACGCGCTTTCCAAGCAAAGACTTGTTAGATCTATTGGAAAAATGTCGATGGGTAAATGTACACGTCAGTATGGACGGTGTTTCAGAAGTCAATGAGTGGTGTCGCTGGCCGGTCAATCACGGCTCGGTAGTCAGCAACATGAGAAGATACGAAGCATGGGGTAAAGCTGATTTAAAGATCGCCAGCCTTGTGAATGTATACAACGTATGGACGCTTGAACAGTTCAACGAAATGATTGTCGATGGGTTCAAGCGATGGAAGGTGTTGTACAACTGGGTCAAGAGCCCAGCATGGCAGTGTGTCAACGTCATCCCATCGGATAAGAGGCCGACTTTCAAAGGCGACTACCATGTATACAGGGTAACAGAAAGCATGATGGCGTCGAAGCCTAAAGCGAGCGTCTACACTTTCATGCAGAACACAGATTTTTTAGTGAAGCAACGGGGCATTGACATCTATAAGATCGTGCCTCAGCTTAGATCATTGGAGATTTGATATGAAGATTGGATTCACCTGCTCAACTTTCGATCTACTGCACTCGGGCCACATCCTCATGTTAAAGGAGTGTGCACTGAACTGTGACTACCTCATCGTAGGTCTGCAGTCCGACCCGACGCTTGATAGACCTGACTCAAAGAACAAGCCTGCACAGGGAATGTATGAGCGCTGGACGCAGCTTAAGGGCTGCAGGTACGTAGACGAGATCATTCCCTATTCGACCGAAGAAGACTTGATGAACCTGCTTGCGAGCCAGAAGATCGACATCAGGTTCGTCGGCGAAGACTACATGGATAAGGACTTCACGGGAAAGCAGTGGTGCATTGACAATAATGTCACACTATTCTACAATAGTCGAAAACACAACTACTCCACAACAAATTTACGTAAAAAGATGGCACTATAGCCATTTTGTCATCCTACTGTAATATAAGCGAAATATATACGGTTGCAGTCAATAGGGACTGCCATTCATGAGGAAATAATAATGATTAAGAAATTATTCGCCGTAGCCGCTGCTATGGTGCTTTCAACGCAGGTATATGCAGGTGAAGCCACCGGAGCAGGCGCGACGTTCCCACAACCTATCTACTCAAAGTGGGCTGATTCGTTTAAGAAAGAAACAAACAATACAATCAATTATCAAGGGATCGGTTCAGGTGCTGGCATTAAGCAGATCGATTCTAAGATCGTAACCTTCGGCGCGACCGACATTCCGGTGAAGCCCGAGGATCTTGAGAAGAAGGGCCAAGTTCAGTTTCCGATGATCGTGGGCGGTATTGTCCCAATCATCAACCTCAAAGACGTTGAACACCTCACTCTCACCACCGACATCCTCGCAAAGATCTATATGGAAAAGATCAAGCGCTGGAACGACAAGGAGATCGCCGATCTCAATCCCGGTGTAAAGCTCCCTGATCTTCCGATCATCAAGATTCGTCGCGCCGACGGATCTGGGACGACTTGGAACTTCACCAAGTTCCTCTCTGAAGCGAACGCAGATTGGAAGAAGAACTTTGGTACTGGCCAGACCATTGAGTGGGTCGGCGGTGCGATCGGTGCGAAGGGCAACGACGGCGTAGCGAACAACGTATATCAGACGAACGGCTCGATTGGCTACGTTGAATACGCGTTCGCAAAGCAGAACGGCCTCACAGTCGCCGATATGATCGGTACCGATGGAAAGAAAGTTTCACCGGGACTCAAAGCTTTCCAAACGACTTGGCCGATGGTTGCAACCTCGTACATCGTCATGTTCAAAGAGTCTGACAACGCCGACGCCGTGAAAGTAGCCGTGAAGTTCTTTGAATACGGTCTAGCCCACGACAAAGAAGCCGAGGCTCTGGACTACATCCCCCTGAATGCTGCCCAAAAGGCAGAAGTCAAGAAGGTTCTCTCACAGATTAAGTGAGACCCCTCCCTATAAATGCCAGAAAAACCGTTATTTTTCAATGGGTTAGCCCTTGGAAAATAACGGTTGACATTTCTCCGAAATTGTTATAAGATCTAGATAATGGCAAATCAAACGGAGACCTATATTATGAGAACTTCAAGCTATCGATGCACCGTTCAAAGCCTTGATGACAAAGTGATCGAGATGTATCGCACCCAAGCCAAGATCGGGAACATGTTCGGTCGCGCTTACGACGCCTCGCTTCTCGCTTCTGGTTCAAAGACTCCACGTTATACCAAGCGTCTACGTGTTCGCGTTCGTGGTCGTCTTGGTAAGAACAGCCCGTACGCCCACCTCTACAAAAAAGGCGGACCGCATTATCAATGGACTTCACAGGACATTCGTCCCGAGCACGCTTCGCGCTTCGACGTCTACGTCCACGAAGTCTCAGTGCCATTCACGGGGCGGTGACATGAACGAGCTTCTGACTATTGCTGAGCGACTCGAGCGTATCGTGAGTCTCAAGGGAACCCTCGGCTACGACTCAGCCGACGTCGTCGAGCTGGTCTCTGAATACGCGAAGATGCTTCGTGAGC